CCTTGTGCGCCTTGTGAACCATTTGTTCCAGCAGCACCTTGTGCGCCTTGGGAACCATTCGTTCCAGCAGCACCTTGTGCGCCTTGGGAACCATTTGTTCCAGCAGCACCTTGTGCGCCTTGTGAACCATTTGTTCCAGCAGCACCTTGTGAACCTTGAGAGCCATTCGTTCCTGCAGCACCTTGTGAACCTTGAGAGCCATTCGTTCCTGCAGCACCTTGTGCGCCTTGTGAACCATTCGTTCCTGCAGCACCTTGAGTACCTTGGCTACCCTGAGCACCATCTGCGCCGGAAACACCTTGGAAACCTTGAGCTCCATCCACACCTTGGAAACCTCTGTCACCTTGTGGACCTACAATTTCACCTACCATTACCCAATCTGATAACACAACATCACGACCGGATACATCATTAATTGAGACCCACAGGTCTTTCACTATAATATAACCGATACCTTGTGTAAACGGACTTGGGAAATTAGATAACGGACCAGACAACGAAGATGTATCGTTAAACTTACCACTAATACGAATACCGCCTGGGTTCACACCGTTCAACGTAATCACATTATTACTTGCACTAATAGGTAGACCCTCAACATAAATCGTATTTGCGCCCACATGTAAATCTTTCCATTTAAACTCTGGTGAACCAAGACTAAATGTGCTGCTGATTGCTGGTAAAATATTCCCTGTGACCCACATATTCCCAGACAAATCAATCCGTCCATTAAATGCAGCATTCCCATTGAAACTCATATCTCCAGTAAAGCCTCCGGTAAATACACCATCATTACCTTGTGGACCGGTTGCTCCAGTTGCTCCAGTTGCTCCAGTTGCACCTTGAGAACCACCGCCTCCTCCACCACCGCTACCAGGAGGACCCTGAAAACCCTGAGGACCTTGAGGACCATTTGTACCGTTTGCACCATTTGCACCTTGGGGACCTACAATTGTACCTGTATCTACCCAATAGGTTATATCTATAGTTGGTCCAGTTGCATCTCTAATTGCAACCCATAGGTTTTGACCAATAATATACCCAGTGCCTTGTAATGGACTTGGAAAATTGGTTGTCGGACCAGACAATGCCGAAGTGTCGGCAAACTTTCCGCTTATACGGATACCACCTGGGTTTACACCGTTAAGCAATATTGCGCCACTCTTCTCACTAATCGGGACACTATTTAGATATATCGTGTTCCCACCAAAATATGCATCATGCCACATCATAGATTGGGAACCCAGATTATACACCCCATCCGCCGATGGCAAAATATCGCCAGTAATAATTAAATTACCAGATATGTCCATTTGACCATCAAAGGTTGTGTTCCCAACAAAAGACCCTGTGAATACGCCATCGTTACCCTGAGGGCCCTGAGGACCCGGTATGCAAACTGGTTTGCAGCAGTTCGCACGGTTTGTCTTGCTGTTCAAATAATCCGAATAACTCCGAGCAGACATTATAATATATTAAAACAAAATAATAAATGAGAAACATATTATTTTGATTTTTACTAATTATATATACAATAAGATAAAAATATTTTGTAGCGCCTTGTTTTATGAAGAACTCGGCAATGGTGCTAAACATAATTGAATATGTCCTAAAGATGCCACATTATATTTTACCACCAAGGGTAAATCATTTGCTAAATATAATTCAATCTGCGGGCACAAGTTCGTACATTTAATGAAATACCCCAAGTTCTTCAATGAAAACTCCCCTTGATTAATTTTGCTCGAGTCCTGCTTTTCTATAAACTCCATACTTCCATCTGTTTCTGCTCTCGTTATCTCTGCCGTCGCAAAACCTCCTACACATTTGAATATCAGCTCATCCCCCACCGACTTAATCTCCAATTTATCACTTATGCACGACAAATCACGAATTATTTTTTGGAAATCACACGATGGCAAGTTGATAATAGAGGAGAACTTCACGTCTGGGTATTCCAGCTCATCTTGCTCTGGCTCAATCAGTCTGAGCTTCAAGGTTCTGCATTGTTTAATATCTCCGTTCTCAAACTTCAACGTCAGATTGGACACAATCCCGTCCACATAGTCCGAGTTCTCAATATACATAGATAACGTCTCGTCGCTATCGCTTGAGCATATCAGCTTAAAAAAATGCACCATATTCAACCCAATAATAATCTTCTCCTTTTTGCACTCGTAATGCTCAAACTTTAAGGCCTCCAGATTTAAATACACCAACACCGTATGCGACTTGTCCATATTTATGATTCGTATTCCGTCTGGCTTGAATGACATATTGGTCTCCAGTAAAATATCTTTTAATGCAGTCACCAACGTTTTGAATGGCGCGATTTGCACCGTTTTTATTGTTAGCACGTTGTTGTCAGTGTTTGATGCGTTTTTTACCGCATAATTTTTGTTTAAAATTGACATTTATATACAATTTATAACAACGCTTTAAATACTTATGGTCTTATATATTTAGTCAATTTTAAACGCACCCAAATCATTTATTCCATACCATCTTTTTACCAATGTGGTTCTGTCGTAATCATTCTCCAAAATCGGGTCAACATATTTCCTTCCGATTCATTCAATCTAACCTCATGATACATAACTAATTTTCTCTGACATTGTTCTAATTTGTGTCTTAACAACGCAATCTCCTCCCTTAACAAATCCATATCCTCGGTTCTCTTTTGTGTTTCCATTATCTTCTCCATTATGTTATCCAATGATTTATTTTTATATAATTTACAATAAAAATAAATAATGCCTAATATGTCTCTTTAATTGGCGCTTTTGCGGCTGGACTTTCGGCTGCTGCGTCTGCTCTTCTTGCCAATGCGCACAAACCCGAACTTGCCCTTCTTGGTTCCGTATCCGTGCTTCACCAGTCTGTTCTCTTTTTTGGCAGTGTAATGCTTCTTTTCCGAAACAATGCGACCCGATTTGTTCTGCATTAATCCGGATTTAATCAATCCTCCGGATGTTTTGTATGCAGTTCCGTGGAACACTTGCGCGCGAGAGCCAACAAGCATTTCAAACTCTTTGCCGTGAATGTGGTATTTACCATCCGCTGATTTTTCATAACGTGTCATTATATATTTCTACTTAGAAAAAAATAATAATACGCACATACCCAGTATCTATATGTTAATAATATTGGATGATTAAAACTGGTTTCGTATTGGCGTGCCTCCTCCCCCCGGTTGCCCTTCCAATCTGTCTAAATAATTCAAATTATAAGGAACTCCATTATTTCCATATATGATTCTGCCACCCATCTGAGTTTGCACCAGTTGCGAAATACGCTGGTTCCGGGTTTGGGCTGGATTGTTCGTAGAGGTCTGCACTTTTAGCACTTTGGGTTTTGGACATAACAGTTCGGCGGCCGTGTGTACACGTATTCCTAGACCATTGTCTACGCCGTCTTCCCCTATAATCACATCCGCGCATTTGCTAGACAAGCTTTGCTGAATCAATCGTAAATTGTAACTGGTTCTATGGCTGTTGTAATATTTGGACATGCGATTATACTATTATACTATGATACTATTATACAACCGTTTTTACTTTTTATTATTTATTTTGCACAACATATGGGGACCCCTATCAAAAATGAAAAATTGAAATTATTTAAAACAAATGGACACATTATAAATATATTAAACAGAACACTACAGTTTTATAAAGCTCACCAACCTCAATACAATGTCCGCTATCAATGAACCCACCAATGAACTGTCTGCCAAATACCAGCAAAAGACAGACAAGCAACATATTCTGGATAACCCAGACACATACATCGGCTCTATCGAAAACGTAGATGCCCAAATGTGGTTGCTAAATGAAGACAACACGAAAATATATGAAAAAAATATTGTATATATTTCCGGACTTTTCAAGTTGTTTGATGAAGGCGTTGTCAATTGCAGAGACCACGTGGTCCGTATGCAAACCGCCATAGACAACCACGTGTCTAATACAATGCCTGTCACCTATATTGACATTACCATTCAACCCGATGGAACCATCATTATGACCAATGACGGGAATGGTATTGACATTGCAAAACACCCCGAATACAATGTGTGGATTCCCGAGCTCATCTTTGGGCACTTGAGGACTTCCACCAACTATGATAAAAGCGAAAAGAAAATCGTAGGAGGCAAAAACGGTTTCGGGTTTAAGCTCGTGTTAATCTGGTCTACCTTTGGTTCCGTCGAAACCGTCGACCACACAAGAGGCCTCAAATACGTGCAGGAGTTCAGCAATAATTTGGATATTATCCACCCACCCGTTATTACCAAGTGCAAAACCAAACCCTATACCAAAATCACGTTTAAGCCCGATTATGCGCGATTAGGGCTAGAAGGGCTCACCGAAGATATGATTGCATTGCTTAAGAAACGTATCTACGATATTGCGGCCGTTACAGATAAATCCGTGAAAGTAAAATACAACTCCAATCCAGTCCCAATCAAAACGTTTCAGCAATACATTGATTTATACATTGGCGATAAGAACGTCACCCAACGCGTGTATGAAGATGCAAATGAACGTTGGGAATATGCCGTGGCCATGTCGCCCAATCACGAGTTTATGCAGGTCTCTTTTGTGAATGGGATTAGCACCGGAAAAGGAGGCAAGCACGTGGATTATATCCTAGGGCAAATCACGCGCAAGCTGGTGGACTACATTGAGAAAAAGAAAAAAATCAAAGTGAATGCCACCAGCATAAAAGAACAAATCATCCTATTCCTACGGTGCGATATTGAAAATCCATCGTTTGACAGCCAGACCAAAGACTTTATGAACACTCCCTCCAATAAGTTTGGTTCCAACTGCACGGTGAGCGACAAGTTTATTGAAAAAGTCGCCAAAATGGGTGTGATGGACGCCGCGTGTTCTATTACTGAAGTCAAAGAGATGAAGGCTTGCAAAAAGAGCGATGGCGTCAAGAGCAAAAACATCCGTGGAATCCCCAAATTGGAAGATGCCAACTGGGCGGGCACAGACCGCTCTATTGAATGCACTTTGTTAATTACAGAAGGAGATTCCGCCAAGGCAGGATGCTTGTCCGGGTTATCCTCGGAAGACCGAAACACGTTTGGCGTGTATCCAATCAAGGGAAAGCTAATGAATGTTCGTGGAGAGCCAATGAAAAAGATTGCCGAGAATAAAGAGATTGCTGACATCAAAAAAATACTAGGACTCGAAAGCGACCGCACGTATACCAGTATGGAAGATATTGCCACCCACCTTCGTTATGGAAGAATACTCTTTATGACCGACCAGGATTTAGATGGTAGTCATATTAAAGGTTTGTGTATTAACTTGTTTCAGTGCGAGTGGCCGTCCTTATCGCAGATTAATGGATTCATTGGATTCATGAATACTCCGATTTTAAAGGCAACCAAGGGTTCGCAAGTGAAGCCCTTTTATAACCAAGGCGAATATGAAACTTGGAAGAAACTCGGAGATACGTCTGGATGGAACACGAAATACTACAAAGGACTCGGCACCAGCACGAAAAAGGAGTTTGTAGAATACTTTGCGCAAAAGAAAATGGTCGGCTTTGTTCACAATGGCAATCCCAGTAACGATGCGATTGATATGGTGTTTAACAAGAAACGCGCCGATGACCGTAAAAATTGGTTGGAAGTATACGACCGCAACTCATATCTGGACACAAGTCAATCCGCCGTTCAATACGAAGAGTTTATAAATAAAGAGCTTATCCATTTCTCAAAATACGATTGCGACCGAAGCATACCAAACTTGATGGATGGTCTCAAAATAAGTCTTCGCAAAATATTGTTTGCCTCTTTCAAGCGCAACCTGACCCAAAGCATCAAAGTATCTCAGTTATCCGGTTATGTATCCGAACACTCTTGCTACCACCACGGCGAAGAAAGCTTGAACCAGGCGATTGTCGGAATGGCGCAAAACTTTGTCGGCTCCAACAATATCAACTTATTGTATCCAGATGGACAAATGGGAACTAGATTGCTTGGCGGAAAAGACAGTGCGAGTCCAAGATATATCTTTACCAGACTAACAAGCATCACGCGCCTCATTTATCCAGAGGTAGACAACCACATTTTGGAATATTTGGATGACGATGGCACCCCAGTCGAACCATTGTTTTATGCGCCAATTATCCCGATGATTCTTGTAAACGGTTCCAAAGGTATTGGCACTGGGTTTAGCACGGATATTATGTGCTATAATCCGATGGATATTATACAATACTTACAATGCAAGCTAACCAATCAGTTACCCGAAGTGTTTGAGTTTATTCCTTACTATGAAGGCTTTAAAGGAAGAATAGAGAAAACAGGGGAACACAAGTTCTTAATCAAAGGTGCATACGAAAAAGTAGGCACAGACAAGATACGTGTTACGGAATTACCGGTGGGGTATTGGACCCAAGACTTTAAGGAACTGCTGGAAACACTGATGGAGCCCACTGTAAACAAGGAGGGAAAGAAGTCGCCTCCTCTTGTAAAAGATTGCAGACACAACAGTAACGACACGTGTATTGATGTGACGGTGGAGTTTCCTAAAGGGACATTGGATGAGTTAGAAAACACCGTGCACGAGAATGGATGCAATGGAGTGGAGAAAATGTTGAAGCTATTTACTAGCGCAAGCTCTACCAATATGCACTTGTTTGATTACACAGACAAGTTGAAAAAATACGATAGCGTAATACAGATTATTGAGGATTACTTTGTCAAACGGATTGAGCTGTATGAGGTTCGTAGAAAATATATTATGGAGGCGTTGCGCAAGGAGTTAGTGCTCTTATCAAACAAAGCCAGATATATCAATGAAGTCCTTGCAGGCACCGTGGACTTGAGGAAGAAAAAGAAGGAGGAAATTGTTGCGCTGTTGGAAAGCAAAGGATATGCGCGAATTGATGAAGAGGAGTCCAAGAAAGATTATAAATATTTGATTAAGATGCCGATGGATAGCGTGTCGGAAGAGATGGTAGACAAATTAAACAAAGACCACGAATCCAAACAAGCCGAGTTGCAAACCGTTGCGAACACAACTCCTCACCAAATGTGGCTGCGAGAGTTGCAAGTATTACAGACAGAATATATTAAGTTTAAGGAAGAAAGGGCACAAATGTTGTCGAACACAGAGGAGCCAAAGGAAAACAAAAAGGTAAAAAAGGTAAGCAAAGTGTCTAGCAAGACAAAATAAATAATAATTATTCATAACTCATACCTCCATAATAATCCACATAATATATAGCATACATAACTCTTTGCTCCAATTGTTTGAGCACAAGTTGTGTTCTTTTTTCTTCCTTTTCATTGTTATAAAAGGAAGAAATATAATACATACGATAGCCTCCAACATTGGAGTGTTTGTTTAGAAGAAGGTTTTTAACTGCAATTGTTTATCATTAATCGAAGACATCACCGGTGGCGCCATTGGTGTATACATATTGCTTGCATCATACAAGTATTTTATGTATCCTTGTGCTTCCCCATATACTTGCTCAATCGCATAGGCCATTACCATTTTGTTTAGCTCGGCCACTTGCTCGGTTATGTGCGTCTGTTGATTCGCAGAATATTGCAAAAATATGCTGCGCATAATCACTTTCAGCACGTCCTCGTCTTGCTCTCCCACCACATACTGGTTGTTTGACCTTCTATACACCCCGGCACGGATACCGTTTTGTATGATAGTAATGTTTTGCGCGGAAAAGAATATTTTAGATAACAGGGTTTCATCCCACAGACCGGCAGTTGGCTCACGGTAATTTGTAGATTGTTGCGCACTGGGTATCTTGTCATACATTGCAAACAAACCCTTTGTGTTGGGTTCCACATATTGTTTCATAATGTCTACTCTTCCGTTAGAGCTTCTTGGCACATATGTATCAGCGTTTACGTTCATTATATATTATTGCAGAAAATAACTAAACCCATTCTACCCTCAAACGATTCTTGCTGTTATACTTTATATGTTATATGTGTATGCGCATAAAATGTGGAACGCGGTTCGGATACCCCCATATACAAGATAACTCTATATGGGTTTGCATCCGCTCTTTTTCATTGACTGCTTCATTTTTCCAACAATCTGTTTAGCAGAACTGGCGGGTTGAATGATTGTGGATGCGCAATGTGAACCCTTTTTCTTAATGCAGTAACCAACCTGGTTATTCTTTTTCTTTGGTTCAAAATACTGGACTCTGTTGCTTAACGTATTGTCAAAATAGTTTTTTGTTATCAAGTGAACGTGCGTTTTCGTGTTGTCTTTGTTGCCGTTGCTTAAATAATAATCGCAACCATACTTGCCCAGCCTACTCTTTTTTACGGTGCCCCTTGTTTGCGCTTTCCACTCTTTTATTATTGAACGTATAATAGGAAAAGGGTGAGCGCAACGTTTATTCCAGTTCTTTCGAGTGAGTTTGTGCGATTTAGTGAATACTCTTGCACTATTTAAACGCGTGCGCGTTTTCCCCTGCATATACATTTACACACAAAATAGTGGCCTATACAATTCCTAAACTCTTTCCTTTTTTTTATGCACAATATACATATGGACAATTACCAACCGAACGTAGTGCAAAGCACAGTGGGTCAATTCTTTAATTTTCAAAAAATCATCTTGATAATTGTTATCATTGTGTTAATCATTACACTCACGTTTATTGCCATGCGAATTGGCAAAATGAAAAAATCGCAAGCGTGGCCACCCATTGAGACCACGTGTCCCGACTATTGGGACATTTCTGGAACAAAGTGTGTTCCTGGTGCCGATAATGTGGGGGTAAAGGCTAGTTGCAACATCCAAAAAGAAATGGCTGGACTAACCACTTGTGGGAAGAAAGCGTGGGCGACGGATTGCGGGATTGCGTGGGAAGGCGTGACCTATGCGCAGTCGGAAGCTTCCCAAAAATGTGGTGCCTCAAATAGCCCGCCATAATGAATTGGACGCAACACGATATGTAAATAATTCAAAAATAAAAATTAAAATTAACAAATTACACAGTTACAAAATTAAAATAAAAAACCTATTTATTTTAATGTTAAAATAATATATGTCTACAAATCATTATGATATCCTTATTATTGGTAGTGGGATGGCCGGGTTATATGCCGCTACCAATATACAGAAGCTATCTCCGACCACCTCTTTTCTTATCCTTGAAAAGCATAAAAAACAATGGATAGGCGGTAGAACCAGCAATGAGATGTTTTATGGAACCCAAATTGTCACCGGTGCAGGGATTGGAAGAAAAAACAAGGACAAACTCTTGATAAAACTGATGGACGAGATTGGAATCAAATATATACCATATGAAACCTCCATACATTACGCGCAAACGTTTACTCCGAATGATATTGTCAAAATTATTAAAAAACTGAAAGGAGAATATAGTAAACACCCTGAGCTACATCATAAAACATTTAAGGATTTTTTTATCCACATGTTGGGCGAAGAATTATATCAATCCTTTATTATTTCGGTCGGCTATACAGATTATGAAAATGCGGACGTATACGAAACGTTATACAATTATGGGATGGATGACAACAAAGACGGGTGGACCGGACTCCGTATTCCTTGGAAAGAGATGGTGGACAAGCTGTATCAACTCATTGGCAAAACCCATTTCCGGTTTTCAAGTGAGGTGGTTGAAATCAAAAAAATGGCGCAAACGCCTTGCGTATTTCAGGTAAAAACGGAGGGCGGGAATGTATATACGTCAAATAAAGTAATTCTTGCCACTACGATTTCCGCAATAAAAAAACTGGTTCCGGGTGCGTCTAGTAAAACCAGCTTGTATCAAAGCATACACGGGCAACCATTTTTATTGTTGTATGCCAAGTTTAATAGAGAATCCGCTGAGATTATGAAACAATATGTTTCCACTTATACCATTGTCCCCGGACCACTTCAAAAAATAATTCCGATGAACCCAAATAAAGGGGTGTATATGATTGCATATAGCGATAACTATAACGCGGTATTACAAAAAAAGTATTTGGATAATACCGCTGAAAATAGGAAACTGTATTGCGATTTACTCGAATCCTCCCTTGGTATACCAAAAGGGAAACTAACGATGACGGCTATGAAAGACTATTACTGGCCAATCGGCACACATTATTATGAACCACTAGGAAAAGAGTTTAAAACTAGGAGCGAGTTTATTTATAAGGCGCAGCACCCTGAAAAAGGGATGCTCGTTGTAGGCGAGGTGGTTAGCCGAGACCAAGGATGGACCGAGGGCGCGTTAGAAAGCGTGAAAACAGTATTGACTGAACAATGGATTAAAACCAAATGTTAGATTTATATTTATTTTTTTTGTAGTCATAATATAAATGAAAGGGAATAGAGTGGATTATAAGAGCTCCGAGGTAAAACAAGTGGGCGGTAGCAAAACAATACGCAAGGTCCTCATTAAAAATGGGAAGGGATACAAAAGCGTTACGAAATACCATAAGGGGAAAAAAATATATACGCACAAAAAACCGATACATAGCGAACATATTGATTTAATCAAAATGGGTAAGTTCATTCCGGGTCTATTTTTAGACTGCCAAGATTGTAAACACGCGAATCACACACGAAAAAATAAAAAATAAAAAATAAAATCAAAAGAATACATAATACATAATAAATAAAAATAACATTAAAAAACATTACATAACATTAAATATATTTTATATATTATATAATATATAATGACGGAAACTAGTAGCAAAAAATGGCAAATTAGTATTTTTTCTGCGTTTATTTTTATTTTAGTTGTGCATCCATATACATATCAATTTACACAAAAAGTATTTGGTAGTTTTTTAGGTAAAATCGCCGATATGAATGGTTGTCCCACTACACGTGGCTTAGCACTTCACACACTTGTGTATATATTATTCGTTCGCGGTTCTATGGATTTGAAGTTGTTTTAAAAAGTTCTTCTTTTCGTCTTGTTTTTTTTGTTTTCTTTTTTAGAACGTCTGTTGCAAAAAGTATTTATAGGTGTGCAATCCGTTTCACACAAATTAACATAAAAACAATATGTTAATATGTATAACCGCAACCAAAATGAATACAATCGATTTAATTACCTATTTAAATAGGGAAGAGGCCGTTTCGCAAATCACCCAAATACTCGCCAATTTTGAAACGAATAAGCACAATTTGCTATTTAAAAAAGGCATTTACATATACGGGAATCCAGGTATTGGGAAGACCGCGTTTATCACCGATTTGTTAAACCAGCTGAACTATGATGTTATTAAATATGATGCCGGAGATATTCGCAACAAGCAAATCATTGATACCATTACCAAGCATAATATGTCCGATAAAAACATTCTCAGTTTGTTCCAAAAAAAGACGAAGAAAATTGCGATTCTGATGGACGAGATTGACGGGATGAACAATGGGGATAAGGGGGGTATCAACACGTTAATCAAGCTAATACGGCCGAAAAAAACCAAAAAGCAACGATTGGAAGAGGTCACCTTAAACCCAATTATATGCATTGGCAACTACCATATTGACAAAAAAATCAAAGAGCTAATGAAGGTGTGCAATGTGATTGAATTGAAAACGCCCACGGCGCATCAAATAATGAATATAATGGACACCATTATGCCCTCTACCACCGCAGAATTAAAAACGTTTGTGACGAACTTTGTGCAAGGAGACCTGCGCAAGCTGAAAAACATATACGACATTTATATAAATAACCAGAATGCACTCGCGCCAAACATTCTTCAAAATATATTTCAATCCAAGTCGCACAATGACGACACGAAACAAATCACCCAAAAATTGATTAATATGCCGCACACGATAGACCAGCATTTGCATATAATGAACGAAACAGACCGAACCATTGTGGGCTTGTTGTGGCACGAAAATATTGTAGATAGTTTGGTCAAAGTAAAGAAAGAACAATCCATCCCCTTTTATTTAAACGTATTGGACAACATATGTTTTGCGGATTACATTGACCGCATTACCTTTCAAAAGCAAATATGGCAATTTAACGAGCTCAGCTCGCTCATCAAAACGTTCAAAAACAACAAACTATACCATGCAACCTTTAAAAAGCATAAACCGCTTACGGGGGAGATGCGGTTCACCAAAGTGCTGACGAAATACTCTACGGAATATAATAATTCCACGTTTATTCAGTTCTTGTGCCAACAATTGGGGATGGATAAGAACGATTTATTCTATTTCTTTATTGACCTGAAAAACAAGTGCGCGGATGATGCCGCTATTTTGGAGCTGTTTGAAAATTATGAGATAAGCAAACTGGATATAAATCGCATCTATCGCTATATTGACAAGCTCATTAAAGAAACCGCAGAAGACTTGGAAGACATTGCGGATGATAATAGCTTGATTGAGTAAATCGTTGACAAAACATACCCTAACATCTCCTTTTACTACTTCATTATGATATGCAATACATATCATAATTATATTTTACTGGGTTTTACTGGCGTTTACTATTTTTTATAAGGCACGCATGAATCATTATACTCTCAACTTAGCGTGCGCGGTTTGCGCTTTTTCATACCATTGTTCTTTGATATACTCTTCCAATACACACTCTTGGTGTCTCTCGTATTGTTCAGGCGACAAGTAAAACAAATGCAATGGACCCATTGCGAACTCTCCAGTTGCAATTGTAACCTTGAAAAACAAATCCTGCTGGGCGCTGCCAACCGCCTCCTTATAATATACCCCTGTTATCGCATCTCTGATGTTAGACCCAGCAAGCCCGGAAGAAAACATTGTCAAATACTTGTCTTGCTTTCTTATTTTTCTAGGTTTGCCCTTCTGTTTTTGCATTGCTCTCGCCCATTTTCGTTCCACCACGTGACAGTGCGGGTCAATCTCCTGTTGTATATCTTTGTGTTTAGTGGCACTGCCGGTCGAGGTTGTTTCTAACAAATCATGGTCTTGAAACGCCTTGTTAAAGTTATCATCGTAATCCATACGGTAGCTTCTTTATAATAATTAAAATACTAATTGTCTTTAAGCTGTTATTTACTAGTATTTTGGTATTTTGGTATGTTTTATTTTTATGTTTGTATGTTGTATGTTGTATGTTGTATGTTGTATGTTGTATGTTGTATGTTTTATGTTTGTATTTATCATTGAGTTATTTTGGCGTTTCATAGTTCTTCAATTTGTCTTTTAATTCTTTGTTTTGCTTCATCAATACATTTATTAATGTATCTTTTTGTTTTAACATATTATCTTGGTTTGCGCAGACCATCCTGAGCTCATTGATGTGCTCAATCATCTGCATTTGCTCGTTGGACAAGTTTTGTTGTAGTTGTTGATGCTTTTCTTGTTCCTCTTTCATCATTTTATCATAATCCTCCTCTAATTTACGTATTTGCTTCATCATTTCTGGCTTATGCAACGGTCTCCCCTCTGGATAATCTGTTAACACATTGTTTAGATTTTTTGTGTAGAACTCTTTTAGCTCTGGGTTTTTTATAAAATCATCCACGCTTCGCACAGATGGCTTTACAAATGCGTTCGGTTTGGTAATCATCATCTTCTTGTCCACCGAGTTGTGGATGTGTGAAACGACTAGAATCGTTTTGGTCGTTTCCAGTTGCACAAAGGGCACCGTGTAGTCCTTTAAAAACGCGCGTTCCTCGCCCACTGCGTTTACGTTATCATAATGGGTAAAGTTCAGCAATTCTTTACGGAATGCAAAGGTGGCTGCGGTTGCGTGCGATGGCGCATAAGGTCCGCATTGATAAAGCATTCGTATATCGTCATAATAAATGTGCATTTCGCTTGACCCTGCGCACAATGCTTCCGGATGGTTTGTCAATGTCTCCACTGCGTGCGAGACTCGTTCGGGAGGATAATAATCGTCGTCGTCAATGTAGACAATAATGGAGCCGGTGCACTTTTCGTGCATCAAGTTGCGCTTTTTCCCCAAGGTGAGCTGTTTGTCTTGCGCATAATATTTAATGATTGGTAGCAAGGGCGATTTCGTTGCAATCGCCGCATCAAACAAATCTTGGACTTTGTCGGTTCCATCGTCAATAATGACCCACTCAATATGGTCTTTGGGGTAGGTTTGTTGCTCGATGCACTTTATCAAATACGGAATAAACGGACGGCGATTAAAGGTTGGCGTGCAAATGCTGACATAGGGCGTAATTTTTCTTTGTGTTTTCATTTTTATTATATAATTAATATCTCAAAACTCTTTATATAATAATTGTTATTTACTCGGTTATTGGGGTGTGGTGTTGTTTGGTTTGTTTATAGGGGGTGCAGATGGTGCAACTACCGGGGTTGGTTCTAATTCAAAATCATCTACAGGTGCGCTACATTTATCTCCCGATAAAGAAAAATCAAACGTATTTTTTGCAAACACATTGGTGCCAAACACCAGAATAATTACCGCAATGACGCAACCAATGGCCGCATTCATACTCATATCCGTGTAAAGCTGGCTTACCAAGAGAAGCGTAAACCATATCAGGTATCCTCTGCTGTAAAAGTGCAGATTGTTCCTTAAAAACTCAAACAAGGTGAATGGGGTTGGTTTCTCTTCCTTCTCAACCGTCTTTTCCTTGTAACTTCCGCTCATACCGAGCGATTTTGCCAACGCGTATAGCCCGCAAAACATAGAGGCAATCGCATTCGGAACGATACCAAACAATAAAAACACATAGGACATTGTAAATCGAAGTATCTTATCTGTCCAACTTAATGGCTCATATTCTGGCGCTTGCACACCACCTGGTGTTGGGAACAATGTGTTCATTAACCACCCGCTAACTTGTCCCCACCGGTCATTTATACCGTGTCTGGATTCATCGTAATGGGGCGTTTTGAAAAAATCAAACACGCACATAAACGAAAACCCTACTGTAGAAACAATGTGGCATAAGCAGTATACGAATAGAAAGGGAATAAAAAAGAGCGCGCCAAGCATTAGACCCACCCCTTCGCTGCAAAAGCTATAAAAGAACTCAAAATAGGTGCTAATTACCTTCATATCTGCTACAATAATGCGCTGCAAGTAGGTCGCAATGGCGTATTTAAAAAACCCAAACGTTCCTGCTTCGCTGTTTTCTTTTAACGAACTTAACTTATACAATAAGGATTCGCCCTCTGTTTTCTTGTCGGGGGTGGTGATTCCTTTGTATTGCTTATTTATTTCGTCCAGCTTGAACTGTATCGAATTGCAGCTGGCGACACCATTGTCATCCACCGTGTTGTATAGGGGCACAGACTTTTTCACCTTTTTAATATCCACAAACCCAAACGCATTCGGTTTTAGTTCACGCACTTTTTCCGTATCTCGCTCATAATAGTCTACTGGAAAGTCTACGCCAAGCGCGTTCACATGGGAGACAATCCCAAAATACCAAAACAACGAGCCTCCTAAAAAGATAATCGCAATGTTTCTTAACACTTTCAATGTTACTTTGGCAATTTGCTTCACGTTTTTTATCGTGTTTATAGTGGCTTTTGATTTTCCTGGATTGTTTTTCTTCTCTTCTATAATATTTGTATTATTATCTGTAGTATCCATTGAAAACGCACTCATATTATAATACTCGAATATATTTTTTTTGGTTTCCACGCATTACCACCCTTATGTGGCATACATAAGCCCACAATTTCCCCCCATAAAGGTCAGTATATTCAACCTCTCTTCAAACAGGAATAAATTAAAATTATACTCATATATGCGCCATGTGGGCTTGTTGATTCCAATGATTTCCCCTGTTTGCGGGTCGCATATTGTAAGCGTTTGTGCATTGGGGTCCGCTGCCGGATAAATCGTATTAAACTCCAGCTCCACTTGATTAAACCGGCTCATATTAATCGCCCCCGAAGGATTCATATCTGCTAACGTGGAGTTAATGCAAAAATTATACACATAGAGCCCATCCGGTGCGTTCCCGCTCGTTCTCAAATATTTTTCTATATAATTGAAGATGCCGTGTGGTTGGATATTCTCGCGATACGACCCATCCAGTAAAATACCCATATTCACTAGAATGTTTTTGTCATTTCTTGCAGTATAGTCCCCTGTAATCATCCAACCAGTAGACCCACCATTTACGTTTTGTCCCGGTCCAATAGATATTTCCACTATATTGGGAACATCGTTCACAAAGACCACTCGCGACACTGCGTAATCTCCGGTAGAAGGCGCAGGAACTATATCCGATGGCATATAGTCATATGGCCAGTTCGTGTAATTGGACCATTCATTCCTCAAGTTGACGTCGCTTCGTTGGAAATAAAACATCCAATTGGAGACCATCCCGAGAGAATCCAGGTCCACCTTGTTGGAGCCGGTGACATTGTAAAACGTTTGCTCCCGCACTTGTTTTATCAAGTATTTTTGCTCTTTGGAGGCGAAATAGCGCGATTCCTCATTGGACAAAAAGCAATAGGTGCACTCTAAATGAACATCCGCGTTCCAAGCCGTGCGCGTGTCTGTGTATGAGCTCACGTTCAAATCCAAATCGGGAGGAGGCTGCAAAAACCGATAGAACTGCATATAAAACAAATTAAAATTGGGTGCCACATATGGGTAATTGTTTACTTCGTCAAACACATCTCGTATTTGAAACATCTGGTTCACCGGGCGAAACGTGACATTCACGTGCAGCTCATTATACTGAAGCGATACTAGCGGAAAGGCCATCTGGCTTTTTAGCGTGAACCAAGAGTTCAATGGAATATACAGGGTTCTACCACGGATAGAAGGTTCTGGGCCGGCAGGGTTGCTGGTGTAATATGCGTTCGGATAGCAATTCACGCGAGACCCGCTATTGGCCGGGTCGTTCAACTCGGGAGTGTGCCCAGTCATTTTGTCAAACAATGCTTTTTTCTCTGCATGGTAGTCCCGTTGCACCGTCGCCAAAATATAGTTGCCCGAATATTCTTGCAACGTCTGGTTCCCGCTGGTGATGGTTATTTTGGAAATCATTTTGGCGCCTAGATTATCAATCCATTTGAACTCATAAGGAACCCATTTCCCGCTATTCACGCTGTTACCAGACACGTCCATCGCGCTCTCTTGGGGAGGCATAATGGGGCTCCAAATCGTGGGCAAGTTGACGGAAAGGTAGGTGTCCATTAATAAGTCGGCATAACGCGGGATTTTGAACGTAAAGGTGGACTCCTCTGTCATCCGCAACGTGCGCGACCCATCAAAATCCACGCGAAACTTTTGCAGACCAAAGTTCGTATATTTAGAATACGTCGCTTTAAAAAACGACTTACTCGGATTCCCATTTAATATTATGTTTTGTTGGCCTTGTGACACTAAGTTCATTAAACCACCTGGCATATTATATTATTATACTATTATAAATATTTATATTATTATTTACATCCACACAATCCATCTCCCCCATTCCGGTTTCGAACACGTCGCGTGATTTTAATAATATTATATATTATAACGATTCGTATGGCCACAAATAATGCAAATATCCATATTGAAACTGTTAAGAAAGTAACGAATGAATTAATAAGCAGTATACAAAACACCACCGCTACCGTGTGGGTTGTATCTATCTTTATTTTTGTTATCTTGTCTTTTATCGGCTATGCCATTTATTTAAGCACCTTACAGTCTGCGCATTGTTCCTTCTTTCAAAAAAAATATTCTGACCAAAGCAAGCTCATAAGCATCAATGAGAGCGACCCAAATTGCCGGTTTTTGCTTCGCGATTATTACATCAAAACCGCCTACAACTGTTGCAGTGGCGGCTCGTATAAAAATGATTTTGTCACCTTGTGCGCGTTGAAATCTATTTTGGGCCAAGGCGTGCGCGCGCTAGACTTTGAGATTTATTCCCTCAAAGACCGACCTGTTGTAGCGACTTCTACTGTAAATAGCGTAAAACTTAAGGAAACCTTTAATCACATTGACTTCTCCGAAGTGATGAACCTACTAAAATACTATGCGTTTACCGAGTCCACTTGCCAAAACGCACGCGACCCATTAATATTACATTTGCGATGCTTTAGTAACAATCAGGAAATGTATAAAAACTTGGCTGCCATATTCAAAGCGAATGACAATCTGTTACTGGGGAAAGAATACAGCTATGAATACAGCACGCAAGATGCCAAACTCAATTTAGGAAAAGTCCCTTTGCTAGAATTGAAAAACAAAATCATAATCGTAATCGATGCGTCCAACCGTTCTTTTATGGATTGCAAGGAGTTGTATGAGTTTGTAAATATGACAAGCAATTCTGCGGTTATGCGCGCGCTTCATAACTATGATATACAGTATACACCGGACTTGAAGGAGCTCATTGAGTTCAATAAGCAGTGTATGACGATGGCGATGCCAGACAAAGGCGCCAACCCAGGAAACCCCAGTGGAGCCCTTGTTCGTGAAACGGGTTCCCAGTTTGTTGCGATGCGGTTTCAAAAGGATGACGTCTATTTGGAAGAAAGCAACTTGTTCTTTGACAAAGCGGGATATGCATTTGTATTGAAACCTCCAAAGTTCCGATATTCAGAAAAAACAATCCCTGCCCCGCCTGCACCTGCGAAGGCACTGTCGTATGCAGACCGTGTCATCAAATCGGATTATTATACCATTACGATTTAATACATTCCGATTGAATACATTCCGATTGAATACATTCCAACTTAAATATAATTACGCATAAATAATATAAAACATTATATAATGAGTTTTATACTATACGGCATTCTATCTATTATTATAACTTTATTTAACGACTCGCCAAGCGAAGTAAGCTTTTATCCAACCCATTTACCATATAACCCATCCTCTATGCGGGTTGCATTAAAACTGTCTCACGCTTGTGGCGAGAACGCAACCAATCAATTGGACACCACATTTCCAGAAAGTTTTGTCATTATTCCCGAGCGTAAACAAGGCTGGACCACCAGCGTGAGCACACTCACTAGCGCATCGGGCCAATCTTCTTCCAACATAATCTGGCAAAGCAATGAATTAGCCAATAATATACCGGATGGGTTTAATGAGCTATTTTGGGTGTGGGTTACGTTCCCAACCTCCTACCAGTTGGATAAGCCATATTATGCACCCACCATTCAGTATTGTTACCCATCGGGGCAAAAAATGTGGACCGACACGACCGCTCCAAGTGAACATATGGCGCCTTATTTTACAATCCGACCCCAAGCGAGTGATGAAAACGGAGAAACCAATGATTTACACCATTACTCGCGAATAGATATTCTTACTATTTCTGCGGCCATTTTAAGCATTGTGTCTTTTTTAATGAGTGTGTATAATGAATACAGAAGGTATACAAATACAATCCATTCTCTAGAGCCAGAAAAAGAAATAGAAATTAAACCCATTGAGGTCTAATGTATCAACGACGCATAAAACTCGCCTATTTTTCTTCCTGAGGTGGCAAATAACTTTTTACACCTTTTAACATTTCAAATGCCGATTTTTATATAGTCTGAAATCATATAAAAATTATTATTTGTATATTTTCTTTATTTTTGTGTTTATGTTCAAATAAAAATATGTGTTATGTATTAAATATGTCAATTACAAGTTTTTTGAATAACAGAGGTTTTAATTCTTTTGAAGGATATAGTCAAGAAGTTCCAGAACAAGTAAAAGATTTAATTAAATTGACAAATAAACCAAATATAAATGTTATGGAAATTGGATTTAACGCAGGACATTCAGCAGAAGTATTTTTACAAAATAATAAATGTTTAACATTAACATCTTTTGATTTAGGAGGACACAATTATGTTATGCCCGCAAAAGAATATATAGATGCTACTTATCCAAATAGGCATAATTTAATTCTAGGCGATAGTAGAACAACTATTCCTATTTATTCAAAAAATAACAAAGATATTAAATTTGATATTATATTTATTGATGGTGGTCACGATTATGAAATAGCAAAAGCAGATATGGAGAATTGTTTTCATTTAGCACATAAGGATACTATTGTTATTCTTGATGATACTGTATTTAGACAAGGTTGGGAAAAAGGTTACACAATTGGACCTACAAGATGTTGGATAGAACATTTACAACAAAACAAGATTGTTGAATTAAATAGAAAAGAATATAGGGATGGTAGAGGTATGTCTTGGGGTAAATATATATTATAAATAATCGGCGTTTGAAATGTTAAAAGGTGTAAAAACTCTCTCCAGTGAATCGGTCTTTTATAACTCGTTACACCTAGTTGAGGCACACCATTATACAGGCTGCTATTTTTATGCCAAAAACTTTGTTTCTCCATATCACATTTGAAAATGTGTTTTCGTGCACCATGATTTCTTCCTTCTCTTCTGTTTCAAATTGTGTTATTTCCATGTCTGTTCCATAATATTGCACATCAGGAACAACTTGTTGCGGGTAGTTCAGTTTCCCATAGAGCGCATTCACGTTTTCTAACTTTTCATATCGGGGTCTATCTTTTGATAATATTTCATATGCATAATCAAACGCCTCGCCGAAATCGTCTGGCTCATTGTATAGAAACGGTGCTTTGCACGCTGATAATACGGGTTGTTTGTATCATAATCCGGACGTGCCCCAATGCATACGCACAAATCTGCGCCTAACTCATCTATCACATTCTTTTTAAAGTTTTCAAAAGTTAGCTCGTGTGTGCGTGTCTCGCTCAAAATAATAACTAAGGTTTTGATATTCTCTATTTATTAATATATATTAATATATTATATAATTATAATTTTGTATGTAAAGTTCTATATTTTACATTTTGTATGCGCCTAATATATGAAGCACAAATACTCACGCAATGCACGTAATGTGCGTTCAACCAAAAAGCTTACACCTAAATCATCCACCCATAATCCATTATGCGACCGCAATATGACGTTTGAAGACTGCGAGCTCACCATTTTGCGCACTGCAGTAGACGAGGTGGAAAATATTAAGGGAAAACAAACCGCTGCCTCTCCAGATATTAAACACATTATGGAAATCGTAGAAAAGTTTTTGAAGCGTAAACAGCTCATCTGTTACGGCGGCACCGCCATTAATAATATTCTTCCTAAACAAGACCAATTCTACAACAAAGAAGTGGACATCCCTGATTACGATTTCTTTTCCGCCAATGCGTTGAAAGACGCCAAAGAGCTCACCGACATCTATTTTGGGCAAGGCTTTGAAGAAGTGGAAACCAAAAGCGGACAGCACCACGGCACCTACAAGGTATTTGTCAACTTTATTCCTGTCGCCGATATTACCAGCATACCCTCGCAGCTATTTAACAAGCTGAAGGCCGAAGCCAAGCAAGTGGGTGGAATCTTATATGCCCCACCCAATTACTTGCGTATGTCGATGTATTTAGAACTGTCTAGACCCGCCGGCGATGTGAGCCGTTGGGAAAAAGTGTTGAAACGCCTGAGCGTGCTAAATAAGCATTACCCGATTCAAACACACCATTGCGATACAGTAGAGTTTCAGCGCAAAATGAGCACAACCGAAAACGAGAATCTGATATTTAACACTGTAAAGCAAACGCTAATCAATGAGGACGCCGTGTTTTTTGGAGGGTTCGCTGTGTCGATGCTTTCGCAATATATGCCCGAGCATTTGCGCGTGAAGCTACAGAACAACCCAGACTTTGATGTATTGTCCGAAGACCCGCTGATGACGGCGCAAATTGTCAAGGAGCGTTTGGAAGAAAATGGGGTAAAAAATGTGTCCATTAACAAATTGAACGGCATTGGCGAAATCATTGCGCCCCACTACGAAATCAAAGTGAAAAAGGATAATGTCGCGGTTATTTACGAGCCATTGGCGTGCCATAGCTACAATGAAATCACCCAACAGGGGAATAAAATGCGCATTGCCACCATTGACACGATGTTAAGCTTTTATTTGGCGTTTTTGTATATTGACAACCCGCTGTATAACTACAACCCGGACCGTATCTTGTGTATGGCGCACTTTTTGTTTGAAGTGCAACAGCGCAACCGATTGACGCAAAAAGGCTTACTGAAACGCTTTAGTATTAACTGCATCGGGCATCAGGAAACGATTGAAGAAATGCGCGCCAAAAAGGCGGAAAAATACAGCGAATTAAAAGCAAACAGAAAGAGCAAAGAGTTTGAAGAATGGTTCTTGCGCTATCGACCGGCGGATATAGTAGCCACTACACAAGCGACACAAGAATCGGTTGACAAAGAGATGGATAAAAAGTTGGAATCAAAAAGGACTACAAGGAAGAAAAAGCCAAGTAAAAAACAGGGGAAGGCAATAGGGTTATTGGATATTTTTAAACGAGGATAATTAGTACATAATCAATTAAAAACGTCTCGGTAATAGTATAAATACATACAGACTATGAAGATGGGTAAATATTCATACACTGGGAGTCCAATTAATATTCAACGCGCAAATGACCACGCCTCATTAGTAATTGGAAACTTTTGTTCCATTGCGTCGGGTGTAACGATTTATTTAGGTGGGAACCATCGTTATGACTGGGTGACTACTTTTCCATTTGGACACATTCATACGAGTGTGTTTACTACATATAATGGGGAGGGTCATCCTGGAACAAAAGGGAGTGTCACTATTGGAAATGATGTTTGGATTGGAGACAACGTTACGATTATGTCTGGTGTTATAATTGGTGATGGTGCGGTCATAGCAAATAACAGTCACGTGGTGAAAAATGTTGAACCATATGCATTGGTTGGTGGTAACCCTAGCAAGTTTATTAAATACCGTTTTCAACAAAATCAGATTGAAAAGCTATTGGAGATCAAATGGTGGAATTGGAAAGACGAAAAAATAAACCGATTTGCACCTCTGTTGTGTAATACCAAAATTGATAACTTTATACAGAGAGCATTGGTCGAAAACGAAAACTCCAATGGGTAACATGCAAATCGTGTGTCACTCGTGAGTGCCTCCAAACCAAACTACTTCCAATGTTGACAAACCAATAAATAAAATGTGCATACATATTTTATGTATGCACATTTTATGTTGTATCCGCATTTGCGGTTATAAATGAAAAAAATAAACTACTCCTATTATATGACTCTTGAATTAAGAAAGTTCGATATGAAAAGTATTACATTTAAAATCAATGAATCCAAAGGTCCCGTCATTGTGTTAATCGGGAAAAGAGACACCGGCAAGAGTTTTTTGGTTCGCGACTTGTTGTTCTACCATCAAGACATTCCCATTGGAACCGTCGTAGCCGGAACCGAAGAGGGGAACGGCTTTTACGGCAAGTTAGTGCCCAAGCTGTTTATCCACAATGAATACAACACCGCCATTATAGAAAACATTTTGAAGCGCCAGCGTCAAGTGCTGAAGCAAATGAAAAAGGAAATGGAAACGTTCAAACGTTCTTCCATTGACCCCAGAACGTTTGTTATTTTAGATGATTGTCTATACGACAACACGTGGGCCAAGGATAAAATGATGCGTCTTCTTTTTATGAACGGGCGTCACTGGAAAGTAATGTTGGTGATTACTATGCAATACCCCCTCGGTATTCCTCCTATGCTCCGAACAAACATTGATTTCGTATTTATTTTAAGAGAGAACTACCTTGCCAATCGCAAGCGTATTTATGAAAATTATGCGGGTATGTTTCCCACGTTTGAATCTTTCTGCCAGGTGATGGACCAGTGCACTGAGAACTACGAGTGCCTAGTGATTAACAACAATGTGAAAACAAACAAACTTCACGACCAAGTGTTTTGGTATAAGGCGGACCCGCATGGGGATTTCCGTCTTGGCTCCAAGGAGTTCTGGGACCTTTCTAAAGATTTAGGCTCCGATGACGAGGAAGAAAAGTTCGACCCGAATGCAAATAAAAAGAAAAAAAATGGACAAACCATCAATGTAAAAAAAACAAAATGGTAAATAGATTGGATTGTGTTGGGGTAGTTTGTGTTGATTGGGATGGTTATGCAGTGCGAACATAAAACGCCATATGCTTTAACCGGACCCCATATTTCTGGTGCAGTGTAATTTCTTCAGGCACTAATGCGGGAGCATCTTCCGGAGCGCAGAATGGCACTTCTTGTCCCGCTTCTACTACTTCAATACGAGACACCATTTCTTCCATTTGTTGGCGTGAAGATAAGTCAAACAAGTCTCTTGCCGTTTGTTTTTTCATCTTTTCAATAAATTGGCTTACGGTATTGTGGATAGGTATTTTATAGTATATCGCGTTGTTTGTATACACGCACTTCACATAGCATAAGACGCTTTCTACGGGAACCGAACTTGTTGTGCTCATTTTATTTTAATGTGTTATTTTATTAATGTGTATATTTTTAATACACATTAACCGTATGCGTTTCATTTCAATTTTATACAAATGCATATAGGAGGTTGCATTCAAAAAAATAATTATGTTTTGGTAATATATAATGCAAAATACAAAGTTTTGGCAAATTATGCTTTTTTATGCGGTTTTGTCCTGCTTGGTGGCGCCAATGTTTGTGCATTTCTTTATGCCTTCCAAGAAAGGCCTTGAGCTCGGCTACCTGGCCGGCACTGCCTTATCTCTCGCCTTATGGTTCACTGTCGGCAAATACAAAGTATAAGCAAGCTATTATGGTGTGCAAACGGGTGGATGTTTAGTATTTATCTAATCCGTGCAACTTACTAACTCCATTATCGGTTTTCCCAACCACAATGTTGTCGCCTTCAAACAGTTCATTACGAATATTCGCTACCGAAATGTGTTCATACTCCGTTTCGTTCGCATCCATTTTTTCTTTTAATGCTCTCTCTTGCGTATTCATATTCGCAATATTGACCAACTTACCTTCTGCGTCCAATGTCTGCGTCAGCACGTTGCCCGACTTTTCGGCTTTCTTAATGTTCTCCTCCATCGCCTTTTGTCTGGTCTCCTTGATGCGTTGCTCAAAAGCGGTCTTGGCATTCGCCTCGTTCTGGCTCTTATTGTGCGCCAACTGGTTTAGCTCTTCCTCCATATACTCTACACGACCGGTCTTGTAGGCATCGGGGTCCCAAGGCATCCAAACCCCACATTCCCCAGTATAGATATCGTGGTGAGGGTCGCGCTCTCTCAACAGCTTACTGCGTAGCTCGGCTTCCCCTTGGCTAGGGAATGCGCCACGGAACTTGATGCCGCGAGTAGAGGTTTGAAAGTTGTGCGTCACATTGAAATCTTTCTCTAAACGTTCCTCATTCTTGTCCAAAAACGTTTTATACTCATCCTCTACGGCGTTGTTTACTAAATTGGTGCGTTCCTCTTTGACAAACTCCTCAAAATCCTTCATTACGTCTTCAAAATTAATTTTATACTTGTAAGAAACAAAGTTCAAAAACTGGGCAAACTTTTCCATGGATTTGGAAAAATCCCAGTTCTTTAGGAATGCCTCGAAAAAGAACATTTCCTTTTGTTTTAGCACTTTTTCGGGGGACAAAAAGGACAATAAGCAATAGGACTGTCCTGCAATGGGAGGGTCTACATCTAACAAGTCCACATACTTGGAGTTGGGGGAACCATCCGAGTGGAATCTCCTCTCAAAACTTTTCTCTCTATTGGATTGCGTTTGTTCATTTTGGCCAGCGTGACCTTTCTCTTTTTTGTTTTTTCCCATAATACAAATATACTATCTTTAATTTTAAGTTATTTATCGCATTTGTATTATTATTTTTTCTAAGTTATTTATATAATGTTTGACACAACCGAGATGATTAAGCGGATTATTAAGTATCTGGTGGAAGGCTTTATGGTTGCCATTGCCGCCTATGCTATTCCTAAGCGCTCCCTTAATATGGAAGAGATTTTGATGTTGGCCTTAACTGCTGCCGCCACATTTAGCATTTTGGACACATACATCCCCACTATGTCCGTTTCTGCCCGTGGAGGTGCCGGTTTCGGTATTGGTGCCAACTTGGTTGGATTCCCCGGAGGACTCTAAATCCACAGTATGTAGAACCCATAACACAAAAACATATATAACCCATAACCCAAAAAACACATAAACATTCATATATTACAAAAAAACATTCATATATTACAAAAAAAATATATTATATGAATGACTGCATAACTCGTGCGACTACGAATATTATACTGTAGGAATAAACTCCCAGTTTAATTCCTCGCACATCCGTTTCCAAATCTCGTCTTGTTCAATAATCTTATCCCTATCCTTTAGCATCGGTATATCGTGCAAATACTGGCGTTCATTCAGCGATTCGCACAACTTATACAACACGTAGTAATAGTTTAGAAAGTTCACCCTATCGTTTGGGCAATATTTCGAATACGGTGCCAACAATTCATTAAACAAGTTGCACAAGGTATCTTCAAACTCGGGACTGAATGTAGGCGGTTTTATGCCCAGCTTGTTTTTAATAAACTGGATATGCTCATAATATTTATTGTATCCCAGCTTTTTCAGTATTTCTTTGGATTTGTTATAGGTGAGCTCTAAAAGTTGGATTCGCTCTTTCTTTATTTGCTGCTTGATATTCTCCACGACTTCTGCGGGGATTTGGGTAGTTTCCTTACCCTGGTATTGCGCGAGGATTTCTTTAAAATGGTTGATTTTCTTGTATGCATAAAAGCATACTTCTTTAGGAGGTTCTTTGTAGGAGGGCTTTTCATTTTCAATCAAGTAGGGCACATTTTTGAAGCAATGATTGCATATTAACACGCCTTCATCCTCTTGCGCAATGAGCTCGCCAAGGTGGCAATATTGACAGTGGTCGGTGTTGTTCAAGTAGTTGTTAATATCTAAAAAGGTTTCATCAATGTTGCACAGATATTTGTGCACAATATTCTTATTCACCTGCTCATTCTGTTCTCCATCATCGGTCTTTATTTTGAAAAAGCTGTTCACCAGCTTGGTTTTGGTGCTGACGCACTTGTTGGAATCATTTTTAGAGATGTTCTTTTTGTTTTCAAAATATTCAAAAATATACTTGGAGTTCTCCAGCAGATAATCTTTCTTTTTTTGTTTTCGCTCTTTGATTTCACGCTTCACATCGGCAAGTTGGTCCTGTATGTCTAACCGTTGCTCGACCGACATTTTGTCCTCCGTGGAATGGTTGTCTTGTTCCAATAGTTGCATCAGTTCTTCCTTTTTGCTTTTTAACAAGGGTAAATCACACTGCTCTTCTCTGTGAAACTCGTTGATTAACTCTCGATGTTTGCCATCTAATGTGGTGGAGTTTTTCTTACTTACACGTATCTTTTTGGAAGGCTTTATTTTAAATGAAGGCATATACTTTATAGATAATCGCCAGTTGTATTTAATAATTAATTGTTAATTTTATTGTGATTAGGTAAAATGCAAATTAATCTTTCTTTCATACAACTAATGGATGTCACTGTGTCCGTCGTAAATGAACATAATTCCCCAATTCGCACCAAAATAGATAACACCAAGTTTGAAAAAATGGTTTTATTGTTTAACTCTTTAGAAGATGGGTGGTCTGTGAAAAAACGGGGCGACTCGTATGTGTTCACAAAAAAGCACGAAGGCAAAAAAGAAGTCCTAGAAGAGTCCTACTTGATGCAGTTTATGAAAGCACATTTGGATTTTACACGTCTACAAACAAATGGTTTCATCTAGCCATTGAAATCCAACTTGAGTTTTGCAAATCGCCTATACAGATTCTTTAGGAGTTTTACACATTATGAATAGGATGAGGGTATTAACACGTGTTATGCATTCAAATATGTTTTGTTCAGGTTAACAAAAAATATTATTAAAATGAGTTCGGTTTGTAAGTTTGGGCGGTGTTTCCGTTGGTTTTCATATCTTTAGGGCGATTTTACTTTTCTTTTTGATTTTGAAATTGTATTTTTTGTTTGATTTCGGTTCTTTTCATTTAATTTCACTAACTTTACGATTTTTTTTTCTTTAGCAATATTATAATATGGGAGGTGGATTAATGCAACTCGTCGCCTATGGCGCCCAAGACGTATACCTAACTGGTAATCCTCAAATCACTTTTTGGAAAGTGACTTACAGACGCTACACAAACTTTGCTATTGAATCAATTGAGCAAACATTCAACGGTCAAGCCGATTTCGGACGCCGTGTTCAGTGCGTGATCAGCCGAAACGGCGACCTTGCCCACAGAACTTACTTACAGGTGACTCTTCCTGAAATCAACCAGACCATGGGTGACAACGTGTATGCCCGTTGGTTAGATTTCCCCGGTGAGCAATTGATTGCCCAGGTGGAGGTTGAAATCGGTGGTCAACGCATTGACCGTCAATATGGTGACTGGATGCACATCTGGAACCAGTTGACAATGACTGCTGAGCAACAACGTGGTTACTTCAAGATGATTGGTAACACAACCCAACTTACCTTCATCACTGACCCCGACTTCTCTGAGGTCGATGGTCCTTGCGATTCCAGCGCTCCCCGCCAGGTGTGTGCTCCCCGCAGGGCTCTTCCTGAGACCACCCTTTACGTTCCTCTTCAATTCTGGTTCAACACCAACCCTGGTTTGGCTCTTCCTCTTATTGCTCTGCAATACCACGAGGTTAAGATTAACCTTGATATCAGACCCATTGATGAGTGCTTGTGGGCTGTTACCACCCTTGAAAGCGGATTAACTGGCTCCAAGGCTGCCTCTGTTGCCTACAACCAATCTTTGATTGCTGCCTCCATCTACGTTGACTACATCTTCTTGGATACCGATGAGCGCCGAAGAATGGCCCAGAACCCCCACGAATACTTAATCACCCAGCTTCAATTCACTGGTGATGAGTCTGTTGGTTCTTCCAGCAACAAGTTAAAGTTGAACTTCAACCACCCCGTAAAGGAGCTTGTGTGGGTTGTTCAACCTGACCAAAACGTGGACTACTGCTCCTCCCTTGTGAATGATTCTCTCTTATACAAGGTTCTTGGTGCCCAGCCCTTCAACTACACTGATGCCATTGATGCTTTGCCAAATGCCATCCATGCCTTCGGTGGACACGATTCTATTGCAAATGATGGATTCATTGACTCCAATGGTCTGTTCGTTGATGCTGGTGCTCAGGATGCTGATGGTGGAGATGCTTGGGGAAATAATTACGATGTTGCCAACTTGAACAGCGGCCAAAACTCCTCTGTTTCTGATGCCGGCACCTTCGTCCTCACTGAGTCCTCTCTTGACATGCATTGCTGGGGTCTTAACCCTGTGGTCACTGCCAAGTTGCAGCTTAACGGCCAGGACCGATTCTCTGAGCGTGAAGGTTCTTACTTCAACTACGTTCAACCTTTCCAGGCCCACACCCGCAACCCTGATGAAGGTATTAACGTGTACTCTTTCGCTCTTCGCCCTGAGGAGCACCAACCTTCTGGCACCTGCAACTTCTCCAGAATCGACAATGCTACCCTTCAGCTTGTTCTTTCCAACAACACCGTTGCCAGCACCAACACTGCCAAGGTTCGTGTCTATGCCACCAACTACAACGTTCTCCGCATCATGAGCGGTATGGGCGGTTTGGCTTATTCCAACTAAACGTTATCGCGTTTATGTATATTTTCAAAAACTTCAAAAAATCAAAAACAACCCTATATTATCTTGTATAATTCTCGTAATTATATAACATTTGTATTTTATCTAGTATTTCATTTTGTATTTTATCTAGTATTTCATTTTGTATCTAGAAATTGGTAGTTACAATATTAAAGAGTTTTTATTATATTCATATATTATTGTATCATGCTTCGCTCACGATTTTTTGAATATTTTCGAATTGTACAATGCGCCTTTCACACCACCACCACCCATCACCGCTTACACAACCAGCACATCGCCAATATTCAGACTCCTGCTTGCAAAGATTGTTTTTATTTCTATCCAGGTTCATTGCCTGGACATATTCAGAGCTCCCTTTGTTTGAAATATGGCGAGAAAGACATTATCACCGGCGAGATTACATACAAGCCTGCATATATTCAAAGATTTGGAGTGAATAAACCACCCACGTGCGGACTTGCAGGAACCGGATTTTCAAAGAAAGTGGACGACGAGTTTTACGGTTGCCCTTAATATTTTGAACTAAAGTATTAATATTTAAAGCGTTCTTCTATACATATTAATATGAGCAAACACTCTACCCATTCTTCCAAAAAAAAACCGACATTATGTCTCAACATGATTGTAAAGAACGAGCGCAAAATATTGCCTCGTTTGTTTGCCTCGGTTCTTCCAGTCATTGATTCGTATTGCATTTGCGATACCGGCTCCACCGATGGAACCATTGAGTTCATCAAGTCCTACTTTAAAGAACACAATATCACCGGCAAAGTCGTGGAGGAACCCTTCATCAACTTTTGTCATAATCGTAATGTGGCGCTCCAGCATTGCCTTGGAATGTCCGATTTTGTCTTATTGCTCGACGCAGATATGGTGTTACAAGTGAACAACTATAACAAAGACGTTCTGAATGACAAGTATGACAGCTACTCTTTATTGCAAGGAAACGAATCCTTCTCTTACCAAAACACGCGCATCGTGAAAAACAACGGGAAGTTCAAATACGTTGGCGTCACGCACGAATACATCTCTGCCCCCAATGCGGTTCAGCACAGCTTGGACAAAAATATCCTATTCATTCAAGATATTGGAGATGGCGGGTCCAAACAGCACAAGTTTGAGCGCGATATTAAACTGTTGACCCAGGGAATCGCCGATGAGCCAGATAACACTCGTTATTACTTTTACTTGGCGAATAGTTACCGCGACAGCAACAAACCCGTGGAAGCGATTGTATACTATAAAAAACTATTGGAGTTTGATACTGCTTGGTATCAAGAAAAATATATGTCGTGTGTAAATATTTTTGACTGTTATTCCGTTCTAAAACGCGAACACGACGGGGTATATTATCTAGTAGACGCATACCGCTGGGATAGTGAACGCGTAGAATGTATTTATCGGTTAATTAAATATTATTGTTGCGCGCATATGAATGAAATCGCATTCACGTATTACACCTTGATACAGCAGTATTATGAAAACAAATATGTGCACGACAATGTGTCTATGAAACTGTTTGCAAAACTGCCCGAATATGCGTTCTATCTTCCTTACTATATGATTATTGTTTGCGATAAAGTGAAAAAGCACAATGTCGGCATCAAAATGTATAAAATCATCTTTGAAAAAAAGTTCTACCTAATCAATCATTGGTGGTTTGATAACTTGACATACAACTTGCAGTATTTCATTGACAAAGTGGAGCCTGGCGACGTGTCCTTCTTTCGTTCATGCGAAGACTACTTGAACGGTCTCTATGCAAACAACTACACGATTAAGCCCAAGCTGTTGCACCTATATATCGAGCACGGTCTGGACCGGTCGCGATTAAATATGATACCCAAAAATATCACCTCCAATGCGCACCTCGTCAACAGCACCGTGGCGCTTACAAACATTGTCAAGCACACTACCAGCAAAAAAATATTGTTCTACGTTGGCTTCAGCAGTTATCACTGGAATCTTACCTACCGGTTAAATAACTCGTTGGGCGGGTCCGAGACGGCCGTCGCCTACTTGTCCACCTATTTTGACAAATCGTTTGATATTTATATCGGCGGGGATGTCATTGAAGAGAAAGTAGACAATATCACCTACGTCTCCTTGAAAAACTTGCCTGCCCTGATTGAAGACAATACCTTTCACACGATTATCGTGTCGCGATACATTGGTTTTTTTGAGATGTTCCCCACTTTCCGAAGCGCCAATGTCCACATTTGGGCACACGATACGGCATTGTTGCCTTACGGTTGCTCGCTCACCGTGGACGAAATACTGTATAAATGGGCACCCATTGTCAGCAAATGCGTAATGCTTACCAAATGGCATCGCGACGAATACACCAAGCTATACCCCACGCTTGAAAATAAGTTTGCGACCATTAATAACGGCATCAAGCTGGACCTCTTCCAATCTGCGTATACCAAGGTGAAGAACCGTTTTATTTTTACTTCCAGACCGGAGCGCGGACTCAAGCGACTGCTCACCATATGGAATGATATTTGTGACAAACTCCCTGGCGCCGAGTTGAAAATCACCTCTTACAAAGACAATTACAAGGAGCAAGACTTGAAAGAAGTGGAAGAGCTGATGGCCAAGGTAAAAAATGTAGAAGTGGTAGGACAATTAAACCCAGTGGAGTTGTATAGCTTGATGGCTTCTGCTGAGTTTTGGTTGTTTCCAAGTATGTTTTGCGAGACCTCGTGCATCACCGCACTGGAAATGCTGTATAACGAGGTGGTTTGCTTGTATTACCCATTGGCGGGGCTTACCGAAACGATTGCGGGTCACGGCATTGAGATGGAGATGAATCACGAGATTCAATCCATTACGTCTATTGTAAAGGACACGCAACGACTGAATAAAATGAAGGCCAAAGGCAAACAATATGCGGAAAGCTGTAGCTGGGAAAATCGGGCCAAAGAATGGCACGCGCAAATTGTGAAAATATCGTGATGGCGCATCACGCATCAAAAAGAATAATAATAATAAAATAATAAAAATAATAATAAACAGAATAAAAATATTATTATTTAGGTTATTTATATTATATTTATTATAACTAATGACCTCTACTGGGTTTGTTATGACGAATGGAAAAGATATTAACACCCTATTTGAGCCGTATTCAGGTGGAACACAATCCGCGCTATCTAATTATGTTATTTCGAATGGGAAAGATTTGAACGAAGTGTTTGACCCACACACTGGGACCGACGCGTCCGCAACCGGATTTTTCGTGGTGGATGGTCTTGGCGTGGAAAAGGATTTGAATAAAGTGTTTGCGAAGATAAAACAGTGGAATAATGTTCCATTTTACCTTAACTCAGTGAACAATACTAATTATACCAATTTTTTGTACACCTATGTGAATCAAGCGTCTTCTATTGACGTTGTTAGCAATACCGAGATATATGTAGGCGGACGAAGTAGCTGGAACGACAGCAGGTTGTCTGGCCGATTTGCCAAATATAATGGTACCAACTGGAGCAATATGGGAGTTTACTCCCCCAGCTTGGGTGGAGTGAAAGGCACTGGGTCGTCATCAACGGATATATATGGAATTAAAGCATTTGCTTCTAATAACATATATCTTGCTGGTAATTTTGATACTATAAGAGATACTCAATCGGCTGATTACAGGGGAGCTCTTACGTGTGATGGTGCAAACTATTCTGGAATTAGCGGTATTTCTGGCGCAACTGTAAATCAAATGCTAGTCGTGAGTGCGAGTGAAATATATTTTCGCTATGAAAATACAATAAAACAATACAACAAACTCACCTCCACCGTTGTTCGAACAATTACTGCACCTACGAATACATCTTTTAGAGGTAACATATGCTCAGTAGATGCAAGCTTTCTATTTGGAATGACAGTGGCCACCGTCTCCCCCTTTACTGGTAGGTATATCGTAAGAATAAATAAAAGTACTGGTACAAGCAGTATCGTGAGTTCATGGAATAATGTAAATGTAACTGGCCTTTGGGGAGTAGATATTGAAAACATATACATATACGGTTCATTCACAGGTGCGTTTGCTGTTAATGCAAATTATATTGTAAAATATAATGGAAATACCAACACGTTTACAAATATTAATGGTATTGGACACGTAACCACCTACGTTAAGTATATTCATTTTGAAAGCAATCGCAATATTTACGTTATCTGGAACAATGACTTGACGTTATCAAAATATTCAAGCGCAACCGATACGTGGTCAAAAGAGATTGAAATACAAGGAAACTACGCCGGTTCTATTGGGACTATTCAAGCAAAAAATGGCAAAGTGTATGTTGTGTTTAACGGGCAGAACTCCGGGAACTTTGGGCAGTACACCGGGTTTTTTGCCGACTATAAAATTATGCCTACAAATTCAGCCACAATACGGTCGTGGAGCCTACTTGCTTATTACGGATAATATATAAATATACATTACCTTGTGTGTGTGTGTGCACAATGTAAGAACCCACAAAATAAATATTTTCAGTCATAAAAAATATTTATAGTTTTTACTTTATACAATTCTACATAATTACAACAAATCTACATAATTTACAACAAATCTACATAATTTACAACAATTTTACATACTTACAATTATTACTTACACCTCCTTCTCGTAGTTCACGTATTTCGTTCCGTCATATTTGCAGTGGTTTCTATTAAATAAGATATTCATATTGATGACCTCCGGCTTGGCCGCATCCGGCGTAAACAGTTTGCGCACGTGTTCGTCGTCTCTGCACCGTATGCTATACGTTTGCTGTATGTTGTTTCTGCCAATTCTTCCCATCGCTTGGATAATCTTTTCCTGCGTCATATTCAAATCCTTACTTATATACCCGTGGCAAAACTGGTAATTGGTTCCGTAGATGTAATCACTTGAGCTAATGATTAGGAACAGCTGTTGTTTGTCCGCAAGCGACTTCATTATTTCCGTGTAAGCAATGTTTTTGTGATTCGTAAACACCCCGATACCCATCAGCAATAGCACTTTCCAGCTATCCGCTACATCCGTTAGCATCATAATTTTAATAATGGTGTCGTCATCAATATCGCACGTGAACGCATTTTTTGGGCGCAACTCTTCTGCCCACCTCTCAATATGCTCCAGCTTGTTTGGGATAAATGTATTATTCAGTGACGCCGGCTTAATCAAGCTTTTTAAGCCATCAATTTGCTGTTTCAGGTTGCTCACTCCGGTCTTGTCTCCCGCTTTTTCATTTGAAAACGACCTTTCAATCTTCTTATCATTCTTCTTCCCATTCTTATCCGTAGAATACCTGGCTTGGGTTCCATCCGAGTTGCCGCTATCTTCTAGCAAATCCTCCAGCTCCTTCTCCAGCTCGGCCACTTTCTCGTTAATCACATTGTTGTTCTCAATCTTTTTCATAATCTCCTCCATCATCTTCACCGGTATGTTCGCCTGTTGTATACAAAACTTGGATATCTTTTCCACATCTTGCGCCAAGAATATCGTTGGGCCGTCTGTCAAGGTATACGCATCTTTGGTAGTCACATATACGGCGCACGACCCGGGCACATATTCGCCGGCGATTGATGCGGAGGGTTTGGACGGTTGTTCGCTAACCATACGCATTAATGGTTTGCCTTCATATGTATTACTGGTTGAGGTGTTTGTGGTTTCTAAACCAAGGCTATAGGATTTGCGAAGTTTGTTTCCTTTGGGGTCAATCGTGTTGTTCGGCGCAATCTTCCTGGTGCGCGTTACTTTGAAATAATTGTATACGCTGTTCCAGTTGCTGGGCGAGATGCTTTTCAGTGCGTTCAGGTAGTGTAGCTTGATGTTTTGCATCGTGCAGTCATCTAATGACCCAAACCGTCTCTCAATTTTCATATTGTTGGGAACAAGGTTGTTTTTGTCCACATAATCAATGAATCGCGCGGTTTCCTCCAAGTCAAAATACCTCAAAATCGTGAAATAGTTTTCGCAGTGGGTAACCGTCGTTTGCATATCATTGTATGCCTCGGCAATAAAGTGTGGCATCACAACAAACCCATCATTGTTTACAATCGGGATGGATTTGCGACAATCGTGGCTAACAATATTTTGTATCGTTGCAAACGGAAACGCATCCTTAAAATCCGCCACGGTCTCCGTCAGCTCGTGCAGTTTTGGCAACGTGGCAGAGGAGAGCACCATATTGGGAATGATGTTTTCAACCCAGTTTTGTTTAATGATTTCGTGAAAGGGATGGCTATCGTAATCAAACGTAATCGTCGGCTCGTCCCAGTAGGTGATAATGTTTTCTTTCTCATTAAACGCAACCATATAGTGCATTGCATATATGTAAGATTGAATATCGCAAATCATAATCTCCACCTTGTCTCCCACGCTATTGTCCACCTTTTTAATCCCACCGGTTCGCTTATTTACGGTATACTCTTTTGCCGCAAAGTAGTGCAAACGGATGTCTCCTGCGCTCAAACAGCCGAACGCAAAGGCCACTTTTTTCTGTGCGGAAATCGCCGCCCTCGCCAGCGCTAACCCCACGTGTCTCGCTGCGCACACAAATATGACGCGATGCGATTCAGACAGGCCAATCGGGGTCAATGTTTTGCCTGTGCCGGTCGGCGCAATGTATAAGATAAGCTTTGGATTTGGCATCTTGACGGCGGAGAATATTTCTTTTTGATGCGTATACAGCGTGTGGTCTTCGTATTTCAGCAAGCAATGATTGCGCTCTATATACTCCACCGAGTTGGCCACCACATTCTCGTATTGTATGTGCTCTTCATACTGCACAAAGATGCGCTCGCATACTTCTTTGATGTTGGCATTCACTAGGGTCACCGTGTTTTTCAACAGTTTATACAGCGTGAAGTAATGAAACAGCCATTTGGTAGAGCCCGCTTTTTTATTGGAAAGCAACAGCTCAATATGGTGTAAAAGCAAGAGCTCATACACGTTGTCCTTGGTAAGCTTGCTGATGTCATTGCGTTCAATACGGATTTTGTCCGCTTTGTTGATTGTGATTTTGGCTTTTATGTCCAGCTTTAAGAAGAGAGCGTCAAACTTCTTTGCGAGCTCTTCCAGCTTGGGGGCAAAGAACAGATTATACAAATAATCCTCCATTTGCTTGGCATACTCAATTTTTAAATACGAAAACAGCGAGTTATGCTTATTGTATTTAATGGATACGTTGTGGTATCCGTTTTTTATTAAAGATAGCACCTCCATCTCCTCGGGAGATACCGGAACTTCAATGGAGTCCCATTCACTGCGAGTAAGTTTGCGTTGATTCATGTCCATTTTATTGAGTTGTTGTTTGCGAGTTTGTAAAAGTTTGGTTGTCCTTTGTAAGTCTTTATATTCTTTGTAGATAACTATTTAAGCCATTTAATAATCAATTTTATTATTTTGTTATGATAATATATACTTAATGGACGTGGTAATGACTCAGGATGAACTAGCACAACTAGAAAAAGAGGTAGCAGAAAGGACGGTCACAAGCGGTAACAAAAAATATAATGCACTTATGAGTGATTATAACTATTCTACCATATTGGATGATTGGAATAACCCGGCTAGACAAGAGTCAGAAATTCTTAATTCCATATATTTAGAACATAAAAAAAAATACTCTGATGCTGATAATAATGCGTTTTACAATAAAATAACAAATGCCGCACCAAAAATTGAAGACATGATAACACAAAAAGCTACAGAATATGCAGAGCTTATAAAGAACATTCCAAAAGAAGAAACATACCGTCAATATATGTACACAAAAATCACAGGCATACAAAACAATGCTGACAAAGCGTGGGATAAATATAAACAAGACGAAAACCAGATAGTGAAGGTTATCTCCCGTTTAAACAAACTGCAAGAAAAAATAAACAGACTATTACCGATATATGCACCCCAACAAACTGCAGGCAAACGCAAAACACGTCGCAATAAAAACAAAAAACGTAAACCCATCAAAAAGCAACAGAAATCAAAACGACGACGTTAACCCATAATCATATGCATAATAACAAGATAAGTATTCCAAACTTTGAATCAAACTATAAAATTGAAATATTATTATTTAAACAAAATCCACATAAATACTATACGCTGTAACTATATACGAAAATGAACTCTTCTCAGACCACCTCCAACAATGCAATCATTGTCTCTATTGAAGGCAATATTGGCTCCGGAAAGACTACCCTATTGTCCAATTTACAAAATGCGTTCCCAGAAAAAAACATTCTATTTGTGAAAGAGCCCGTCAATGTGTGGGAAGAAATAAAAGACTCCCAAGGTAAAACAATGCTTGAAAAGTTTTATGCAGACCAGCAGAAGTATGCGTTCTCGTTCCAGATTATGGCGTTCATCTCTCGTATCTCGTTATTGAAGCAATCCATTCGCGAAAACCCAGGAAGCGTGATTATTACAGAGAGAAGCTTGCACACGGACAAGATGGTCTTTGCGCAGATGTTGTTTGACAGTGGATTGATTGAAGACGTGAACTTTCAAATCTATCTCAAATGGTTTGACGAGTTTTCAAGGGAGTGTCCATTAAATCGGGTCATCTACGTGAAAACAGACCCCGATGTTTGCATTCAGCGAATTGCAAAGCGTTCGCGCGCAGGAGAGAGCGTGATTCCGATTGATTATTTGCGCGAGTGTCACGCATATCACGAAAAAATGATGGAAGCCTTGTCTGCCATTCCTCAACTAATATTAGATGGAAATGTGGACATTTACGCAAACGGAAACGAGCTCCAGTCTTGGATTCAACAAATATCCAGCTTTCTCCAAGAATAAATAAATTATTATCACACATATAATTAAATAATACCCTTGTTACCTAGCTACACGAACTACACTACATAATCAAAGCAATATAAAGAATACAACCGCACGCAAGTTGTATTCTTTTTTTTAACATATGATTTTTTTTCATTATTTTGTTATCACCACCTCCTTGGCAATGTTGCTGATGATTTTCCCCATATTCACCTCCTCATCGGGGTGCGACCCTCCTGTAGAATGCATCACCATCTTCAAATACGACGTGCTTTCTCTGTTGGAGCTAACGGTGCAGTTCGGGTGCGCTTTAATCCAGAGCGGGATTTGTTGAATATTTTTTTGCTCTATTTTGCGGATGGCCTTTTTGATTTTATCGCGCGAGTCCGTGTCCTTTTCCCACACGTTGTCTTCCTTTATATACAATGTCTCTCGCTTCAAGTCGCTGCAGTGTATGGGTCGTTTGCACACATCCATATCTTTTAGTCCGTTAATAAAGATACGCGACATCCCGTTGGAGTATCCCAGCTTCCCGGTTTCTTCCAAATCGCTCAATTGCAAATGCAAAGAATTGACAAAATCCACCATATTGATGGCGTCTTTACACGTCTCGTTCAGGTATACGTTCAAGTTAAAGCTGTTGTTCGTGGTCGTATTGGTATTGTTATGGGTAATCGTCTTCCCTTCTTTGGCCAGTTCGAGTAGCTGTTTTTGGATGTCTTGGTTTTGTTTGAGCAAGTCAATAATCACGCTGGTTAGCTCACTATTATGTTGCAACGCAGGAGGTGCGCAATTGCTTGTTTCCGTGTAAGACTGACAAGCGCGCTCAATCGTGGAGGATTGTATAACGGGTGGGTTCGCGCGAGGTTCCGGTGTCAGCACCTCTTCGATGGGTTGAGACAAGTGAGTGGCGCACCGCTTGGCGTGTTTCCATAACCCAGACGGGTCCTTATATTTTTTCCCGCAAATGCACGCAAGTGTTTCGTGTGTGGGGACAATGGCTTCGGAACCACGTGTTTTCAATATGTGTTTCTTGCTGAGCACGTGCTTATCGTAGTTGTATTTCCGATACGTGATATATTTACACATTTCGCACTCAAAGGTCTTCAAGTGTTTTACGCTGGTTGGGTCATCCATATTTACACTTAACACAATGCATTCGCACGCATTTTGTTCTACATTCATTTGTATTTATACTAATATTATAGGTTATTTTTATGTGCAAAGAATGTTTATATTCTTTTACTCATTCTTTTTCCAAACATTTTGGCCAAAAAAGGACAGATATGTTTTTACATGGTTTTCAATGTTTTTCAATATTTTCAAAAAATATCGTAACAATTTTTGGAACATTTATTTTCGGATTTCTGACCATAATGGTGCAAAATGCGAAAAACCGAGTTTTCCAGTTTTGGAAAATGGCCAAGCCTAGATTGCTACTTTTTTATTGCCAAGCGTCACCTAAATGGCAATAAAAAAGTAGCAAATGGCAATAAAAAAGTAGCAAAAAGTTATCGTAAGACGACTTTTCAATAGTGTCGCAATTTGTTACGAGTTATGGTAAGGCATTTTGCTCATAAAAAATGCCGACTTTTTGGCCAACCTCTTGCTACTTTTTTATTGCCAAAGTAGCAAGCATTTTTTGAAGATTTTGAAGACTTTTTGCCATTTTTTCGCGTTTTTTTCGTTTTTTTGAGTTTTTTTCGAAAAAAAAATCGCGACAAATCTGGGAAATAAAAAAATTATGCTCACAAAATTTTAAAACCAACCTCAAAAATTGAAATTTATGGTCACAAAGAGTAAATATGCGAATTTGGGTGTTTTTACTGGTCGGTCAGAACTCGAATTTGGACATTTTTAAAATGTCCAAATTTGATATACTAACGGTCTATATAAAAACGAGAAAAATAGGGCCTTACTGAGAAAATATTCGGATATTTTCTTGATTTATTTGTTACGAGAAATGGTAAGCGACTTGTGTGCGCAAAAAACGCTTATTTTTCACTTTTTTCGAAAAAACGTCAAAAATGCGATGTTTTTGATTCCCCCAAATTCCAAAAATTGAAAAAATTGAGTTTTCGCATTTTTTCGATGGTCCAAACACTTTTGGAAAGGGTCCAAAAAGGGTGGGCCGATTTCCCAGATTTGCAGATGTATTTTGGCGCTCCAATTATACAGAATTGTAGACCCCTTTTGCGCGAACCCATAGAATAAAATTGATTTAGTTTCGCACGTTATATCGTCACAAAAATAATAACAATCTATAAAAAATGATACCCGTAAAATGCGAATCCAAAGTGACCCAATCCAAGATTTTAATGTTCTTTAAACAGGCGCCCGCGCATAATACGCAGATACAGATACATAACGAGCCGATTTGTGACGAGGAGGAGCAAACCGTGGCGACCAACCGATTGCCGACTGTTTCCAAACAGCTTGCGCAAGTGACCCCGATATACGAGTGCGACGTATACTTTGATGGGTGTAGCAAAGGGAACCCAGGCCCGAGCGGTGCGGGAGCGGTGATTTACCACAATGGGAAAGAAGTCTGGAGCGACAGTGCATATGTAGGAAATAAAGAAACGAACAATTATGCGGAATATCAGGGGTTAATACTGGGATTAAAAGCGGCGAGAAGACTGAATGTAACGCACTTGAATGTGTTTGGCGACAGCAAACTAGTCATCAGCCATATGCTTGGCAAGTATCAAGTAAAGTCCGAAAACCTGCTGGAATGCTATAAGCAATGCAAACAAGAATCCAAACAGTTTGCGCATATTGATTTCCATCACGTGTATAGAAATAAAAATGAACGGGCCGACCAACTGTCGAATGATGGTCTCGTAAAGGGATAGGGATAGGGATAGGGATAGGGATAGGGATAGAAATAAGAATAAGTATAGGTATGCGTGTTTAGTATTCAAGCAAAGATATATTTAGTTTAGGAGGGGGTTTATATTTTAAAAAGTCTTTGGCCACGCTTGTGGTGCCAAACAAATCCGCAGAATAAATGTCCTGAAGCAATAACCACTCAAATAGTCCACCCGTGTAAATAAACACATTGTAAAACCCTAGGTTAGTTAGTTGCGTGTATTTTTTATAAATGGTGTCGTCGTTTGCGTTACGACCGTAGACGATAATTTTTATATTTTTGTTTGTTTTTAGTAGCTGGTTGATGACTTCTTCTTCCTTGCTCCCGTGCACGGACGAAGCGATTAAACAGTCTTGCTCAAACACGGGGAGCGTATTTATTAATAAGTATGTCTCAGGAGATTTCACTACGATTTGCACATCTTCAAAATTAATTTTTTGAATCGATTGTGACGCGCCCATTATTATACATATCCGCGCAATATTTATATCGTGTTCTAACGTATTGTTTCTTTTTATATAAACCTCGGTGGTGAGTTTGACAAATAAAATAATTACATTTAGGAACTCTATATGGCAACGATTCATAAAATTATTATCTATGTACAATGTATGGCGGACAATAGTAATCACACCCCACCCCATTCCGACGACGAAAGTCATTCTAACGAGAGCACAACTAGCTCTAACAACAGTAATAATAGCTCTAACAACAGCAACAGCAATAGCAACACCACTACTAACACGAGTAATACCACTACTAGCCCACAGCAACCAGATATAAACATTGTTCATTATACATTGAATGAAACCCTGACTGGTCCTGGAACCGTTGTGACGAATCAGCAAGGAACCAATGCCACAGGTGTGGAAGTTACCCACACCACAATGCTTACCACCACAGATGTGACCAGCGACATCCAAATTAATGAGAACCTAGTAGGAACCGTAACGGAATACAATGACGAAACCAACAACAGTCCCTCAGGCTTGTTGCTATCCGAGATTCGTGAATACGCTGGTAAAATCCAGTGCACAGACTTTCATGGCAAAGGCACCATTGAGGACTACACCGTGTTGTTCGAATCCGCCTCCCGCATTGCCAACGAGACAAAGCAAATGCAGCTCGATATAGATGTGGAGGGGTTTACCGAGTTTGGTAAGGCCGCAGACGATTTGAGCAAACTGTTCACCAGCTTTATTGTGAAACTACAGACAGTAAACATAATAGACGACACCGCGTTTTTAGCAAGCATACTTGATGCACTCAAAAAAATATATAACCTATCCGAAGTATTCGGCAGATTTAAAGAAACCATTTTGGCAACCGCTACCATTCAAATGCCAAAATCTGCTCACGATGCCAAGGTTATTTTGGAGAGTGTTGTGGATGAGTTGAGTTGCGCTATGAACTACATCAATTATTTTGTTTCTGCCACCGGTCCTGCACCAGTGGATTCACAGTTAAGCGCTACCGAGCAGACCATTATTAACACGGCCGTAACCACGATTGATAGCTGGAACGCGCTTTGTGAGCAAGGCGTGAGCATCTCTTTGGCTGCCAACCCGGATGTTCAGTATATTAAGCAGGCGAACGCAAACTTGAGCGCCAAATCGGTTGCCCTGAAGAATGCCACCGCCACGCTAAAAAATAAACTGACTCGGTTCAATATTAACCAATAAGCGCGGACTGCATATACCCACATACTAAATATAAAAATATATACTTTTTATATTTACCAAGTTACAAAGGCAAAATATTAATTAAACTTGACTACAATCTCTACATCTTCCTTTTTAATGGATTTTGTCGCGCTAATGGAGAGCTCCTCGCGCTTCTTTCTAGTTTTGGTGTTGCCCGCATTAGTGACGCTTTCTTTGCGCTTGGAGGTGCTGTTTCGCGCATTCATATCTTTCTCAATGGCATCATAATTGTCTTCAATGTATTCAATGACCTTGTTCTCAATGGCCCACATAAAAAAGTTCAGCTGCCCAATGGTGGTTTCAATAAACTTGTTGTCCTTATAGGGGATGTTGATGCGGTCCCACCTGCAAAACGGGTCAAACCTCTTCTTGCTGTATCCATCCAGCTTTAACTTATACTCAATATACACCTTGAACCGCTTGGTTCCGCCAAACTCGTCGGTAAAATTGTATACCGTGTAGTATTTTTTTGCATAGTTGGTCGCAAACCAATCCACAATGCGGAGCGATATTTTGGTGTCGCCCTTTATGATGCGCAACATAATTTCTAAATTGTGTGTGTTCTCATAGAATGCCGTGATTTTCCCCATCACGGCATCGTTCTGCGTGTTATACGAAACATTCGCCATCTGTTATTTACTCTTTCTATCATCTCTTTAAACCCTTCAAAATTGAGTTACAAATACATTTTTTGAACGGGTTCGGAATTGTTTCCCAGATTTGTAATCCAGATTTGTTTCCTATATTTGTTTCCTATATTTGTTGCCATTCTATTTGTTATCTATATAGGTAGGTAGAACCTGGTCTTGTATGCGCGTGGTCCACTTGTTACGAATAATATATATGGACGACAAGGTCAGCAATGTGATTTCAATAGAACTCCTTACAATCATTGGCAAATCGTGTGTGCTAACGCTATAATACGTCCACATACTCGAGGAGCAAATGCTCAATATGCAAAATAATAAAGACAGACTGTTTGTGCTTTTATTTTTGTATAACAAATACATAAAAATAAATCTTCCCACCACGGAAATAGAGGTTGCCGTGTATGGAATCACCTTTAGTTCAGAGTCTTTCATATTATTACTATTTACAACAGTTTTATATCTAAAAATTGATGCGCGAATAATATCGCAATGGAGATTAGACTAGTATAACTTGTGTAATGACACCATATGGATGCACGTGAATCTGTTTTCAAACCTGTTAATAGACCGAATGTGGGTATAATAATTAATAATAAAATGATAGCGTAACTTTTATTCCAAAACATTCCTATCGGTAAGATAATAAGAAGAGCCCACATGAAATAAATAGTTATATCTACCGCGCTGTATGAATAATCCGATGGCGACCAATATAAGTGGCCACTTTCTGTAACCGTTGTACATATTTTGGATGGTTTATAATAAAACACATAAGATACGGATAAAACAATAAATAAGGAATAGAATATCAATATTTTTTTACGCATATCACTTGATTTCTCCCAAGGAGTCACAAATAATGAACCTAATAAAAATCCTAACGGTTGTGCCATCAATACAAGAGGAATTAAAGTCATCGTAATTATTTTATTCCATAGCGTGCAACCTTTTCTTGGTTCAGTTAACCATAATAACAGTTCTGCGAATTGCATCCCGCACCAGCCGATTAACCCAATCCCAATCCATTGAAAATGCGGTATTCCAGAAGTTAACAAATATACAATCGCCAATAAAGATACACTCGTGGTTTTTAAACTACTTTCAACGCTGAAGCACATAAAATATATAATATGAATACAATAAAGTTTCCTTAAAACGAATAATATATCCTTTTGTAGCGCGCATATCCTATCTTATTCATACGGGTCTACGCCCTTAATTTTGTCTTGCGACGTGCTAATCGGGGTTAAAAAGGTGTTACTGATATTGTCCGCATAACTGACCGAATCGTCAATATACGGGTTGCGACTGGTTTGACCCATCATATCCCTTTGCGCCATTTTGTTATAGGATTCCTCACGTTTATTGGAAGGTTTGGACCAATGGGAAGAAAAGGAGTAGGGGATGGTGGGGCAATAGGCACCGGTTTCGTCCACTGTCCATGTCTCCTCGGTAGATAATGCTCTCGCTTCGGGGGATAATAGCTCGGACGCATACTCGTTCTCTAAATCGGCCGCCATTGCTGCGCGCGGAGGGACCCGTTTGCTGCGCTGATATTGCGAGCCATCTGACCACTTTAAACCACTCATATATTGTATTAAGCACTCATAATTAATGGGGGAATCAAACACAAAAGGAAGAAATAGGCGTCTAAATAGTTTCGGCTTTGTTCTCGGGTTCTTCCTCCTTGGGTTCTTCTTCCTTGGGTTCATCCACCTTTGTTATTGGTTCTTTACTAATATTTTGTTTATTGAGGGATTCATCCAAGGGAAATGATTTTGGTTTATACACAAACAAGGAATATACTTGGCTGCATATACGTATAATAAGATATCCAACATTCCACATAAGAAATAATTGTGTTGTGAAATTGTGTTGATTGATTAAAACAAACCCAAACCAAATTGAACCGACAAACGACAACACAAGTTTATATAAAGAGACCTCGTTATCAATATTACATTTATTTATTACCCACTGCGGAACACTAGGTAATTCTATGATTTTTCGCAGAATTGGTTCCATAAATATGTTTAACATTAACAGTATCACACATATGCTAACCTCATACTTTGATGAATATAGCTCATTTATTTGTTCAAAAAGTTTACCATAATTGAAAAATGCAAACAAAAATCCGCTCGTTATATATAAAGACTTTTCATACGGAAGTTCATATGATACTGGTACAAGTATCATTGCAAAAAAATTAAACACCCACATCATTAATCCCCATAGTGGATTAAATATTGTCGTGAAAGTGAGTGTTAATATAAAGACGCCTTTCAATACCTCCATCAGGACCGGATTACTAAACTTATGCAATCGGTAATTATCTATGAGGTCATCATATATCTTGGCTACTGCACCGCATAGAAACGTGCACGCGAATAATACAGTTTTACTAGTGGACACATCCATTATTATATCATATTGTGTATTATAAATATCATATAATAACCAATCGCAATCGTGTATGATTCTTTATACTGTGTCCCACCCTACAACCCATAGGAACTTTTTTGAACATTATAATTGTTTAATACTTGCGAGTTGTTCAATACTATGCTATATCCTAGTATCGTGCCAATGTTCCCATTAAAAGTATACCCGGGAAAGTCTGCCTGCGAACCTATCAAAGTATACGGCGCGGCATCTAATGCATTGCCTACGTTGCATACACCCACTTTATCCACCACCCCGTTAATGTATAAAACCACACGCCCAGTCGTCATCTTGCGTGTTACCGCCACAAATGTCCATTCCCCAGTATTCACGGACGCGTTGGAATGCACTGTATAATCAATACCCTCCCATTTCCCGTCTCCATAAGTAAGCTTACCATTTATATCAATCCCAAACCCAAAATCATCATTGACTGCGGTTACTTCGGCGGAAATAATATATCGCAGAGTATTGTGGTTTAATCCACCTCCTACTTCGGTAGTTTTAATCCACGCACAATACGTGAAATCGCCGCTCATTACATCTTCCACTGGGCGAGTTATGCTCATAAAGTTATAACCTAAATAGTCGGATGTGCTCGTTAACAAATATCCAACAAAATAAAATGAATCAATCACACCAGATACAAACGTTGGCTTTGTGTTTCCTCGTAAAGTTGCATTATACGCAGCGCCTCCATTTCCAATATTTGTCCAATTGTTTCCGGAACCTGGGTAACTAGTGGTGTCGTTTACATCTAGGTGTATAACTAGCCCAGACTTAATAATCTCTGGATTACTTGGGGGGGGTGTATGCGAGCAGCAATCATTATATGCGCGCTGATGTGCGTAAAATCCAGACCGTCGTCTATTCATTACACTATATACATAATATAATTTATGTAAACTGCGTCGTTACACTTTCACAACCGTCGTTACACTTTCACAACCGTCGTTACACTTTCACAACCGTCGTTACACTTTCACCAATTTCATTTGTTTGGTGAACAAAAAGGAAGACATATTAATGCGCCTTCGTTTCAGGTTGCATTGCAAGCACGCAATCATCACGTTCCCACTATTATGTCCAATGTCGTTATCTATTCTATCTAAAGACCATTGCTTCGGGTCGCGCACGTTCTCGTATAGCACAAAAACGCATTCATTGCAGTATGCGCACACTAGGTTGCACTCGCGAAGGAGCGCCAGCGTATCCGATAGGGTAATGAATGCATCCGCCTCATACAAGTTTTTTTTGATATCTTGCTGTCGATAGCTATACAGTTTGAGCTCCAGTTGTTGCTTAACTAATGGATACGTCTTGCAAATAGCGGCGTCCTCCATTTGAATAATACTGGATTGGAAGGACTGGGTAAGCATTTCGGGCTGTATACGCCATTTTTTACAAGCCACTCGCTTATGCGGTGTTTTGTCTTTATTCTCTGTGAACAACCCTGCATTGGTGTGCGCTTCTGGTTGCACAGTGAACTGGACAATTTTTTCTCCTGAATAGGGCTCCTCCAGTTCTTGGCTTTCGTTTTCTTCCTTTACATCATTTATACTTGGTTCTTTTTGGTGTTTCTTCACACGCATCGCATTGGGAGCAAGGGTTTGGGAGGGTAAGTATTGGATAACCTTTTTTGTATTGGGTGGGCTAGAGGATTCCATGAATGTAATAACTTATATATAACACGTGAACTTATGTGTGTTACAACAACGCAAACGAGCATAAAATTGAAAAACTCTATCCGCCCGTATCGATAAGCAAATATTGATAAACAAGCTTATAAACATTAAGACTACAAACCCCAGTAAAAATGCACGCATTATGCAACGACATTGTGATGACCACCATAAACTCGTTTGTGGATGCGAGACCCTTATGCGACACCAGCAATATGTTTACGCCCTTTCGTAAAGTGTTACTATACCGTCTAAATCTTAGGTATTCAAACCAATTTTACGGAAGCGAAGAGTTTCGTAATCGCGTATTTTCTAGAGTGTATGACTCGAGAAAACAAGTGTGCGTGAAATACAGCGAATATATGTACATTGAGGATTTAACTGTATTGGCAAACTTGCATACTGTATATTTAAGGAATAACTATGAAATAACGGAGAAAACGGATTTGCATCCCTTACGGAATACGCATACGTTGAACCTGAGCGGGTGTGATGTCTCCGACGCAAGGGAGTTAAAGGATGTGACGGTGTTATACTTGGCCTTTTGCTCAAAACTATTGGACATAAGCCCGCTCAAAAATGTGCGCAAATTATGTCTGGTGGGGTGTAATCAATTGCACGACGTTTCCGCGTTAAAAAACGTAACCTACCTAGATTTGAGCGGGTGCACAAACATAACAAATGTAAACGACCTCGGAAATGTAAAACATCTGTTTTTGAACAAATGCTCTTTAATTACAGACATATCCGGCCTAACCAACGTGGTCGAAATCTCATTGGTTGGATGCACCAGAATAACGGATGTGTCTGCATTGACAAATGCAAAAAAAGTGGACTTGACCGGTTGCATTGGAGTAAAAGATGTGGCGCCCTTACGAAACGCAAAGCAAATCACCTTATCGGATTGCGTAAATATAACGGACGTGAGCGCACTAAAAAATGTAGATATTTTAAACCTGCACGGATGCACCGGAGTAACCAATGTGAATGTGTTAACCAATGTGCGCGTATTGTTATTATATAACTGCGCACATATTGAAGACATAAGCGGGGTAGTCAATGTGGATACGCTAGATATTGGAATGTGTAAACGTATTCGAACCCTACACGGACTGGATAAGTTGAAGGCATTTCACGCGTGCGATTGTGATGCATTGGAGGACGTGAGCGCATTAAAAAATGCAACCATAGTATCCATTAGCAGATGCCCAAAGATAACCAATGTAAGTATGTTAGGGGATGTGGAAACACTCCATTTGAGGGGGTGCAATAACGTGGAGGATGTGAGCGCGTTAGGAAAAGTGAAATCATTAAACATTAGCTTTTGCAATAAAATAAAAGATGTGCGCGCATTGTCGGGCGTGGAGGTGTTGGATATCACTGGGTGCGACTCGCTGGAAGAAACATCCTTCTTAAAAAATGTGCCGACGCTGATAAATAATAAAAGTCGTTCCATTCTGAATGGAGTGCGCAAAGAGTTTGCGCATTATGTAAACCGACATCTTATATTGAGCTAGGTATAGTGAAACAGGTATAGTGAAACAGGTATAGTGAAACAGGTATAGTAAACCAAGTATGATAAATAATAATTGTATATATTGAAAACGAGTTAAACTTAAAGAGATATTATTATATATGGAGTTCATCACATTACAAGAAGATACAGAAATAAATACAGATACAAATATGAATGCGGATACGGAGGAAATGTTGCAAAATATGTGCGAAATGGAGGATTCCTATTTTGAAAGCAGTATGGAAAACGAACACGTAAAATCCGCCTTTTTTTTACCTTTGCCGGAACCAAATGCCAACTCCGATTCGGATGATATAAAAGAGGAGGAGGAGGTCCTCCTGTCCCCCATAAAAACCAAACCTACCATCCTCAATGGGGTTCCGGTGGTTTCCTCCAAAATATATGTAAACAACATTGATAATTTGGACAAGTTTTTAGAAAACGAGCGCACCTGCAATGAGAACGATTCGTGGAGCAATCTGGACAAAACCGCCAAAATACGCAAGCTAAATGTGTTTGCGCTGGAGTATGCCAAACAGCACGAGCTAAACGAGGCGCAAAGCGAATTACTCGGAAAGTTTCTAAAAGAGGCGCTTGACCATAAAAAAATCCAGCGCGTCAAAGATGTCGTCTACGACAAAACCACGGGGCTTATCAAATCCATTCCGGCGCTCGCGTTTAATAAACCGACGAATCATTTTACGCTCCGGAATGTGGATAAGCGCGTGTCTACCTTAAAGAGCTTGCCCCCGAAAAAGAATGTGCGAAGCACGGCCAAGCAACCACCTACTATCGCAATAGATAGTAAATAAAATGCGTCATTACGTGCGCGAAGTTGTAAATAATATTATGATGTATTTTATACATTATAATATTTATGGAGTGATTTATAATGGTGTGATTTATTTTTTTATTTTTAACAAGCACTTTCCAAACGTGCCAGGCACCTTTTTCTGTTCTTCCTCCTCTTGTTCTTCTTCCTCATTGTCCTCGTCATCCGTAGATGTTTCGATACATTGTTTGGTTCGTGGTTCCTCTCCTTCCACCGCAGGCGGTTCATAAATATTTTTCCATTTTGCAATAGGATACGTATATGTATCCGCGCCAATGATTTTGTATTGCTGTTTTTTATAATACGCTTTGCGTTTGAGCCATTGCTTTTGGAATGGTTCGTGCGTGTCTACAAAATCATATATGATTGGATGGCTGTATGCGTGCTTTGCGCGCAAGATGCGCCCCACGATTTGTATAATATCCGTCTTGGGAGAAATCAAAAACTCCGCATTCAAGGAAGGAATGTCCAACCCTTCACTCGCCATTTGGTAACTGCTTAGTATGACTTGCTGTTTTTCACTGCGTTTCAGCTCTGGCTCCGACATCCCGCCAACATAATACCCAACCGACGCATAATTCTTGCACACAAACTTGTTGTAAATGTATTCCAGCACATTCAGGTTATGAGACATTATAATCGTGTGCGTTCGCTCTAGTGGCTTCACGTATGGGTTCTCAATGTAGTTCTGCTCAAACGCGAGACGCTTCCCACAATCTGGGCATTTGGCGGGTTTCTTGGTGTGCTTCACTTCTCCCGTTTTTTTATTGACCGACTGCTCAAACGTGTGCTTGGCGTGCTCCACCGAGTGGTTTAAACAAAGCAAGCAATACTTGACCACTCCACAACACGTGTTCTTCAACAAATAGTTGTCGTTTTTATTGCATATCCCACAATTGGGGACCGCTTGGTCCATCTCCTTCTTGTGCTTTGCCGCCACTTCTTTGTCTACATTGTCCACACGGATGAAATCATTTAACACGCTAATAATAAACTCGGTTCGCTTGCTATAAGAGCATATCTTGGTAATCATGGAGGGCAATTGGGGCTGACCTCGGAAGTCCAGAATGGTATTATTAAAGTCCTCATCTTTAGAGATGTAGGTCAGCGCGCGCACTTCTACGGCGTTTTCTTGTTTTCGGAATGCTTTGTATAAGATATCGCCCAAAAACATTTTAAACACTTTGGTGGTGCCGTCTTTACGGTTCATGGTAGCAGACAGCCCAAGCGTATACTTGGTCACTAGCTTAAACAGGGCGCGACTGAATACTTCACTGCTGATGTGGTGGACCTCGTCAATAATCGTGAGACCAAAGCTGTCAAATAGACTGGATGGGTAGTCCTTCATAGAAAGGGATTGAAGCATGCCGAGCACAATGTCCTTGTCCTCAATATCAATGATTTGCCCTTGTATCCTGCCGATGCGCGCGGTTGGAATGAATTGCTGGATTCGCTCTACCCACTGGTTTAATAAAAACTCCTTGTGAACAATGACGAGCGTTTTTTTGCCGAGTTTAGAAGCAATGTAGAGCGACAAGCTGGTTTTGCCAAAGGCACAAGGAAGGTCAAGCAGCCCGCCACCCCCGTATTCAGGGTCTTTGGTGACCGTGTCCAAGTAGGCTTGCACCGCAGGAACTTGGTTTTCGCGCAACGCGCCATTAAAGGTCAACTGTATGTTGTCGCCTTCGGTGATTTTAAACTGGGTGGGTTTGCCAAAGTGGAGCTCGCCGAAATAGCGTGGAACATAGAGCTTTCCAGCGGATTCGCGATATGCGGGAAACGTGACACCCGCATCTTTGGAGCCGGGGCCAGACACAAAGGGTTTGACTGTTAGCTCTTTGCGTATGGTTTCTTGCTGCGTTAGATTGAGTTGGGATTTGGATAGGGTGTAGCCTTTTGGCCCAAGATAGGTGGCAAAGACGTCTTTCATATTTGCAAAGGGACTTGCGTTCGTAAAAGGGCTCGATGGGACGAATGCAGACATTGGATTCACACGGATTGGGTTGGGTTGGATTTATTGATGTAAGGAGGAAGAGTATGAAACTATAATCTGTATGGCGCGCTACATTTAGGTTGTTTTCCATAATGTGTAAGAAATAAATTATTATGATATAATATACAATGGAGCAGATGAAGGATTTATTTGAACCAAAAAAACGTAGCGAAAATGTATTGGTGGTATTGTTTGCATTTTATTTGGTAATGGGCTTTACCATGCCAATGCCGATGGCCAAGATGATTGACAGCCCCGCCGGCAAGGTCCTCGTGCTAATCAGTTTGATGGCATTGTTCACCTATGGCAATCCCCTTTTAGGTGTATTGGGCGTGTTGGTTGCTTACAAGCTAATCACGAATGCCGCACAAGTGACTGGAACAGGCCCCATGGAGTATTATGCCATCACGGAAGAAAAGAAGTGGCAACCGTTCCCCAAAATGAAAGAGCAGGCCTACACTTTAGAACAAGAGATGGTGAAAAAGATGGCGCCGATGGTGAATAAGAACTCTTCCTCTGGCAAAGCATCCTACAAACCCATTTTGGAAAACTTGCATAACGCAGAGCGTATTGTGTATTAATTTCATAACCGTTGTTTAAATATTATATATATATATTATAATGAGAAAACAGACACGCAGAAACTCGCACAAGAACAAGAAATTGCGTTCACAAAGCCGCAGTCAACGAGGAGGGGTAGGAGGAAAATATGCGAATGACGAGAACTTAGGAAACGCATACAAGTTTGCAGCGGAACACAACGCATATGCTGCTTCTTACTGGATGAATGAATATTTAAAAAAGAACCAAAACGACACCGCTTATAACAAAATCAAAGATATCAGCGATACATTAATAAGTAGCTACAAACGTTTTACCGATGTTTGTAAACAATTTACGCAATTTTTTGAAGACGATATTGAGAGAAACAGTGATAGCAGTAGCAGTGATAGTCATTAAACAAACTGTTTGAATACAATAATTTAACCCAGTATATATTCTACCTGAATAAAATATATACAATGTATGATTTCTCATCTATTATCATTTATGTATTCTCATTTAACCGCGTTGTTACGTAATTACACAGGGATTACATTAATCCACCTTTTTTAACAGAGCCCGCGCGCCAAATATGAGCCCTGCAAATATAAAGGTGCTGATGAGGATGTTTACGGGGTCGCTGTTTAATATCCGGTTCGCGGACGCATTTCCCCCCTTGTTCTTGACGACTTTGGTTTCCCCGCTTGCCCCAGTGGGACTGCATTTAATGTATATTTTGTTATCTTTGGATTGATTCGGGCGCTTATTGTTGTAAAACAGTTTCCCGCCCGTTTTTGCCACGTAACGGCTATCCTTAATAATATTTTTAATGTCGTATAAAGTGTCTTTGCCGATGCGAATGGCTCCTTCGTAGGAGTCAAACACGATGTAATCTACCGTGGAATTAAATGGCTGGTAGGGCATCGGACCAGTATACACATAATACCCGTTTTTAGGAATAATCTCATTTAGCTTAAACCCAGTGAACACATTGGTGGTTTCGTTCACATTGGGCGTCTTTTTGGTGGCTTCATACACAATATTGTTTAACATATCTGTATTATATCCGCCCAAATCCAGTTTCACAATTGGCACACACACAAATAGTCTGTTTCCAGTGGTGACCGGACTGTGCTCAATAATGAGCTCTCCATCGGTTTGTCTACCGTTAAAGGTGTGCACGGAGGGGAAATATAGCCGTATTTTGTCTATTCTGTATTCGGCGCTGTTATATTTGACTGGAGGAGCAGATTTGTTTTCGTAGGACAAGGAGAGGTATTCGCCTTGGTTGGTGGCGACCGAATTGCTCGTTCCATAGTTGAAAGAATAGGCGCATTTGTAGTCGCATTGTCCTTTTACATTTTTTTTTGATATATCTACAGGAAAGTTTTGACTGGCAGGGGTGCTCATTACTTTATGTGCATAAAAATAATATACGAATCCACAGATTATAATAAATCAAAGGATTCTATAAATAAAACCACACTTATATTAATAGATAATGAAGCTAACCAAAGGGAAAATAAACAAATGGCTGAGTTCCGCGAGACACACGAAAAAGAATCGGAAAGATGCGAGCAAACTCGCGCCCAAGTCAAGCGCGCCCCATTTCACGTTGCGACACACCAAAAAGCCTCTCAACTTGGCGAACAAAACACTAAGTCGCTGGAAGTAAAGGGGGAAAGGATGGATTAGATGAAAGGAAGATATTTAATCGTATTGTTCTCATAAATCGTGACTTTAAACGGCTCCCCATACCCTTGCACAAACACAACGTCGTTGTTGTAAATGATATCCACGCCATACTCGTTCATGGCATCTTTGCCATTACGAATAATGGGCAACTTAATATTGTGCTTGGTCATCGTATAGTATTGCCATTTGTCGCGGTTGGAAAAGATGGGTTTTCCTAAAAGGGCCAATATCTTCTCGGGACTCTTTGACGTAGGGGTTAAGATACCCACTTGCCGAAAGGTGGACTCCACCGCGCCAATGTTGGTGGATACGTTAATGGGGACTCCCCTTGTAGGCACCGAAAACGGGGACATATTTACCAAATATCGTTCGTCTTTTAATGGAGGCTCGTATGGGTTCATAAGCACGTCGTTGGGTGCATTGGTATATGCGTAGTTTGGGCGAGCGTGTATCCCCGACCCTGCGTATCCGTCGGAGCGGATATGTTCTTCCTTAATAATAATTTTATCATTGTGCGCCACTTGGGTCGGGTTACGCGAAAACAATAGCGCGACAATAATGATACACAATACCACCACAATGACTAAAGACATATTTTCAATGCAAACAACACCCGGCATACATCGTGGCATAACTATATAATATATAATGCTTTTATTTTGACGCAGGGATTTCCAGTTACCGCGCGGATGGTAAATTATACATTATACATTATATTTGGCTCAACTGGTAGTTGTCTTATTTCTTTTCCGGTGCACTCAGTTCGGACGCGGTAGACGCAAGCCCTTGGAGCTTGGACATATCAAATCCCTTTAACAAAGTGTTTGCTTGTGTCAACAAGGGGGTCATGGACTGCATGGAAGAAAAGAGGTTCTGTTGCTGTTGCATTAGTTCCATGGTTTCCTTGGTCAACTTATCGATGGCTTGAGGGTCCAAGATGCTGTCCAAATCTTTATACGCATTTAATGCGGTCTTCTCGCCATCTAATTTGGAACCCTTCAGGAGGTCGAATGTATCGGTGTCTACCTCTGTATCCATTGGGGGAGGAACAATCGCATCGTCTGTGATGCGAGTGCTTTCTCTCGTATCCTTCTTTTTCTTGTCCTTTGCGCCCTCCTCTTCTGCAACTTTTTCCTCTTCCTTATTCTCCATTCCTTCGCGAGAACCGTAGGAAGCAACAAAAAAGTTGGCACACAATAAACTGACCGTTAGGATGACGGCCATATTTTTGCTAAAATTAACCATGAGTATGGCGACAAACACAAAGACGCCAATCGCGTTCAGGTTGTTGGCCATTATGTATGACAAGTTGGTCGTGGCGCTCAAAAACAACACGGCATATAAAAAATACTTATTCGTAAATAGCTTGTTTAACGAGGATTCCATAGAAGATAAAGAAAAATACTTCATTATATACTTATGTAATATATTATTTGCGGGTTTCCAAGTGTTCGTTACCAATATAAAAACAAGGTGTTATATAGACATTATAATTAATACAATACAGATGATTCACAAGCGCCATAGCATCGTTGACTTAAAACTATACCACCCAGACAAGTTTGGTGTCTTTATCATGGCACTAAAACGTCTCATTGATTCCGACGACTGGACTCGGGTATGCGGGATTCACGGGGACACATTTAAACCCAATGATAATGGCGTGAAATGCCCTACGGACCCCACCATTGTCACCGACCTCGGGCAAACCGGCGAGCCGTTTTACTGTAAGCATAGCGTGTATTCCTTTATTGCTTGGCACGCTCCATACGTCTTTCAGTTTGAGCTGTTGCTTAATAAATACAACGAGTCTTCGGACAAATCCTATATCACGCTGCCTTGGATAGACCTCACGGACTTTTCGGCGGATTATCAGTTCATGAATCAACCTGATATCCGTATATTATACGAAGGGGAACGCATCACCACCGAAAATCCGCTTGCAGGCGCGTATTATTATGTGAACGGGGTCAAGACAAAAACGACGCGCAATGGATTTTTGTCTCCTTCTACACGCAAGCAACGCATGCAACTCAATAATGTTCGCAAGGAGCTCGGTCGCGCGATGAATGCGCCGAATTATGAGACGTTTAGTTCTGCTGCGGGGAATAAAGTGACGTATACCCCGCTAGAAACTCCGCATAACAGCTTGCACGATATTATCGGCGGCAAAAACGGGAATATGTCCAGCATAGATATTTCCGCGTTTGACCCGATGTTTTGGTTTCATCACTGCAATATGGACCGTTATTATTGGAACTGGACATATGAAATCACAAATCGGTTTTCGCACCCAATTTATCCAAGGTATATGACGGACGCCACCGCCAAGGAGCGTTGCGCGCCGTTTGGTAGCCATTCCATTTACTCACACGACTGGAACACCTACGATTGGGGGTGGCGAAACGGGTCCAACACCTATGCGCACGTAAAAGACGTGTTAGACTTGGTAAAGTTCCCTTATTATTATGACAAGATGGATGCGGCTCTGGAAAAGGAGCCAATCGCAAGCAAGTGCCTCATTATTGACTTTCACACAAGCCCATACAATGTGCAAGAGACACGATGCCTTGCGAATACATACAAGAACACGTGGATTGAGCTGTCCGATATCCCAATCCCGCCGGAATCCGTGGAGATTAATGCCTATATTTATGAAAAGGGCAAGCCACTGGACAGGGAAACCGATTACGCAGGGAGCGCGTTTTGGTTTGGCATTGATAGGGCCAAGATTCATTGCCCGCGCTGTTTGACTGGGAAGACCAACTTGAAGATTGATATTAAACAGTTTATGACTGAAATGGAAATTGACGAAACCAACATTGATAATTACAATATACTCATTGAGGGGGAGGGGTTACTCTCGGGAGAGCAGGAGAACAGCGTATTTCGGGTGTATACAGAGAGCGAACTTGTTCAAAATGGCGCGTCCCAGTTAGTATGCTGGGTATAAAAAATTGAAATCATTTGTCTTGTTATATGCATATCAAAAATATATATAACAACACGACTACGTGACTCCATTCGCAGTAGCAGTATGGAACAAGTAAGAGAAAGAGATTTAATATATGAAGAAAACCATGTCGCCTATGACGACTACCATTTACCAGAATATGGCGGAGGAATCAAATGTAAAAATTATGAAGTATGTGACAATGTGCTCGGTAGGTGGCATTTTGATTATAAATGCGATTATTTGTGCAACTCGTGCGACGTGACCTTTGGGAGCAAAATATTAACCATCGGGGCAGATGACCATATGGAATGCCCCGTATGCTTGGAAACCGCGAAATGCGTAACGCACCTGAATTGCGAGCATTATGTGTGCATTAGTTGCTTCAAAAGGTGTTATTATGGGGATAATAGCGGGGAGCCGACCTTCCCTTACCCAGAAATAGAGCAGGAATACTATGAAGACATCCTCATAGAAAATGCCAAATGGATACACGACTACCCGTTAATTAGTAGTTACCACGATAAATGGTATGAATGGAATGAAAAAAGAAAACAAAAACACTTGTCCGAGCAATACTTACGAAATTGCCCGCTATGCCGTAAATGAGTCGCTTGCCCCACAACTATTTATTTGGAACCAGCAGTTAATTGATTGACGTCCACATCTTGTAACATTTTTTTTGCGTTTTCAATAAAGGGCGTTATGGAGTTCATAAAGGTAAACAAATCTTTTTGGCTAGACATCAGTTTGGTGGCCCCCTGGGTGAGCCCACTTATTTTGGAGGGGTCCAAATAGTCAAAACCATCTGGACGCTTGGACTGTAGTTTGGGTTCCATTTCCTCGTCGTCGGATTGGTCCGAGTCATCCTCTTGCATTAAGGAGAACTTGGCGGTTGCCTTGGCGGGGCCGGGACCTGGAGGTGAGTTTGCCTTTTTTCCAAGAAGTTTATTCAGTTCGGCTTGTTGCTGTGCTTTTGCCTTTGCATCTGCCTCTGCTTTTGCTTTATCCGCGTTCGCTTTGTCCGCTCTTGCTTTTTCCGCATTCAGTTTATCTGCTCTCGCTTTATCCGCTCTTGCTTTCTCTGCTCTGGCGTTATCCGCTTTGTCTTTCTTTGCCTTGGCAGCCGCTTTTTTTCGCGCATTGTGCGCCGCGAGGTCAGTCTCCGCGTATTTGAGGTCTTTTTCTAGTTTATCTATTTCTGTCTTGGTGTCTCTCTTATTTCCTTTTATTTGTTCAATTTCGGTTCTGAGTTTTTCATTTTCTTCCTTTAAACCCTTTATTTTAAGTTCTAAGTTTCTTTTTTTTATTTCATTGTCTGAAGACTTGAGTGCAGTTGCTTTGGCAACGGGGTCTTGAATATTCATCACGGACTTTTCTAGATTGTCGCGTTCGGTTCGGTATTTATCTATAGACGCTTTGTTCTGTTGTATTTTTGCATCCCTTGTTGCAATGCGTTGATTATGGCTATCTCGTTTCTTTATATTGTTCTTAATACGTTGCTTTAAATAATTTATTTTGTCTACTCGCGGGTCTCTTGAAGTAGATGTGAATCCTTCATAGGTGTTGACGCCCAGATTGAACAATTGGGACAATCCGAGCCCAACCATGAACACAATGGCCCAGTTTTTACTAAAGCCTTTGGCAACAAGCACTATAAAAATAAATAGCGCGACATATTCAAACTCGTGATACATCACGTGCTGCAGATTTACGAACGCACTAATTGCGCTCACTGCGTATAAAAAGTATTTATTCAAAAATAGTTTATGGGTAAATAACTTATCTAATGCGTATAAGGGCTTCATTATTATATATAATAGGGTATAAAATTATGGCAACATTTTTATTTTTTGTCGCACTATAAAATTGAATTAAAATACGGGGTTTATGTCTAGTCAAAGACATATAACACATCTCCAATACAATGGATTCATCCACGGAACAAAACCATGGAACAAATGAAAATGAAAATGAGAATAATGATGACGAGGAATCGGAGCTCAGCAGTAATAGCGAGGAAGACAGTTATGATACTAGCGATTCAAACAGTGATGCAATGAGCGAAGTAAGTAGCGACGAGGTAATCGCGCACGGTCGGTTCCATTTGGTGACTGTATGCGTATACAATAGCAAAGTGCACGGTAGCCCAGAGTGCGATGGGCATTACCTTGTCTATTCTGCGTTAATGCAAACGAACTATTATACTCGGAGGGTCCTCCACAATATAAAAGAGATGAACGCATTTTATTCGAACCGTGTAAGAAACCATCGCTTTATAAGAAATTATAAAGTGATTACAAATAGCCAATATGTGTGCTCTCCTCAGATTGCGGAATGCATTTATTTGCCAGGCGGGGAGCACGTGGCCATTATTAAAACAATGTATATTCGTATCATCCAGCGCGCCTGGAAGAAGGCCTATGCCATGCGGACAAGCGCATTAATGAAAAAGTTTCGCCCAACCAATATTTTGCACCGGTTTGCGCATGGCACGTGGCCGGAATGTTGCACTAATCTGCCTACCATTCGTGGGATATTAGCGTATATGCGTTAAACACGATTAGTTTTGCGTTGCCTTTTGACTACGAGTCCGTGAAGTCGTTCGCCTGCGTTGGCTCGTGCGCATCGACGTTCTTTTTTTTTCTTCTGGAACCACATAGCCTCCATATTTTACCGCATATTTGCGCGTCTTACGGTTCTTTTTCAAGCGGTAAGAGCTATGCATACAGCGAGAATGTGAACGGTTAAGAGTGTGATAGATGGTTCCTACAACGGAACTCACTGCGTTCATGGTCTTTTCTAAAAGCATTATTATATATTATATTGATAAAAAATAATATATACTTGAAGGACGTAAACTTTAAGGGTGTAAACTTTAAGGGCGTAAACTGGTTATTAACAGCTAATTTTGTAGTTGTCGCATTCGGTTTTGTGGCTCTTGTAACCATACCAAGCATTGTATCCCTGTTGTTTCCAAACAATGTATGCGCAGTTGGCGTTCGTTTGGCAGTCAAACAAACTAGAGCAAGACATATGGCATTCATTGTATTTGGAGGTGGCATCTCCAGAGCACCAGTAGTAACTATTGATTTGGGTTAATCCATAATCGGTAGACCCATCGGTGTTCTTATTGGTAGCATCGCAGTTAAATGAGCTTTCGTATTTGCTGATGCAAACCATCGTAGGCACGGATGTTTGGGGAAACCCCGCGTTCTTCAAATAAGTCGCGACTTGGCATTCGGATTTGTAGTTGGCCTGAAGCGCATCCGGACTATCGTAGACGCACGTCTCCTCTTGCTCGATTTCAACATATTTATACTTGTTGTCTTCTAAATATTGCGTAACCTCCTCGTCATACTCGCGATAAAAAGTATCAATATCTCTTGTAAGGACCCACAGGGAAACACCGGATGGACTAGTGATAATACTGTATTGGTATTGCCCATCTTTGACTTCTCCCAGCTTGACCACCCAATAAGGAGCATCCACTGGGGTGCCATCTAAGTGAACGGTCAGCTGACCGGGCTCGCTAGTATTTTTATAGTATGCGTAGCCGGCGATTTGTTCCAGCTCATCTTGCGCATTGAGCTGGCTATTCAATACGCTAACATATCCATTAACTAGCGCACCATATTCGGCGGTGATGCATTTGCCATAGCCCTGAAAGATTACATTTGTAGGAGCGCCATAGACTTGATACCAATACCCCAAATAGCTGTCCAAATCCAATTCCGATACGGTGTTTACGGCAGAGGAGCTTTTGTAAACCCGAAGGCTCCTTTTGTGGACACCTTCGGCCAGACCTAACATTCCGAGGCAAAGTGTGCGAAACATTGTGACGAGTCCCATTCTATATTTATATATCAATATTTTTTTAACTATTTTGAGATATTGAGATATTGAGAGTTTGTTATTTTTTAGATTCATATTATTTTACCACGCGTAATGCACTTGCGCGCGCAACCGTTGCATCTCTTCTAAAACACGCTGCTGCTCTTTGCGCACGGAAACGAGCTCCTTGTCAATGACAATATTGTTGTTGATTAGATAGAGCAAATATTCTTGGAGTGCATTCAGCGCAATGAACTCCTTACGTTTCTCGTTTAAAAGCGCGTTGTATATTTCTTCGTATTGCTGTTTTACCTCTGTTAAATATGGGTTTTCCGTTTCATACTTATTGAGATACTTGCGTTTGCTCATGAGTAGTTTCTTTTTGTTTTCGATTTGTGATTCCAATTGGGCAAACATATCTTCCTTCTCCTCTTCACTAAAGGAAGAGATTGGGTCTACTAGGGGGTCTTGGTTATCTGGAGTGATGTATTCATTGAGTTCATTCTCTTCCTGCGAGTCATCATATTCGTCGCTAGAATACACATTCACTGCATCCTCTTGTTCCATTACATCCTCGGACGGTTTCTCTGGGTGGTCCGCTTGCAAATGCACATCTCTGTTTTTTGCACTGCGGTCACGCCTATTTGTTTTACGATTTCGTTTGATGCTTTGCTTTGCCATAATAATTACACATATTAAAAAAATAAGTTATGACGGCATTATTTTGCTGTAAATGTGCACACCAATGTATAGGTATATCGGTTTGATAAAAATATAAAGATTCTTTTTATAATTAACTATTAAGTAATGGAGATAATAAACAATTTGGAGTGGTATTTTGATGACCCCAAAAATGCGATATACAGGTATACAGGGATGAAGCTTACCAAGTTCGCATTGAAAACAGTCGTGTTTGACAATTCAGTCAATGAACCGGTCAAGTTTTGTTTTCCCCTCAATGACGACTTCCGTCTAACAGAAACGAGAGAACTGCCGCGTCCGATTACGGTAGAACACGTGCTAACTTTGATAAGCGACTTTTATGACGAATCGTTAAAGACAGAACATATTGACAAAGCCTTTGAGGGGAATGAGGAATGGAAGGAAGAAATCTTGGACCGGTATGATGGTGATATGAGTGAATTGAAGAACTTTGACGTGTTTGAGGATACTTGCGCACCCGACTTTTGTGGCATTCATTTGATAGAACCTCCAAGCGAGAATTCAGGCGAGTATTTTGTTGGAGTCGGTCCGGAATAGCGCGTTTGTTTTCAGGGGGTCCTATCATTTGGTTGTATACACAGATTTTTATATATGTATATATAAATATATAAATATATACATATAAATATATACATATACACCATACCCAGTGCGCCCTCCAATAAAATAATGCAAACCGAAAAATGAATTAAAAATATTTTTGATTAAATAATATCTTTCTATATAAATATTTAGGATGTCAAAACACAATACTGAACCTTTGCTAATACCAGACGATAAACGCTTTGTAATGTTTCCAATTCGTGACCAATCTATATGGGAAATGTATAAAAAACAGGTGGCTTGTTTTTGGACGGTGGAAGAAATGGATTTGTCCAAAGACCCCGCCGATTGGGAAAAACTCAATGAGGACGAGAGGCACTACGTGTCTATGATTCTCGCTTTTTTCGCCGCCAGTGACGGCATCGTGTTGGAAAACTTGGCGCTCCGCTTTTTTGGCGATGTCCAACTGCCCGAAGCGAGAGCATTTTACGGGTTCCAGATTGCAATGGAGAACTGCCACTCCGAGACGTATAGCTTGTTGATAGAGACATATATTAAGAAAGAGGAAGAAAAGGACCGGTTGTTTAATGCCATCCAGCATTTCCCTTGCATTAAGAAAAAATCCGATTGGGCGCAAAAATGGATACACGATAACCGCAGTAGTTTTGCAACTCGGTTGGTGGCGTTTGCGTGCATTGAAGGCATTTTCTTTTCAGGTGCGTTCTGCAGTATATACTGGATTAAAAAGCGCAACCTGTTGCCCGGGCTTACGTTTTCAAATGAGCTCATTTCCAGAGACGAAGCACTACACACCGAGTTTGCGGTGTTGTTGTATAGCCGGTTACAGAAGAAGATTGGAAAAAACAGGATATACGAGATTATTAAGGAGGCGGTGGAGATTGAGACGGAGTTTATTTGCGATGCGTTACCGTGCCGATTGATTGGTATGAACTCGGTATTGATGACCCAATACATTCAGTTTGTGGCGGACAGATTAAGCTTGCAACTGGGATATGATAAAATATACAATGTATCGAATCCGTTTGATTTTATGGAATTGATTAGTTTAGAAGGGAAGACCAATTTTTTCGACAAACAAAACAACGCCTACGCGTTGGCCGACAAGGTCACCAAAAAGGATACGATGTTTGATTGCAATGAAGACTTTTAGGAATGTTCCGAGAATTATTTTATTTGTATTTATTTTCGCAGAACTTTTGAGTTTGGTTGTATTATTTTATATGTAATATATAATGAGTAAGTCAAGAAGAGTATACAAACGAAGGTCGCAAAGCCAAGGCCGAAGCCAAGCACAAAGTCAAAAGGGAGGTAAGAAGTCCATGAAGATGCGGGTCCGCGCACAACGCCGCACACAAAGCCAGAAACGCGGCATTGCTGGTGGTGCGGTTCTTTTTACTTTGTAAACAACACGACAAGTTATACGCACATTTGTAATGTAGCAAATCTATGAAAAAAATAAATATATGACAGATATTGTATATATTTATAATTATTTATATAATTTTATAACGTTATTTGCGGTTTGCTTATGGTAACGAGACCAAATACATTATTTCCATTACTTTATTGTCGCGATTTTTTAGGTTACGGCACCCTTTAAACGTGTCATATTTGATTTCGTATTTTTTTACGCAATAGGGCGCAAACAGCTCGTTCCAGTCGCTGGAATCAATAATCCCTTCGTTATTGTATGAGATGAGCAAATACTTGGATTTGGTTAGTCCGTTGGCAATCAGGGTTCGCATTGCATTCACTGCAGGAATATGTTTGTTGTAATCGGATTTGTTCCAGTCGGTTGGTATGCCCGATACATCGGATATAGACAGCGGCTCTTCATTCTTTGCAATTACATTCAGCATAAAATAATTGCTGCCATATGGGTGCTGGTTGTAAGGCGGGTCCAAATACATTATGTCTATGTTGTCGGGTAGTTCGGTAACAAATGTGTTAATGTCTTTATTAAAACAGTGCGCCTGGAATCCGGGCTCTTGGTTATTCCAAACGGGCATATCTAACTGGATGGTTTTCATAATGCGCGACAATGCGTTCTCTGCACTCCCGCCAAAACAGCCCAGCTCTCCCTTTTTGTAAAAGCCTTTAAACACCCCTGCGGTATTTGTGTGGATGCTGGCGCGATTTAAAAGGGGCACCAAGCAATACACGACGAGTTCCGGTTCCACAATATCGCCAATGTATAGGCGCAACGTGTCAATAATCAAGGCGTTCTCTCTGGTATAGAAGCATCGTTCCCCGAGTTGAATGTGGTTGGTGTCTTTTGGCGCATATAGCTTGCAAACGATTCCTTCGACAAAGGGACCGTGGACGGCAAGATAGTTCATCATCTCAATGTGCTCGGCAATTCGCACCTGTTGTTCCATTGTTGGCACGACTAGATAACATTGCGCCATCAAATGGGAATACAACTCCAAATCATTCGAATACAAGTGGTCTGCCAAGTAGCTGAGCTCTCGTGAGACTACGGATGACCCAGCGAAACCATCTACAATGTTCAGCTTACATTTCCCGATTTGAGAAGCGACATCGCTCACAATTTCGCTGATATTACGCACCAGCTTTCGCTTGTTCCCAATGCACGTCAGCATTGTCTGAAACACAAAGGCGTCTTTTGAGTTGTTTTCAGTTGCATTTTCACTGTGCTCTGCGCTCATATGACTTGATAGAATCTCAATGAGCTCGGATTTGGTTTTGGATTTGTATTTTTTTAATTGCCATTCTTCGCATTTTGTCAAGAGCTCTGCTCTCGTTAAGTCATTCATATTATTCATCGGAGTTGATTCCATTATTACGTATAAGTATATAATCCGTATATACTTTTATAAATGAATCAATTTTATATACAACGCGTAAAAAAAGGCATTCGCCTTCTATTATTGCAAAGAGTATATTTTATATTTTATATTTTGCGTGTTATTTTATTTTTGTATTTTGTATTTTTTGTTTTATAGATGATGTGTCTGTTTGATTTCATCCATTACGATATCAATGACCCGCGTGCAAATGGTAACAATTTCCTCTTTACGCCACATGGACGACCCGTGCTTCATTGTATCCCACTTATGCGCTTTCACAAACACGGACGCAATGGATTTGCCGCAAATGTTGTTAATACGGATATCGGGAACAATGCCATTTACTTGTTCCATCAGTTCTTCCTGTGTTTTGGCTGGCGTCACTTCTACGTAGTGATTGGTAATTCCCATATTCATCATATCAATTCTGCGCGAGATGGTCTCGGAATGGTGTAAATCGCATCCGGAGGCAAAGAGCACATAGGGGAATATATTTCTTCCTGCAAATATCATCTCGGCGCCTCGTATGTTTTTTGCAGCGCGCTCAATGGCGTTTCCGGTGGATTGGCGTGGCTTATTCTTTTCAAAGAGTTGGTCATTGGTTCCTTGCACTTTGTCTTCTACAATGAGCATTGGGATTTCTTGCCCGTTAATCACTGCAAATAGGATGCCGCCATCTGGTTTCATATACACGGATTTATTGGCTTCGTTTGGACTAGGACCGCCGAATTGATGAAAGGCGAGCTGGCATTCATACAAAGATAGCTTCTTTTTGTGCTGAACCGTGCCACCAATGGTGGAGACAAGGGAGCGCGCATATTCTACAATTTGCTCCATTGCGGAGTTCAAGGTGGACTCGGATACACTGCTATCATCAATTAAGGTTCGCCCATCTGCGTTCAATTGAGTCAACCGATTACTTAAGCCGGCGGATTGAGATTGCGCAATCGGCTCTAAACGGATTGGCTCCATTAAGGTAGGCTCCATTAAGGTAGGTAAGGTGGTTTGGATTTCCATTATATAAGGGATTGCTTTTCGAATGGTAGTTCGCGTTTTTAATTTTGTGTTTCGTATCGGATACAAATACTTTTCAATTTTTTATATTTAGGTATTATATGTTTTCAAATCGTCGTAAAAGACAGCAATTGAATAAGTCAAATTATTATAGCATCCGTGCAAATAATTTGGTAAAAGCCAATGGCCCTATGGAGCAATTAATCGTATACGAAAGGGTCGACCCGCCGGTGGGAAGCATTATGGCCTACACGGTAAACGCATCTCCCACGGGTTGGTTAGTGTGCGATGGTTCTAGCGTGAACAAGGAGGCGTATAGTAAGCTATATGAAGTCATCGGCAACACCTTTGGTGGAATTGTAACAGACTTGTCCTTTAATTTGCCCGACTATCGTGGCGCCTTTTTACGCGGTATTGGCACACATAATGGATACGCAGGTCCTTCCAATATTTCTTCCTATCAGGCGCACGCAACACAAACGCACAATCACACTGCGAGCTCCACTGTTACTGACCCTGGGCACAATCACACACAAAATGCCCATCATCACAGTGCTTCTACCGGTATTACCGACCCTGGGCACAATCACACACAAAATGCCCATAATCACACTGCGTCCACCTCTATTACCGACCCTGGACACGTGCATACACAAAACGCACATAATCATACCGCAAGCACCTCTATTAATGACCCTGGGCACACACACACACAAACTACAATAAATGATGATTTTAACAATAGTGGAGGCAATCCTCCAGGTTTTGCCACGGATAGTGCAGGCTCTAGAACGTGGTCAAACATAAATAGTTCAACAACAGGTATAACTGCGTCTACTAGCGTGGATAACACTACCCCTACTATAAATAGTTCCACAACAGGAATCACTGCGTCTACTAGCGTGAGTAACACTACCCCTACTATAAATAGTTCCCTTACACGCATCGGTGCGTCTACTAGTGTGAATAATACTACCGCCACCAATAATGCAAATACCACCGGTATTACTGTCAACACGTCCATTGGAAACAGCACAACCAATTCGAATCCCGCCGAAACAAGACCGTATAACTATGGCGTGTTTTGGATTATTAAATATTAAGCCAAGCAAACAAACTATGTATTATATAATTATATAATACATTATAACACAAATAATCCAAAGAACCGGACCCAAAATTATGCCTTCTGTGGTTTCCTCCACACGTAGATTTGCTCCTTGTATTTCTGTCCCACATTTTTGCGCGCCGTATCGTGCTTGGGCAGTGTCCTTGAAAACTTTTTCAGCTCAATGTTCTCCGTAGACTCGCCAAATAATGGCACGCATATATTTGTGTATAAACGTTCCGGAACGTTCAGGCAATAAATCCCGCCACAGGGCAACGATTCCCACGTTTTGGTAAATAGGGGGATATAAAACGTGGTGTTCCATTCTTCCTCTGTTTGAAAGGTCTGGTCATTTCCATACAGCTCTTTATTGTAATACGGGGGGGAGGTAAATACCATATCATAGGTGAGCTGGCTATAGTCCATATCTCGCGAATCCATAAAGTGCAACTGTATGTCTGTGCCGGGTGCATGAAGTAAGAGCTGTTCGCGCATTTTATCATAAGGCGCGCGCAAATTGGTATTGCTGTCGATGCCGATATATTTGGGTATTTTGGACACGCACGCGCCGACGAGCCTACCGCCCCACCCCATTGTAAAATCCAGCACGCAATTCGGTTTGTAGCGCTCATAGAGCTGGATGGCAATCGTCGGCCGAAACACGTTCACGCTTCCGTAATAGAGATTGAATATCTTTTTGGCGCGCGCATAGTCGTTTATTTTTGGATTTTCCCTTTTCATATATTCGAGCATATTTCGCGTGGAATTGTCGCGATTCAAGTAAAACTCGCGGTTATACCAAAAGTCATAAAAACTGATACCTTGCTTGGTTTTGGTGTTTAATAGCTCGGAATGGATAAAGTGCTCAATAAACTTGATGCCGACCAGCGATAAGGGAGCCACTTTTTCAATCCCGTTGTCGTGGGCCGTTTTTAATTTGTTCAGGTCCTTTACGCAATCCTCTAAAGAATAGTTTTTCAGCTGTTTGGAAATCGCCACTTTTTCTTCCTCCGAGTAGCTGTGAAAATACATTTCTTATATAAATGTGCAACGCAAAAAAACTTACATCTCTTCCTCACATTAGTATACTCCCACACATTAGTATACTCCACCACATTAGTATACTCCCCCACATTAGTATACTCCACCCAAATGCACCCTTGCGGTCGTGGTTGCTTTTGGCTTGATACCATTTTTTCTGGCATAGTCAGGCGCATATGGGTTTACAGGTCTGGGTTTGACTTGTGTTCCTTGTGTTCCTTGTGTTCCTTGTTGCCTATTATTTACAGGTCTCGGGTATGCGTTGGGAGGATATTTGGGAGAGGTTCCGCGCGAGTTCGGTGCATGAACTTGGGGATTCGGGTGTCCTCTTGGTCCATCTAGCGAACGCAACTGCTGTCCACGAGGCGGGACCGTAGGCGTGTTCAAACGCACAAGGTTCTCCTCATCCGGTTCAATCCTATTTTTGCAAAACGGCTCATTCGTCCAGTTGTTTATGAGCAATCCATTTTGCCCTGTGGGTCTAGATTGTAGCTTGTCTGGATTGATTATTTTTCTCCTTGGCTCTCTCAAATCATATTGGATGTATTCGTCCTGCTCAAAAGGAATGTTGGTTAAAAACGTCAATATATTGATATAATAAATGCGGTCATTCTCTACGGAATATATGTTATCCATTGGGTTCAGGGAGACCTCGTCAATGGAAAGCTCAATGCTATGCGTCGTGCTGAGTCCATTATGCCCGTCATCATTGGAAGCTCTCCATGGGTCTTTGCGATTAATAATACGCGTAATTCCATCAAACAATTGTAAAATATATGGCGAACCAATTGGATAAAAATGGGAACGGTCAATTTTCACTCCATACGTTTCACACCTTTTTTGCAATACATTGTCCTCCCCACCCCACCCCCAATAGTTCGGAAACCCGTTAATCCTTTCAAAATCTCTTCCTGTGATGGCTACAATTCCTCCTAAAGTATAGTTAAACCCGTAATAATGCTTTACTACTCCGTGCGTAGTATAGTAATCAAACAGCTTGTGAAACGGCATCGTATCCAAGTCGTTAAAAATAAACGTGATATCTTTGTAATGGTTTGGATATTTATTCTTGATGGCTAAAAACCCAATGTTTTTGGCGGCTCCACGATTAAAACTGCGCGAATCACATTGGTGAGAAAAATATATCTCATAATCAGTTTCCCCTTCTAGCAAGAATGTCATTTGTCTGCAAAAGAAGAACTTTTGCTGCATACGGTCGCGATAGGGAACGATAAATACGCGCCTTGGAACCACCTTCTCTCCAGAGTCATCCGATACATCGCTGATAGATTGGTTCATTACAGTATATGTATTAGTTGCCTCAAAAAAAATACTTACCTTCTACGCATCGCTTAGTGAAGCTTTGTAGTCTTATTATTTGAAGCTTTGTAGTCTTATTATTTGAAGCTTTGTAGTCTTATTAATTGAAGCTTTGTAGTCTTATTATTTGAAGCTTTGTAGTCTTATATTGGGCGAATCGGTGTATTCACATTATAACGTATACTTTTGCAATATTACTGCGGGGATGAACTCGTTTTGGTATTGTTGCATTTTTTTAAAACACTTGTTAATCGTGACTTCGCTGATTTCGCTCACATTTTTGATGTCGCTTTTGTTCACGTTGAGGTTGCATACTTGGGCGACAAAGAATATTACCCCTGCTGCAATGGAGTGCGGGGTGTTTTCCGGCATCATGTTTTTGCTTTCAATTTTTTTAGCAATAAATTGCGATAGCTTGGTTAGCTCGGTATTGATATTAAGACGACTGCAAAACCGTTCGATAAATGCATCCGGGGTCGTCTTGCAAAACATGGTTTTGTCCTTAATATCGTCATTCTTCTCCAGTTTGTTTAGAATCATTTGCGCGGTCTTGCACCCCTGGGTTGCGCTCGTGACGTCCAAGTTGAACATTTCCGCGAGCTCTTTCGCTGTGCGAGGGCACTTGTTGATGCGACAAGAGATGTAAATCGAGGCAAGCAACAACCCGTCCTTATTCACACCACGAAAGGTCTGCTCGTATTCGGATATTTTTTTATGAAAGCGCATTGCATCGTCAATGATTATTTTAGGGATGCCCGCGATTTGCGCGATAATCGTGATACGCTGGAACTCTTCGTATTGCGACTTTTCTTTATACGGCATGGACTGCCACTCGGTGTAGCGCCGTATCTTGCGCATTTCATATGTGCTACCTCCTAAACACATTACTTTGCACCCATACGAGGATTCCTCCAACAATGGATTGGTTGGCATACCACAACGGGTCGGGTTCACATTGTTGGAATCATCTGCCCCATAAAATCGCCATTCTGCACTTTGGTCCAATATATCCTTGTAAATAATCCCGCACTTGGAGTTTGTGCACGTAAGGAACCCCTCGTCCGAAAATGCTAAACTAAACTGGCATTGCTCGCAATATTCGCGGTCCCCATAGGTGCGATACATACATTCCAATGGGGCTTGCTTTTCTGGGTTCACCTCGTTATCAAAGATGTTCCACAATTTGGTTTTATCCACATTGGTGGGACGTTTTTTTTTACTCTTCTCGTTGGATTTATCTGCACTCATTTTATTTTTCATTACAATAGAAAAAATTAATTCAATTTTATTTTATATTTTGTTCACTATAAGTATATAATGGGCAATGCGCTTTCAATGCAAAATAATATGACAAGCGCCAATTCATCCAATGGTTCAACGACCAACCCTTCTCTACCTAAGAAATCTGGGTCCAATGATAACTTGGACACCATGGAGCAGGCGATTGATTCCATTGCGAGCTACTATATTTTGACATTGGATTTTGTTAGTCTAAATAAACTTCTTGAAAAACAATATTGCGACGACCTGATTGTGCTCACCGCGGACATTATAAATAAACACGTCACTCAAGCCGAGGTGGAATACTTGGAGCAAAAAATAGTAAATGGTGCGCCCAAGGAAGAAATCGTCAAAAAGAATGTCTCCTTTTTCAAACAGTCCGAACTCAACAAAATGGACATTCCCGACCCAGTGAACAAGCAGCGCGCCTGTATTGGGATTGCAAAATATTACATCAAAATCGCGCATCTATTTGCCTCCATTGTGATGACATTAAACCCCGTGTATAGCTATTTGGATAAGACTGGGAACACCGTGAATGTGCCTCTTTATAAAAAAGATAGTATCCCAAAAGGCACCGAAGTCAAATTGGAGGAATATGGGATATGTGGCGAGCGGATTCGCGCTCTGCGAAGCGACAACAAGTATGATGGGTTGCGAGTAGGCGACGCCATCCAAGTGAATCCAAATGTGTGCGCAATGAATAAAAAGATGGACGGCTCCATTAAATCCCTCGTAGACGAGCCGGGCATTCCCGAGTTAATGCACTTGTATTATGATGACAAGTATGACTTTAAGAAGGGGGTATTTACAGGTATGTCGCCCGAAACACAGAAAGAATACGAGAACAATGTGCGCGAGTTTTATGCGCAGTTTACTGGAAACAAAGAGGTGCCAGAAAGCATTAAAGAGTTTCGCGACATTAAATTAAAAGATTACAGCAAGAGCCCTCAATGTGCTACGAATGCGCAGAGTGCAGGAAAGTTCACAAGCGAACTCAAAAATGACCGCACCGAACGGTATACGCTATTTTCTAAATACGCGCAACACGTGCAAAGTATGATGCGGAATGCAAACAAAAATCAAGAAAAGCTCGTGCAAATCATTAACCAACTGTTTGAAAAAAAATCGCACCCGAATGAGGCGGAATCGGTGCGCATTCATAAAGATTTGACGGAAGCCAAGCTACAACAGCTAGTGGTAGATGCGAGAAAGCTAATTATCGAGCTATATTTGAAATGTGAGATGGATTATCAAGAAGGGTTGAACATTTATGAGGCGATTGTGCAGTCAAGCATAGTAAAAACAACCGAGAAACAACTGCGCGAACTAACCTTGTTGAAAGAGAAATACGCAAACGCACGTCCTGTTACCACAGGTATTGGTTCCCAAATTACTGAGGACAAAGAAAAAGAAAAAGAGAAGGAGAAGGAGAAGCCTGAAGAGAAAGAGAAAGAGAAGGAGAATGACAAAGAAAAGCCTGAGGAGAAAGAGATACAAGTTCCGTATATTTCGCTTGACAAACCAATTTCTCCTAAAGAGAGCTCCCAATTAGAGATAGAACAGAAGGAACAAATGAATCAAGAGAATATGGATTCAAAGGAAGAAAGGGGAAAACCCGCGGATATCCCTATGAATAAGGCACGCCTCACCGGGAATGTAATAGATAAACGAGATAAGAAGTATGCGAGCGAGGAATATCTTTTGGCAGGAGAACAGGAAGAAAAAGAAAATAAATAAACTATGAAGAGGGAGAGTGGATTGGTTTGGGTAAATTGGAAACAAACGCAACCCTATTTTACATATTTCCTAAATAATGGGTATTGTTGTATTTATAAAGAAATAAAACAATGTATTGCGAACTTTACAGATTAAAGTATCACGCTTAGACTTGGGCGTTGGCTTGCTTCAACATTTGCTTTTGGGAGTTGGCCTGCTTTTGCATAACCTTCAACATTTGGCTGTGGGCTTGCTTTTGGCTTTGGTTCAACTTTTGCATAACGTTTAAGCCTTGCTTTAAACCTTGCTTCAAGCCTTGGTTTTTGGCTTGGGTCATTCTGACTTTCATGCTTCTGGCACGCTTTTGGGAACTAGCACGCTTTTGGGAACTGGCACGTCGTTGGCTTCTTGATTTGCTCATTTATATATATACGCAATAAAAAAATATAAAGGAGGGGATTCAAAATACAAAAAAGATTCTAAATATTTACCAAATGGTGTCGTTATTTCTCCAATACATGGCATCCCCTTTTTGGACGTTGTGAATACTCTTAAACAGTTCCAAACGCGACAAGGTGCAGTTGGTTCTGTATTTATCTAATGGATGGGGGTTGGTAATCGTTTGCGCCTTAATCGCGCGTTTAGAGATTTGCTGTTTCGCTTGTATGGCGTAGTAGCAGTAAAACGCTTGGAAAGACAGGGAACGAATCGGCACAATATCCTGGTTCTTGTCTTGGAAATCTCGCAAATACTCGTGGCAAATCGCCAACCCCGAAATATCCGCTAAACTTTCTCCTGTGCTCAAAGATGCATCCAGTTTAATACCATCTCTCGCCGCCGCCTCCTCGTATTGCTCTATCACGTCCTTTACCTTTTTGTTAAACTCCTTGCGGTCCTCTGGCGTCCACCAGTTCTTCAAGTTCCCCTTGTAATCATACTGGCTCCCCAAGTCATCTAACGAGTGCGACATCTCGTGTCCCAACGTAAACCCTAGGTGCGCCAAGTTGTATTCAATTCCCCTTTCATCTAAATCAATAAATGGCTTTTGCAAATAGGCGGATGGAATGTAAATGGCGTTCTGGGTAGGGGTGTAAAAGGCGTTCACAATGTAGGACTGGTAACCCACCAGTTTGAGCACTTTCCAGTCAATCAATGGAATGTCAATCACTGGTTTTCCGTGTAGTTTGGTGCACTCTTTCGCGCGCCATATGGAAAGAAGCTCCAAATTGTGCCACGGGTCATCCTCCACATACTCCAATAATGGGTCTTCTCGCATTTTTTCCGGGGTTCCAATAATGAGCTTCATATGCTTTAACTTTAACAATGCGTATTTTTTTGTCTTGGGGGAAAGCCACGTGTTACGTTTGATAATACGGGTAAACACGAGCTTCATATCTTCCGCCATATTGCGCATATACTTGACATAATGCGGCTGGTTGTTTTTGCGCACATATTCATTCGTAATCAGCGTGTTAAAGCACGCCGACACGCCAAATACGGGGAACAAATGTTGGGGGAACATTACACTTTGCCCAGACAGCAGTTCTTCGTTAAAGTGGAAATGGATTTCTCTCCACTCCTTGTGAAACCGAATGAGCTGTCTATAATAGAGGAACAACCAATACGTTCTCCACTTGGGGGTGGTCCAGTTCGCTTTTAATAGTTCCATTGTGCAAAACAAATGGTTCAAGTTGGTCACCACAATTTTGTCTGGCACTTCGGTGTAGCCAATGTGCTTTGAAAAGGCAGCCCAATCAAACCCATACTTGGCATTGGCATCGTGCGCAGAAACTACATTGTAGTAACTCTCCATATCCACTTTCAACTTGGTGCAGTCCATCGCATCCAATAACTCTTTCTCTACCTCAAACACGTGGCGCGGGTTTAGTCCGTGATTTTTTCCCAAACATACTTCAAAAATGTCCTCTACATATTTTATAAACTTGGAGCGAACCATCTTACTATAGGTGGTTTGGAGTTCGGGGTCTTCAAAATACAGGTTGTAATCATATAAGGACAATTGTCCTGGCATAAAGTAGATACTGTAAATGGAGGAGTTTTTCTCATCCGCTTGAATACCCCACACAAGAGGGCATCCCCACGAGACCACTTCGTTTAAGTTGATATAGGCTAAAAAGGAAATCAAATCGCCACCTTGAATATACTCGTCAATAGAGGTCATTATTTTGCGCACATTGTCTTTTACTGCGCGAGGCTCCAGCTGCTTAAACGATTTATACACATTGGATAGTTGTTTGGCTACCTTATTGGTGGGTGCCTCTTTGATGAACTCTTCGGCAATGTTGATTAAATCGCGATACACTTGGTCTTGCGCAATACGGAAATTATCCACTTGCACATAATACTTTTTTTCTTTCTTTAAGTAATCATTCTGCTCTTGTATCCACTTATAATTGATATACGTGTAGTAATCACTGCGCGCGTTAATTTTTGTGGGGGAAAAAGGGATTTTAAACATACGAACCAATGTTTTTTGGTATTTGTCGTTGGTTTTTTGCAAACTATACCTAAATGTTTTCTCGTAGTCTTTTTCCCAGCTTGGGGGGATGGTCATCGTCTGTGAGTTCCCCTTGCAAATCTCATTAATGTCTCCGATTGGCGAGGTCGCGCGCAACTTACGGGTTTTTGAGTTCCTCCGTGGCGCCTTTTTATTTGCTCGTGCGGTTTTCACCATATTATAGTATTATAATATAATGATATTATTTCGTGTCTATTCGTGTGTATTCGTGTGTATTCGTGTGGGTTCTATGTTTTATGCAACGATGAGAATACCTTTATAAAAACTTTTCTTCCACTTTGTCCAAATACTCTTTGTTGTATACTAAACTACCCGAGGGCTTATAGCTCTGTATCGGCGTAAACCGTTTGCTATTTTTATTACGCGAGGCAGACGTCTCTTGGTCCTCCCCACGACTCGTTTTGATGTTAAACATCAGGTCATTCGGGTTATCCGGCTCCTCCATCTCGTTTGCATCATATTCGAGCGCTCCTTTTTTCTCTGACCCATTCACGCGATTCCCATACTCGTCTACCACAATCCCCGTCTTCTTTTTCAACTCGGTGCGCACGTAGGAGGGAACAAAATGCTTCCAAGTAATAAAAATGGTGTTTGGATGCACATACCTTACTAAAAACCCGTTGGACTTTAATTTATCTAACACATAGGCAATGCAACCCGCTTGGTCGTATTTTGGCACACCAATAATAATTTCGGGAATCACATACCAACAGCACATATCGGTTGGGTGTTGTCTAGATGTGAGTCGGATACGAGTATGAATGCGGTTTAGAATCTTATTAAATAAAACCATCTTGTTCATATCGGATTGCTGTTTTTTTTCATACAGCTCATCAATGTTGATTTTTTCTGTAAAATTGTCAAAGTTTTCCAGGTCAAATATGTTTGTCATTTTATATTATGCTTATAACATTAATATAAAAAAAAAGAATGAAACTACCGTAAATCTCGGTAAATCAAATAATATAAAAACTCTTAGCACCATATAATATATTATATTGAATGCCGATTAAACATCTTGTATTCTGTGGCGGTGCGCATTCGGTTTGTCGCACGGTTGGCGCCTTATATGAATTGGAAGAAAAACAAGTATGGAAACGAGAAAACATCCAAACCATATACGGGACCAGCGCAGGAGGGATGCTGGGCGTGTGTGTGTGTCTCGGGTTTGATAAAAAGACGCTACAAGATTATATGATTGAGCGAAAATGGCACAAGTCATTCAAGCTATCGGCCGAACAGTTTTTGGATGCGTTCGTTACCAAAGGCATTCTCGGCAACGATTTTTCTGAAATCATTTTTAAACCATTGTTATTTGCCAAAGGGCTATCCCTCCAGGTTACTATGAAGGAGCTGTATGAGTTCTCAAATATTGAACTTCATATGTTCACATTAGAACTAAATAACTACGTGTTGGAAGATATTTCTTACAAAACCCACCCCGATTTACCCGTGTTAGATGCGATTTTGATGACTAGTGCGGTGACCCCTTTGATTGCACCCGTGATTAAAGACGGTAAGTGCTATGTAGATGGCGGGTTTATCACCAATTACCCTTTGCAACATTGCTTGAACCACGGACATAAAAAGGAAGAAATACTTGGATTTCGTTTTAGTTATTTTGATGAAGAACCTTTCCCTGTAAAAGAGGCTGTGTTGGGGGAGGAACATGCCCATGAGGAGACCCCCACAAATAGCAAAAGAAACATTCGTCCATTAAAGCCCTCCAATCCAATCACTCTGGAATCCAATATTTTTGATTTTATGATTAATTTTATTATAAGGAATGTCATATACATTGGCACGGAGTTCAAACAACCAGAAATCCCGTATGAGGTCGTGTGCGATACGAGGATGTTGTCTTTTGAGATATTTTCTACTTTTGTAAAAACTAGGGATTACAGAAAATTAATGATTGACAGTGGAATCTATTATGCGAATGAGTTCTTAAAGTATCATCCAAATTGTATACAAGAGATAAATGCATATGGGTGCAATGAGGAGGAGGACGATGACGAGGATGAGGTAAAGAGGGAGGCAAAGGAAGAAGATGAAGAACCACTTCCCCATATTGAAGAAAAGACAATGGACTTAGATAATAACCATTTATAATACCGTGTTTAAGAAGTCCAACATGGTGGATTTTGTGGGTTTGGCATCGTATTCAATGACCTGTCCTTCTTTCACCAATTTAATGGTGGGGTAGCCCTCAATTTTGAACTTTTGAATGAGGCTCTCAATTTCCGGAGTTTCCTCCGTGCAGTTCACCTCGGTAAACAACACTCGGTATCCGTTAATGTTGGAGTTGCTGTATTCTGCTTTTAATTCGTCCCACTCTGGCTTGGCAGTCTTGCAATGAGGGCACCAATCCACGTGGAAAAACATGAGTTCGGCTTCTCTATCGGCGGGCTGGGAGCCATCGGCAAGGCTTTCCACCACATCGTCGCCCGTCTTTTTCACATAGTCTAAATAAAAATAAACGCCCGCTACAATCAATAGAATCGCCAGACCCCCTAAAATATATAAACCATAGGAAGACATAAAACTGTTCTCGCTTACTGCGCTTGGCAAAAGGCCTTTTAAAAATGAATCTCCACCAACACTGCTCATAATATATAATATAACATTTTTATAATATATATTGAACGAAAGATGAAGAGGGTGGGGAAAGACCAATTTACTAAAAGAACCTAAAACAATTGACATTATTACTATTAGTAAGACGAACTCATTTTCTTCCTTTGTAATGATGCACCGAACCCCCAATGGACAACTCGTGGAAATAAACAAGATGAAGTTTAAAAATGACGTGGCTTGTTTCACCAAGATTGTCGAATTAAAACAACAAGTGTTGGACACCTTATCCGGTATTCAACAATGGAATGTGTATACGCTAGACACGTCGGTTCATTCAAAACAAGCGAGAAAAGACAAAGTAGACGAATCTGCGGATTAATAGTATTGCGAGGTGCTTGCGGATTGGCCGTATGTGTTTGCGCTTGTATTCTTTGAACTGACCACGCTATATAAGCTATTGAATACAGAATATAACAAGAAAATCAATAACAGCGTGAATATGTGACCATATATGATATTCATTTTTGCTTCGTTAAAGTCCATTTCCAAAAAATCTACATCAAACACCCTCTTGCAAAAAGAAGTGTGCAACAGATTCGCATAAATGATATACATCAATAACAGAATAATCACCACTCTTCCTAAAACGGCGGGAAATATGATATTATTTAACGGTGTAAACATAAACAAAATGATTAATCCGCCGGCAATGCCGGTTAGACTACTTAACCATTTTGTTGTATTCGTGCATTGCTCTGCAAGCCCAAAATCTGACGTGTCATCCATACATATTATGATTATTATTTATTTTTGCTTCGTGCGTTGGTTAGTCTGTCTCCACCGGCTTCAAACTTTTTATGCATTTTTTATCCATCTGGAAGGTTTCTTGTTTTTCTTCCTGTGGGACAATCTTAATGATACATTTTGACTTTTTCCCATACAATGGCACCGTGCATCCCTTCTCCTTTGCTTTCCCTGCAGCCACCCGCTTAAAGTCAAATATGGTTGGCTTTTCCTGGGTGCATCTTGCTCTAAAGTTTTCATACCGGTCGCGAACCTCGCAGTAAGTTAGGTGCACCTTCTTTTTTAACATTCTGTTTACCGTCTCGTGCAATTCATACACGTATTTGGAAAATGATTCGCGACTCTCCATATGGCACGCTCGTATGGGATTCTTTTTATAATTGTTGGCTAGATTCATTCTACAGTATTTGCACGGCAACACGTATTGCAGACTCACCATAAAGTCCTTGTAGTGTTTCTTATCTTCCGCGGTTGGGTTTACAGGGTAGTTGAACGACATAGTGTGCAAATAGGACCACATCATTGGCCCCCATACGGTCGTCAAAAATCCGTCCCCACTGGAATAATCCTGCTTGGTAAAGACACGTTTTCTGGTTTTATTTTTGCTTGATGGGTTGCGTTGTTTGGATGGAATCGTCTGCTTTTTGGTAGACATTGCTATTAATATTATAGGATATAATTTGTATTGCAAAAATATACGTTCGTGATTGAACGCACGTCGTCTTGTATTATGATGTGTTTTATTAAACAAATCATATAATTATATAATTAATAAATGGCTGGGTTGGCTATTCCGATTCAGTGCTACTGCAACTATCACGATTACTAGGGAACTCGTTTGTGCTATCGCTACTGCGGTCGGTTTCTTCCTCATACTCCCAACCAAATATGTCTTTATAACACTCCATATAATCCTCCGCCGCTTGCGCGGGACCGGGGCAACCACAATACTCGGTTAATGCGTCATAGCACTCCCCGACGGTTTCAAAGCCAAACTGAGAGGCGGTCTCTCGCAAGCGATAGCATTGGGTATAATAATGTATAATTTCGTAGCGAATATAGTCTTGGACATTTTGCAAGTGCCTTTTTTTTACCCCGATTTCTTCCTGTAGTTGTTTGTTTTTTTGTTCTAATAACATGACCCTTTTGCGCAGGGCATCATTCTCCTTAATACGGTCACTCTCTTCTGGGGTTGTCATTTTTATGAGGGTGGGTGTGTTGTGTCTTGTATATATTTATATAGTGGGTTCGGTTTAGATTCTTCTTATTAATCTTATTCTTGCGATTGCGATTGTTTCGCGTGTAGGTAACGTTTACATACCGAAACCGGTAAAATCGCTTAGGGCAGGGACCGGCATCTTTTTGCTGTTGAACGCGTTGTAATTCGGAACTAGCTTGCAGTCATAGGATGGCTCTTCGCATCTTTCGCACGCAGGGCAGGGAGGGATTTTCCCCGCTTTTTCCGAGCAGGGAGGCGCTTGGGGACAGGCTGGGCAACTGGGGCAAACCGGAGGGACCACTTGGCTCTTCAATATGTATAAATCTTCGTCCCCCTTTGGGATTTGGCTGGCAGGGACGCCGAGCGGCTGTTGAGAAGCATTAAAATGGTTATATGTTTCTTCCTGTTTTGAAACGGAGCTAGGTGAAGACGATGCAGCGGGGATTGTAGGAGAATATACGGGAGGGGCGGCAGGCGCGGATACAGAGGTAGATACCGGTGGGGGTAGAGCCGGGCTTGGGTTCTCTAGACCTTCTTGTGTGCATTTTCCTCCTAAATAACAGCATACAAACAAACCGAATAACAATATTAAAAATAACATCAACATTTGATTTTGCATATTATAATGTATATTGTGAAAATATTTTATGCTCCCTTTTGTCGTGTGCGTAACTAAGAAATTGAATCTTTTTTCCCAATGAGACGGACACACAAGACAATACCATTACAATAACCAATTAAAAACAACCTTGCAAACAATACACAACAAAATGGCTGACACCAATAGCACAGATATTATGTATGAAGCTTTCAAGAAATCCTTGGAAGAAACCCAGGCAAAAACAGGTGCATTAAATACAAAGAAGCGTGCTCCTGTTCTGCACTTATTGAAGACCCAATATATCGAAGACCCCAATGTGTTTGAAATCGGGGTGGATGAAGCGGGTCGAGGTCCTTTATTTGGAAGGGTATACAGCGGGGCAGTGATTTTACCTAAAGATGACTCCTTTGACCATTCCCTAATGAAAGACAGTAAAAAGTTTCACTCTAGGAAGAAAATCACCGAAGTGGCGGAATATATTAAAGCAAACGCGATTGCTTGGGGGGTCGGGTATTCCACCGAGCAAACCATTGATGAAATCAATATCCTTCAAGCTACACAGCGCGCAATGCATAAAGCGATTGACACCGCGATACAGCAACTAGTCAAAAAGCAAGGCGACGGAGCGGAACTCTACCTCCTCGTGGACGGAAACTATTTCATCCCTTATAAAGACCCCCGCACAAAATCCGAATACGTATCCTATACCACAGTAGAAGGGGGTGACAATGCGTATTCTTGCATTGCCGCCGCTTCGATTCTGGCCAAAGTGGCGCGCGACGATTACATTGACCAGTTGTGCGCCGAAAACCCAGAACTAGAGGAACACTATGGCATTGCAAGTAACAAGGGTTATGGTGCCAAACGCCACTTGGACGGAATCAAAGAGCACGGGATTACCATTTGGCATCGCCGCAGTTTTGGAATATGCAAACACTATTAATACTATCCTTAGGTAAACATTATTTTATTGTATTGTATTATAATATAATGTTTCACGAACTATTATCTGTTATGCTTGGTTTTTTTTCTGGCGCGTATGGCTCCTTTTTTGGCACCTCTGGCGGTGCGGCCGTGTTAATTTTTGGATTAATGGCGTTAAGCATCGTCCCCACACCCACCACTCTTACTGGAACCATGCTTTTTGTTTCTTCCATCCCTCTCGGTTTAGTTGGTCTCTATGAATATCATAAAAACAAGCGTGTAGACTATTATATTGGTGCGTTTGTTATTTTAGGTATTATGATTGGTGCTGTTTTGGGCTCCAAATATTCATTCATATTAAACAAACAAATGGGGGAAGAGTTTGGGAATAAACTCAAACATAGTGTCACGGGCGTCATTTATTTATTATTAAGTGTCTATTACTTTTACACCGGCTTTCACGTATAAATGACCCCAGTAGCTTACGCGGAACAAAACTCGCACGCCTCTTCTTCCTCCTCCTCTTCCAAATGGCTCGCATTGTTACTCTGGGAGGAAGCCTTCTCTGGCTCAATCGTAAACTGCTGGGTCTGGTGCTTGGCTTTTCTTCTCAAGTAGTATATTCCCGTTTTTAATCCTTTTTGCCACGAATAGAAATGCATCGAGTTCAAAATACCGTAGTTCGGGTCCTGAACCCATAGATTCATACTTTGGCTTTGACAAATATAAACTCCTCGGTCCGCCGACATATCAATAATGTGTCTCATCGGCATCTCCCATACGATTTTGTATTTGTTTTTCATATGTTCCGACAGCATCGGCAACTGTTGCACGCTCCCCCCGTTCGCAATAATGTTGTTCTTGATTTGCTCTGTCCATTGCCCTGCTTTAATCAAATCATTCAGCAAATATTTATTTACCACAGTAAACTCTCCTGCTAACGTAGCGCGCTTGTATATGTTGCTCGTAAACGGCTCAAAACATTCATTGAACCCTAATATTTGCGAGGTGCTTGCCGTTGGCATCGGGGCAACTAGAAGCGAGTTTCTTAACCCGTATTCCTGAATGTTTGCCTTTAGCTGGTCCCAGTCATACCTATCTTTGGGTGGAGTCACATTCCACATATCAAATTGTAGCACACCAGAAGACGCAGGCGACCCATCAAAGGAAGAATAGGCGCCAGGGTATTTGTTGATTAACTCCTCATACAGCACGCTATCCACGCTGTTGAAATGGATTTGCATGAGTTCCCCATTCTTTTTCGTGGCTTCGTTCACGCTGGCTCGCAATATTTGCGTGGTAATGTGCGGGGATAAGTATTTCTCGCACTTGTGGTCCACATTACACATTTCTTCCTGTATTTTTATGTGGCGGTCTTTTGCGAGCTCATTGCTTTTTTCTAGCGCTGCGTGATAAATGGTCTCAAAAATCAGTTTGTTCACTTCTTTCGCTTGCTCGCTGTGGAATGCAATGTCCATCATCATAAACGCATCAGCCAAGCCTTGCACCCCAATTCCAATCGGCCGATGCAACAAATTGCTGCGTTTGGTCTTCTTCGTGGGGTAATAGTTGATGTCAATTACTCGGTTCAAATTGTTGGTCACCACCTTGGTAACATTGTGCAGCTTCTCGTAATCAAACACTCCCGTCTTGGCGTCCACAAAAGTAGGGAGCGCAATGCTCGCCAAATTGCACACGGCCGTCTCGTTCTCGTCTGAGTATTCCATTATTTCCGTGCACAAATTGGAACTCTTAATGGTGCCCAGGTTCTTTTGGTTTGATTTTATATTGGCCGCATCTTTATACAATAAATAGGGGGTGCCGGTCTCCATTTGCGCATCCAGTATTTTATACCACAGCTCGCGCGCAGGCATCGTCTTGTTTCCGTGCCCTTCCTTCTCATACCCTTCATACAGCTCCTTGAACTCCGCGCCATAGGCATCGCTTAATCCAGGGCACTTGTGAGGGCACATTAATGTCCAGTTTCCACCGGCTTTCACGCGCTCCATGAACAAATCGGGAATCCACATAGCGTAAAACAAGTCGCGCGCCTTCATGTTTTCGTCTCCGTGGTTCTTTTTCAATTCCAAAAAGTCCGATATATCTGCGTGCCAAGGCTCTAAATAGATTGCAAACGACCCCTTGCGCTTAGACCCTTGGTCGATGTATCGCGCTGTATCGTTAAACACCTTTAACATTGGCACAATGCCGGTGGACGCGCCGTTGGTCCCGCGTATGTGCGTTCCGGTTGCTCTAACATTGTGAATGTGTAGCCCAATCCCGCCGGCCCACTTGGAAATGGACGCGCAATCGTGTAGCGTATTGTAAATCCCGTCTAAGCTGTCGTCTTCCATCGCCAACAAGTAGCACGAGCTAAGCTGGGGATGGTTTGTGCCGGAATTGAACAAGGTTGGGGTGGCGTGGGTAAAATATTTTAACGACATCAAATCATATGTTTCTTTGACTGCTTCCAGGTTGGACCCGTGAATCCCAAGCGCCACACGCATCCACATATACTGGGGGCGCTCAATCACTTTCTTGTTCACTTGAAACAAATAGGAGCGCTCCAGGGTTTTGAAGCCAAAGTAGTCAATCAAATAGTCGCGGTCGCTCACAATCATATTGTCTAACGTTTCTGCATTGGTTTCAATGATTTTCCATACATTGGCATTAATCAACGGATAATGCTTACCTTGGATGTCGACAAAATCATATAGCTGCTTCATCGTTTGCGAAAAGGAAGAAAGGGTATTCTTCTGGTGATTGGAAATCAATATGCGACCGGCAAGCTCGCCATAATCTGGGTGCTGGGTGGATAGCGCGGCACACTGGTCGGCCGTTTCTAAATCAATTTGCGTCGTGCGCATATTGTTGCATAATTTGTCAATCACCTTAATCGCCAATGCGGAATAGTTAATGTTCAAGTTGGCCTCTTCCCCGAGCTTTTGCACGCGTCTTAATATCTTGTCAAAGGAAATCTCCTCTTGGTTTCCATCTCGCTTGATAACATACATCTTGTTCTTCGCAAAAGAGGTGTCGCTGTTCATCGTTCTTGCTATATTATGAATATTTATTTTTAAGCTTGTTTCGTTGTTTCGTTGTTTACTTCTTTACTTCTTTCGTTTTTTACTTTACATCTTGGATTTCCTTTTCTTTCTCTTAATCGAACCGCACGAGTGCATTATAAATAATAATAATAATCCGGTGTTATAGTATGAAGCTATTTGGTGAGCGTGTTTCAAAATTATTATTGAATAGCGGAGATGTGTTTTTACCCGCATCCGTAAGGCGCGTCTTAAACACCTATTTCTATAATACCCCAAACCATTCATTCTATATTAACGGGTGGTCCATTCTTCATTTGTTGTCAGGAATACTCTTCGGCGCAATCTATTTATTTTTAGGCAAAGAAGAGTCCCTTTTTTATTTTCATTTACTCATTCTTCATACTATATGGGAACTGTGGCAAGTGTTTATTGGAATGGCGAAGCCCTGGAGACGCACCGGCAATAGCAATCTAATTGATACGATTGTGGATACGGTTATGTTTATGATGGGCGCATATGTCGCGTTACGTGTCTATACTACCGTTTTTGAATCTATATTTGAATCTGTATCTGTATCTGTATCCATAATCTAACATTTATTACACAACTATTATTTATTATTTGTATAATGTATATGAAGTTTTCCAGCACTCTTATCTATATTATGTATGTATTCCTCGCGTTTATAGTCGCCCGAGTTCTTTTTCACTTTCTGTTTAAAACGTTCTTTGGGAAACGACACGGCTCCTGCAAAGAGCGTTTTAGCAATCTGCAACCTGGGGCCTATCCATTATCCTCGGAGGCACCTTTGTTGTATGATAGTTTCCCCGTTCGCAATCCGGCTGCTTTCACTAACGGAACTGCCGATTTGAAACAATACTCGCGCGTGGTAGAGGTCGGCAATTTTGCGCAAACCACCAACAATGCCAAGCACTTTTCTAGCCCGGAAGACGGAACGTGCACGCCTCCCTCTTTTTGCGGCGCGTTATACGGAAACCTACCCAAACCGCCATCCAATGAGGTAGAAATCCTTGGTCCCGTCCCGTTTAAAGACGGCGCGCGCGTAAACTTTTACCGCAACGACGAATATTTGTTGCAACAAAACAACCCAGATAATATGCTGTATTAGGAATAAGGTTTATGGGTGGTTTAGGACTGGTTTTTGACCACCGTCACCTCTCCTGTCTCCTTATCCTTTTTAAAATGGAGTAAGCACCCGCTTGCACTGGGTCGTTTCGTGGCGTCGAACGTAAGGATTGGGGGCATTATGATTGTCTTCCTCCCATCGGTCAAGGGCTCTATTTGGATTAAGGGGTCGGATGAGCCGGATAGGTCGGATGCGGGAGTCGCATCTAATTTGTTCACTGCAAAATAATTCATTATATTTTGGTTTGAAGCGATTTCGCTTTGGGCGGATTGCTTTTGCTTTGGTGCGCGGTGCGAATACCCTTCGGTGCGCTCTTTCTCCACCGTGTCCCATAATTCTTTCAAAGCACCAATATTCATTTCAAACCAAGGCTTATTACGAAGGACTAAGACACAGCTTACTTGCTCTAGCTTCCAGTAGTTATTTTTAATCCATACCATATTTTTTTCCTCTTCATACAGGGTCATCATTTCTTCTTCCCATAAGTCAAACTCTTCTTGCCCCATTTGCAGTGGTTTGTGCACGTAGTGCGGGCAGTTGTCCGCGTCGTTAAAGTATAGCATGACTCCTTTTAGGCACCCGTCTTTGGATTTTAGAAAAACCCCATCTTCATTGAACCTGGATAGGCTTTCATACTCGACAAACTTGGTCTCCAAAAAATCGCACTCATCCAAATCGCACGTTTCCATTTGGAGTTGCATTTGTATCCAATACTCTTTTTTAGGGATGCCAGTAATTTCTCTGCTGACGGGGTTTTTGATTTCCAACATTCTGCCATAGTTGGCCGAGTCGGGGTCCACAATAATCCCATCCGGCGAGGCGCCTAGAAACGGGTATTTCTCGTGCTGTATACAACCGAAATCTTCTACTGTAGTGCCATACGTTTCTTCATAATACGTTACCGAGATGGGTTCGTATTTTTGCCCCCAATGCATTGGCGAGTTTACATTGACCCGTTGCTTCTTGTCGTCGGCCATTTTTAGCGGGAGGCATTTTTCGTATATGAGCTGGTTTTTGGAGGATTGTGTTTCGAACGCTTTGTGCGCATTGCTGGCGGTAATTAGATTGTGGCGAAACGTATACCACTCGGGGGTGCGCTGGGTGGGTTGCGGTTTGGAGCGCAAAAGGTCAATCTGTTTAGCGAGTTTGCTTTTTCGTTCTTCTGCATCTATATTTGGAGGGTTGGGTTGTTGTATTGAGGTTGTTTGAGTTGGATTTTGTGAATGGGATACACTGGTTACCTCTTCGGTTTGCGAGCGGGCAGGCATAATCGCGTCAAAGTAATACTGCATTGCACATTCAATCATTTCTTCCAATGCATCCTCTGCGTCCTCGTCATAAAACAAGTCGTTTCCAAAGGAGAGTTCCAACAGTTCTTTCAAATCGGAGTGCAATGTTTCCTCAAAATCGGGCTCGCTAACAATGTGCGGACTCGTCTGGATATATTCGTCCAATAGGTGAACCGCTTCTTCAAAAAGGGACTCTGTCTCATTGTCATTAAAATAGTCCACGTCTTGCGCGACAATACTGTCAAACACATTTACTAACGGGACCAAATCATTTATAAAAATATGCATTATATAAATACATATTATTATACTCCTATATCGTTTTGTTTCGTTGGACGTGGGTCTCCTGGCTTTTGTGTTTGTTATATTCATACTATTTTAATATATATCCATATAGTATGACGAGCGGTTTCAGAAATAGTAGTCAAATAGATTTAGATAATATCTTTTCTTTAAGAGCAAGCACCGACCCCTCCGCAAACGTAACCGGCTATGTTACCAGCGACGGCCTTGATTTGGCCTCACGATACTATCCGATACAAGCTGGTATGACACCACTTGCTGCGACCGGATTTAATACTCTTGTTTCCGGTGTAGGAACGGATTTATGCAATATATTTGCACCGCTCCCGATTTGGTATACGGTAGGAACTGGGATTGTAACAGGCACGCGTATAGAATCCATTTGTGCAGTAGATGCAAGCAATATATATGCTGCGGGTATATTTACGAACGCAGGTGGAGTCGCGGTAACCAATGTAGCCAAATGGAACGGGGCTGCGTGGTCAACTCTTGGGTTTAGCTCCGCCGCGTTTGCAAATAATGCCCTTAGTATAACTATCACCGCCATTTCCGGCTCAAATGTATTTTTGTCATACCAAATAACGAATGCAGGTGCAGGGAGAGATGAACCATATATAAGCATGTATAATTTTTCAACTTGGACAAATCTTACCGGTGTGATTGCGGCGATGGGTGCAACCACAACTTCTAAATATATTACTGATATGTGTTTATTAGACAGCAATACCTTGTTTGTATGTGCGAATACGTTTTCTGCATCCGCTGGTCTTGCGAAATATAATATTAGCACAGCTACGTGGACACAAATAGGCAATTTGACGCCTATAACTGGAAATGGTATTAATTCCATTGCGAAACTTAGTAGCACGCAAATAATTGTGGGCGGAACTCTATCCGGCGGTATTGCGGTATATAATAATACAAACTCTACGTGGACCCAATTTATTGCGTCCTATACATTCGGAGAGATTAATAGTATTTCGGTAGTATCCCCGACCGTGGTTTTTGTAGGGTCTAGCCTTGGGTTACACCGAATAAATGACGCAGGCGCTGCTTGGGTGAATACGAACATAACCAATGGTTGGTCTTCAAACAACGTAACCTTTGTATATGCAGTAAATAGCACAAATGTGTTTATTGCGGGAGACTTTAATACCGCTCCATATAGATATGTTGCAAGATGGAATGGAACTGGCGCGGCTTCCCTTGCAAATGGAGTCAATACAAGTGGCATTGTATATGCCATTGCAGGGACGGGCACAAGAAATGTGTATTTTGGGGGGTCATTTACTTCCGTAAACAATCTATCCGGTGCACTTTCCGCGCTGAAAATCGCAAAATGGGCTTAACAAGTGGACTCATTGATGCCACATTGTTAAGAAATAATAAATGAATACAATTATGTTTAGATATTTTATAAGTATTATATAAGTATTATTATTATTACTATTACGATTACTATTACGATTATTATTATGGTTATTATTATGGTTATTATGATTACGAATATATAGCTTTCTTTGTATAAAAAAGCTATAAATAGTATTGCGACGAATCAGACACGTCGTTTATTTCCCTTCGAAATGGTTGTAAGGCACTGGGTCTGCCTTGTTGAGTTGTAAGTATCCGTTAGCCAACGCGCTATCCGATGAGGGCAATACACCACCTATTGAGTAAGAGACGGTGCTTCCTCCGCGCATATGTCGTTTGCTAAACCGAACGCGCTTCTTAATCGCCTTCCTATTGCGGGTCAGCTTCTTTTTCAAGGTCTGCTTGAGTTTTCGTATTTTGCGTGCAGGCATTTTATACATATTAGATATATTTTTTATTTTGGATTTGTCGGGCCTTCTTCCTTTTGTTCCTTTTCTTCCTCCTTTCCAGCTTTTCCCTCCCTTCCATCCTTTTTTATTTTTTCGCGAGTATCCACCGGTTTGTGCTGGTAATTGCAAGGTATGTGGCCCGGTTGGCGCAATGTTATTTGAAAACCAAGCGGAATAGTTTTGATTCCCGTTATTAATGAATGATGCGTTGTGTAATTCTGACATATGGTTCCTTATACATACTGTATATATAAATAATGCAATGCTCGGGTTTTCAATATTTTTCTTGCGCCAATTTCACCGGCACCCATTTTTTAAACCTCGCATTATACACGCATTCCATACGTAGCGACCGGTCTAAAAACACGTATTTGTCTGCCTCGCTGTTTTCAAACTCCTCCTCGTCGTCGCTTTCTTCTAACGCATCGAGACGGTCGTTTTCTTTAATATTTCTAAAATACGAGTTCAATAAACGGCTCGTTTCAAAATTGGGAATGTAGGCGATTTGGCTACTGGTCTTCGCGTCCGTCTTGTGCTCGTGCAAATAATACACGTCTCGTTGGATATCCGCATTTACCCAAAATGTTTTGTTGCTTTTATTCATCGGTTTGGGCGCATATCCAGGGACCGATTTACTCGAAGGTATCCCTGGAGTCGGAGCTTGCAAAGCGGAAAACTCGTCCCACCTCATGGAGCTCTTCTCTTTTGTCCCGACCACGTGCATTTGTATGGAATACACCTTATAGGGAAGGGTCGGCACAATGTTTCCTAAATCCTCTAAAGACGCGCTGGCCACAGGTAGTCCAAACGTGACGCAGTTAGAGTTGAACGCGTAGGAGCCTATCTCATTGGTTCGCCTCATTTGCGCAAATAGGTGCATTTTATGAAGGTGCGACTCTTTGCATACGTTATTGCCTTTATAATAGCACACGTCCTCCACACTAAAAAAACGGGTCCCCTCATAATGCATCATTGTCCCGTAAAAGAGGGTGCCGTGCTCCCCAAAGCACAAAGACGGGTGAAAAGAGCTAAGCACTGGTTGAATGGAGGCAAACCCAGGCTGCATCATCAAGCACACGTGTGCATTATTGTAGTAAGTGAACCACGCATAACACTTGTTGCCTTGGGGGATGGCGATTGCGTAGTCACATTGAACTTTCTTATGCACACGTGTTTCGTAAGAAAGTTCTATTTTTGGGAAATACGTTCGCGCATTTTGATACAGGTTGGCCTGCTCTGGGTCCGATGCATTGGGTAACGAATTGTATTTCGTATAAGGTTTATTCTTTGAATCGTTTTTATGATGATTGCGAGGATGGGTTGACTGGGTATTCATCTTGTGAGTGGGGTGTTTGTTTGAGGGATTCATATAATTGCGTTGCGCCATATATAATTGTATGCGCACGTCTTTAAGTCGCTTTCCAAATATAGATTGTTAAGTTTACGGATAATAGAAGCATATTAATGCACGCAGCAACAGCACAAGCAGTCTAACACAAACTGAGTGAATGAATTGTGCACGGGTTCCTTTGCGGGTTTGAATCGGTTGTCCCATTCTTCCTTCATTGTTTTTTTAAACTGTAGGAAATCCATATCCGAGTCTGGCTCATACTGCTGCTTGGCTCCGTGCTCCCCGATGTAATCAAAATAATCGTAATGGCTTGTGTCGGTCCCCTCGTAGGAATAGCATTGGATAGTAATACACGTCTGCGTATTGCTCGTCGGATTTGTCAATTTATGCACTTGATTGAGGCTTGGACTGAGCCACGTAATGTCCCCTGTATTCATAATCGCGGTCGCAAAGGGGCCCACCGTGTCTGGTTCGTCGCATAAATAGGGATATAGCTCGGCCTGGATGCTCCCGTGCAATACGCGAATAATGGCAGCTGAGCTGCCGTGGTTATGAATCGGGGAAAAATGTCCGGGTGGCCAGATTTCCATCACGTAAGGGATGCCCGGAGATTCGCCATTGTTTTGCCCAAGCGTAATGCGCAAATAGGTTTCTAATGGGTGTTTTATTTTGGAGAACTCGGTAGCCTTTTCGCTAAGGCGTGTGTTGCACCAAAGTCCGGGTGTTTGAATGCTGTATTCAATCGCCTCGGAAAAATCGGGGAAATCCGGTGTGTTTAACACAAAGCGAACGCCAGATATGCAATCGTATAGGCCGCGGGAGGCAGGAGATAGGGCAGAGTGGGGTAAAAACGCGTTGCTGGCAATATCTTCCATCGTGAGCTGGCTTGTGTTTTTGATAAGGAGGGGAACTGGCGCGGTGATGGGGTCTTTTAGCAATCGCAAAGGGACCACGTTCTCGGGAAGTTCTATTTTTACCAAGCTTTCTAAAAACAGCTTATTGGCTTCTCGCAAGGGGTCGCTATGGTCAAATGCATATTTGTAACAACACGTGTCTAGGCGTGGTTCGCCGATTCCGGCCTGGAAGACTTGATTTTGCGAGTCCAAACTAAACCAGTAATACGCACCAGAGCGGTCGGTAATACCCGCGTTGGTCGTTTGAGAGAAATATTTATTTCCATTCGTGATGCGGGTGGCAAAAAAGTGCTCGGTGGTTAAATAGACTTGAACCCCATCGCTTGCGTTGCGATTAAAAAAGGTGAAGGAACATACGTCGCTGGTATTGAAGACAAACACACACTGACCATGTATAGAAAGGGGGATGGAGGATACATGCTTATTGAATGCCACCGCTTTGGGCACAGAGTATACGGAATAAACCGGTTGCATAGTAATATAATAGCAAGATATATTTAATATATGATAGCAATTACGTGCTCCTTGAAAAACAAACATATGTTTTTATTAAAAATGAATATACCGAATCCACAAAGTAGGTAGGTCCGGAAACAGCGACGAATCGGTCAGGAGTAGGTCCGAGTAGGTCCGAGTAGGTCCGAGTAGGTCCGAGTAGGTCCGAGTAGGTCCGAGTAGGTCCGAACACATTGTTGAACCGTAACAGTAGGTCCGGACACGTTGTTGAATCATACCTGTAGGTCCTCAAAGGGGTGTAAAAAACATAATTTTGTTGAATATGCCATAAGGAATATAAAGATTTCTGATAATAATATTATATAAAAGTTATATAAAACATATGGCGTTAATAGCGGAGTATTTTGTGAAAACCAGCCGTTACAAAGATGAATATGGCGAAAAAACCATTCTTCTAATGCAAGTCGGCGCGTTTTTTGAAGTATACGGGAAACAAAACCCGATTAATAAAGAGATATACGGTAGCGAGATTGTAGAGTTTGCGAATGTGTGTGATTTGAATATAGTAGAAAAGAAATCACGTATCGGTAATGATGAAGTATTGATGGCTGGGTTTAAGGATATTTACATTGAAAAATATGTAAAACGATTGCAAGACGCCGGATTTACTATACCTGTATACGTGCAAGACGAAAATTGTCCGAACACCGACCGAAGCTTGTATCAAATATATTCTCCTGGAACGTATTTTAACGAAGACCCAACCAAAATAACCAACACCATTACGTGCGTTTGGTTTAATGTCATTGAAAACACCTCGTTATACAGCAAATTGCGAACCACCACGAGGAAAAAAACTACGCGCACCAGCGCAAGCGCTAGTAGAAACTCATTGAAAGCAAAAACTACATATAAAGAGACCCAATTGGAGAATAGCGATTCTTATATGGATACCTCTAGCCCCGAGTTTGATTTCGGTAATAATAGCGTGTGCTCTGAGGATACGTCCGATTTAATTAGCGTATTGAGCGCAAGCCGGTCGGTTATCTCTAACGGTAGTAGAAAGTCGTTAACAAGCAGATTTAGCGATTTGAGCGATGTTTCCAAACCAGCCAAAACGTCCTCGGAAAAACTACACAAAATGATATACATTGGCATTGCCAGCATTGATATTTTCACTGGAACCTCCACGATTTTTGAATACAACGAGCAATACATTCACAATAACCCCACCCCGTTTGACGAGTTGGACCGTATCATATCCATCCACTGCCCAAGCGAAGTCATCCTCATTGGGAATATTTCGCTCGATGAGTTTGACAATATCATTCATTATGCAAACATACAATGCGACGTAATCCATACGATTCCTTTGACGGAATCCGATACCGGCACGCAAGTCGTGCAAAAAGAACGCGCGCGAAATTGCGAGCGACAAATCTATCAAAAAGCCATTTTAGAAAAGTATTACCCAACCACCGATTACAACAGTTTTTCATTTAATTTTAATGAAAACGTCATTGCCACACAATCGTTTTGTTATTTGTTGGATTTCATTTACCAGCATAACCCGTATTTGTTGAATAAAATATCGGAACCCGTGTTTGAAAGCCATACCAACCGACTATTACTCGCAAACCACACGCTCAAACAATTGAATATTATTGATGATAACAATTACTCCGGTAAACATTCCTCTGTAGCCAAAATGTTAAACAATACTATTACCACGATGGGCAAGCGCAAGTTCGCTCACACCTTGCTGAGCCCCATCATTAACGAAGACCAGCTCAATATAGAGTATGATATGACGGAATATTTATTGGTAAATGAGCAGAACGTTCCACAAGACCTAATGAGTTTTACAAAAATGCGCACCTCTACCCAGCGTAATGATTATGGGAGCCCCAAGAACCATACTCCATACACGTGTTATGACACGATTAAGACCATGCTGGTGGATATAAAGGACCTCACGAAATATATGCGCCAAATCATCATCAAAAAAATATCCCCCAAAGCGTTCTATCAAATGTATAAAAATATGCAAGTCATTGTGGAACTATGCAACTGTGTAAAGCTAGATAAGGTGGTTTCCGAATATTTGTTGTATCACCATATTGACAGCGAAGCCGTGATTGAGCACTGCAATGTGATTATGCAATATTTTGAATCCCATTTTTGTTTGGAGATTTGCAAATCCATGGATAGTTATCAAAACTTTGAGTGCAATTTCATTAATAAAGGCATTAGCCACGAGTTAGATACCAAGCTAGAACTGATGAATGAGTCCGATGATATGTTGCAAGCGTGCAAATGCTTTTTTAACGATGTCTTGCACAAATATGAGAAAAACACAAAGCATTCCGAATACATCAAAATACACGAAACGGAAAAAACCAACTTTACTCTTGTGTCTACGAAACGACGATGCAAAATATTGCAATCCGCTTTGGCACAAATGTGCCCCGATGGGAACGCAAAGGTGAATTATATGTCTACCAGCAATGGGTGTATGAAGGTTTTTACGCTTAACACGCAAGTAGATATTGCCGACGGAACCGCGTCCAATGACTGCATCACCAACCCCCAAATCAAGGAACTATGTAAAAATATCAGCAGCGCGAAGCTGTCCTTAAAAGACATCATCAATAAGGTGTATCTGGATATTGTCGGAAATACCAGCTTGATATTACCCCGATTGGAAGAAATTACCAACCTCGTCTCCACCATTGATATCATATATGCCAAGATGATGATTGCGAAAAAGTATAACTTTTGTAAGCCCACCATTATCGGCTCGGCGACCAAGTCCTTTATGAACGTGAAAGGATTACGCCACTGCTTAATTGAGCAACTGAATACCAATGAGCTCTATGTGGCAAACGATATTTCCCTTGGAAAAGAAACCGACGGCATATTGTTATATGGGACGAACGCGGTCGGGAAAACGAGCTTTATTCGCGCGATTGGCGTGGCTATTATTTTAGCGCAGGCAGGGCTGTATGTTCCCGCTACGGAGTTTTATTACAAGCCATACCACAGCATTTTCACGCGCATTATTGGGAATGACAATATTTTCAAGGGACTATCTACCTTTGCGGTGGAGATGACCGAGCTTCGAAATATATTGAGACTGATGAACCAAAATAGCTTGATACTCGGGGACGAGCTGTGCTCTGGAACCGAAAGCGTTTCCGCCGTAAGCATATTTGTCGCGGGAATCCAGCGTATGCACAGTGTTCAAAGCAGTTTTATCTTTGCTACCCACTTGCACGAAATTGTAAACTATGAGGAGATTGAAGCGATGACGAGTGTGCAAATGAAACATATGGAGGTGATTTATGACAAAGAGAAAGATGTGCTCATATACGACAGAAAATTAAAGGACGGACCTGGGCAGAGTATGTATGGGTTAGAAGTGTGCAAATCGCTAAATCTACCTGCGGACTTTTTACAAAGCGCATACGAAATAAGACTGAAATACCATCCCGAGACAAATAGTGTGATGGATTCAAAAACAAGCCATTTTAATAAGCGCAAAATTAAGAGCGCCCTGTGCGAAATATGCAAAAAAGAGGCGGGCGCAGAAATACACCATCTGCAACACCAGCAAGACGCCAATGAGGAGGATATTATTACTGGAGATGGGTATACCTTTCACAAAAACCATCCCGCAAACTTGGTCACCGTGTGCGAAAAATGCCACAACAAGTTTCACGATTCAGATAAACAACACGTGCGTGTAAAAACAACTGCAGGAACAATCATTCAAGCGCTAAAATAAATACGTGGGTGCGTGGTATTTTCTTCCTAAATGATTATGATTTAGGAAGAAATAGTTGAACTCTTGGGCTATCAAGTTGCTTAATGTTGGGAACGACCGATGCTTCGGCTGCGTCCTTGACCGCGAGCCCATTTGATAGAGGCGGTTTTCTTTGCGGCATAGCTTAGCCCTTTGCGCGCATACTTTGCCGTGGTTCTCACGCTTTTTTTTGCAATGGGGGTGACCTTTTGTAGTCCTGAGTAGGCGATGTTTTCGGCTTGCTTGGCGCGCGACAACAAGGCGGGGATGGCAGCGGTCGTTTTGTCATATGCTTGGGCGCCGATTTTCTCCAACTCGTATTCGACTTTGGGAAGAACGCGTCTGCTGGTGTTTTTCAATGTTTTCGCATTGGAATATAACAAAGAACGTAATTTACTTTTTGGGCTCATTATATTATCACTAGATAAAAAACGGGTCGTCCTTAAACAAACGCATAATAATCTAAAAAATTGAAACTTATTTCATTCCATATGAATGCAATAACAACCTAAAAAGCTCTCGTATAAGATATTAAATAAGGCGATATTATATAAAGAATGATTATTCCTATCAAATGTTTTAGTTGCGGAACTCTATTGGCGGATAAATACCGTTACTATTGCGAAGAAGTGAGAAAACGTAAATTGGCCGCGGGAATGGATGTAAACAAAGTGGTCTATTGCACGAGCGAGTTTAGTGAAAAAACGCCCGAGGGGGTGGTCCTAGATGAGCTTGGATTATTTAAGCAATGCTGTCGTAGACATATGCTGACCCACGTGGACATTGAGTAAAGGGGTTATTTAATGCGCCATTGTTTTATACATCATAAATATAATAAACATCATAAACCATCTAAAATTAAGAGAATACTATTTATACACCTATGGAAAAGGATTCCCCTTTTGTTGAGTTAATAAAAAATGGAAACTTACAAGAAATACAAGATTTTTACAATAATAACCCAGGTATGGATATTTCGGCGGATGACGAATACGCTTTTTCTTGTGCTTGCGGATATGGTCTTTTAGAAGTTGCTAAGTGGCTATTAGAAGTGAAACCAGACTTGGATATTTCTGTTGTTAACGGAAGACCTTTTCGTTGGGCTTGCGAGGAGGGTCATCTAGAACTTGCCAAGTGGCTACTAGAAGTAAAACCAGACTTGGATATTTCTGCCGAGAACGAATGTCTTTTTTGTTGTGTTTGCGCTCACGGTCATTTACACGTCGCAAAATGGTTATTAGAAATGAAACCAGATATTGATATTACCGCTGGGAATAACATTGCTTTTTTTTACGCTTGCAGATATAAAAATCCGGATGTTGCGTTATGGTTATCACAACTGGAACCAAGGTATGTTGTTGTAATAGAGAATCAGGTCATTTTAGATTATTATGTGATTTAAAGCAACATTTCGTAATGATAAATAAGACGAACGATGGTTCGTTTTGTTTTTTTTGCGCACCTATATTATATGAGACACCTCAAACACTCGCGTAAAATACGTAGACGTAAATCAAAACAGAACCCATCTAGAAAACAAACGCGTTCTAGAAAATATAATATGAAGGGTTGCAGTAAAGGTGCTAGTTGCATTGGGCAAACCGGTGGATGCGGATGCGGAATCATGACAGGCGGGTCTCGCACGTTTTGGGACCCGATGGCGCCCGAGGTTGGCGGAATCGCGTATAAAATGAACTCCTACGATAATCAGGTGGACCGAATGATGGAACCAACACGCACCATGCTGGGAGGCGCCAAGTCCAAGAAGCGCTTAAACAAAAAGATGCGCAAATCGTTAAGAGGAGGAGGACTGATTCCCCAAGAATTGTTGAACTTTAGAAACGACCTGAATGGCACCATTGCCAATGTATACACCTCCTTAAAGGGTGTCGACCCCATGGTATCCCCTGCGGTATATAAAGACCAATATAGCCGCCAAGTATAATCACAATGTCCTTTCTGATACCAAGACAGTTAATTATAATCTATACATAAATTATAATGCCATTTCCTACATCCATTCGCGGGTTATGCACGCCATCCAAACTCTATTTTTTAATATCTATGATGGGTATTGCGGTAATTTTGTTTCAAAATATTGGAAATCACCAACATCGGTATGATTTAGGCTGTTTTTCGTGCAATGTTCCCAGCACAATGGCGATGTTTATTGCCAAAATCTTATATGTCTTATTTTGGACCTGGGTTCTAAATCTGATTTGCAAAGATGGGTATTCCACCATCTCTTGGTTGCTCGTGTTGATGCCATTCTTGTTAATGTTTGTCCTCATTGGGCTCGTAATGATTCAAGGTGTCGTATAATCCATTTGTCTAATCCATAATAATTGTATCTAATTATATTTATATAATTATATATATGAGTAAAATGAATACAACCAAGCACAAAAGGTCGGAAGTTCTGGCCCAAGTGAAACGCACCAAAAATGGCATCAGTTACGAAAAAAATGGCTGGCTGTATGTTTCCGTAAAGGGAGAACCCAAAGAGCGCGGATACGCATACGGCTATTTAATCGCCGAGGAAATGAAGCGCGTGTTTGAAATGTTACACTTCTTGGTTTACGAGGAAACCGGACACAAATGGCCTCATTATATTGATTTAGGAAGAAAATATTTGAAGTCCACCACTCAGACGGTGTTCCCCGAGTTTTATGAAGAGATGGAAGGCTTCGCCGAAGGTTGCACGGCCGGTGGAACCCCCACCACCTTGGATGAAATCCTTGCGTGGAATAATTATTTCTCATTAACCGGGTATTTGGTTGTCCCCAATGATGACCCCAATGCCAGTGCTGCTCCACGCAAAGTCGGCGAAGGCGGTGCGCAAGACCGGTGCAGTGCATTCATCGTAAACGGAAGTTACACCCACGATGGCAAAATCGTTATGGTGCACAATGATTTCGCCAACTTTGTAGACGGCCAATACAGTCGCATCATTCTGGACATTACCCCCAGCAAAGGTCACCGCATTTTGATGCAGGGTATTGTGGGCTGGATTTGGAGGTTCCGATTACTTTGTTACCAGCAAGGGCATTATGGGAACCGAAACTACCATTGGCGGGTTTAATGTGTTTGAAAACAATTACCCCATCTCGTGCCGTATGCGCCAAGCCATGCAGTATGGCGATTCGCTAGACGACTATGTCGACATTTTAGTGAAGGGTAACTCTGGCGACTATGCGTGCTGCTGGTTATTCGGGGATACAAACACGAATGAAATTATGAGCTTAGAGCTTGGATTAAAGTATCACAAGGTGGACAAAACCAAGAATGGATACTTTATCGGGTTTAACGCGCCATATGACCCGAGAATACGCAATTTAGAGTGCGCCAACACTGGGTTTGACGATATTCGCAGACATCAGGGCGCCCGGCGCGTGAGATTGGCCAATTTAATGGACTTGCATAAGGGAAAGATTGATGTAGAGATTGCCAAGCAGATTATTGCGGACCATTATGACGTGTATTTAAATAAAGTAAACCCGTGCTCGCGAACCGTTTGCTCGCATTATGAGCTGGATGCGCGCGAGTTTATGTCTCAAGCGGACCGACCCAAGCCATACCAACCCAGAGGTGCGTTAAACGGTAAGGTTTGCGACAGCACCATGGCCAAGAAAATGTCTTTTGTGGCCATCTACGGTAACTCCTGCGGGACCCCTTTTTACAAGGATGTGTTTTGCAGAGAGCACCGCGAATGGGCCTACTTACACCCCTACTTGCACGATAGACTTCGTCAACCGTGGACCGAGTTTACCGTGACCGATAACTATTCCAATGTAGAGGGACAATCATTTAGAAAATCCCGCGGGCAGAACAAGAAAACGCGCAAACAGAAAGCGAGCAAATAAGGGCACATACACAATTTGAATTGAGAATAGATATAGTATAAATATATGTAAAAAGAATCGTGCAAATAATGTTATAAAAATAATAACGTTATTATAATATAAATGGATATGCGAGGTAACAAGAACAACAATGATGGCGACGAAGATGTGCGCGTAACGCCGTCTGGGTCCGCCAAGATGGAAGAAATCAGCTGGGCCATTATCGACAAGCTATTCAAAGAAAACCCGTATAATTTAGTTGCGCACCATCTAGACTCATACAATGACTTCTTTTCGAACGGCATTTTTCGCATTTTTCGTGAAAATAACCCCTTAAAAGTGGTAGGAAAGGAAGACAGCGGAGCGAATCCCAGTTCGGAACCCACCCAAGCCCTCTTTTATATGGGTGGCAAAAACGGGGACAAAATATACTTTGGCAAACCCGTCATTTATGATAACAACGATGAGGTGCATTATATGTATCCCAATGAAGCCCGATTGCGGAATATGACGTATGCCATGGCCATCCATTATGACGTAGAAGTAGTTATCACCTACTATGAAGGGGAAGAAAAGAAGGAAGCCACCTTCACCCTTGAAAAAATCTATTTAGGCAACTTTCCAATTATGATTAACTCCCGCTTTTGCATTTTGCACGGCTTGAGCCCCGATGTAAAGTTTAACATGGGGGAGTGCAAAAACGACTATGGCGGGTATTTTATTATTGACGGCAAGGAGAAATCCATCATTTGCCAAGAAACGCGCGCAGATAATATGCTCTACATACAAAAACTCAAAGACGACCCGACCGAGCTGTATAGCCACGTGGCCGAAATCCGCTCTGTTTCGGAGGATTCTTCCAAACCAATGCGAACCACCGCGGTCAAAATCGTTGCCCCTACTTCCGTCTATTCGAATTGCAATATCGTGGTAGAAGTGCCAAATGTGCGCAAACCCGTCCCGCTATTTATTCTGATGCGCGCGCTGGGTGTCCTATCCGACGAAAGCATTATCAAATGTTGCTTGTTGGATTTGGAAAAACACAGCGAAATGGTGGACCTGTTTATTCCTTCCATTCACGATGCGTCCAAAATATTTAATCAGGTGAATGCGCTCCAGTTTATTTCAACCTTCACCAAGCGCCAAACCATCTCTAACACATTGGAAATACTAATGAACGCGTTTCTTCCTCACGTGGGCGAAGTCAACTTCTTGGACAAAGCATACTATATTGGGTATATGGTGTATCGCATGCTCAATGTGTATACCAACAAAGAGGCGCCCACCAATCGGGATAACTTCAAGTATAAACGCGTGGAGCTCTCCGGCACCTTGTTATACGACCTGTTCCGCGAATACTATCTGATACAAGCCAAGCAAAATATGCTCGTGATTGAAAAAAGCGACTATTTCAAAAACATTAACTTAATCCAGTTCATTCAGGACAATACAGACTTGATTTTTGCAAAACGCATTGTGGAGCAAGGATTTCGCAAAGCGTTCAAGGGCAACTGGGGCTCTCAAGCGAACACCAAGCGCATTGGGGTCGTGCAGGATTTGAACCGATTGTCTTGGTTTACCGCTGCGTGCCAGCTTCGAAGAATTACTCTTCCTTTAAGCTCCAGCGCCAAGGTGGTTGGTCCGCACTTGTTGAACAACTCCCAGTGGGGATACATTGACCCCGTGGACACCCCCGATGGTGGAAACATTGGTCTTCATAAACATATGGCCATTTCGTGCGCCATTACGGACGGGTTTTCTTCCTATCCAATCATTGAACTCTTGCGAGAAAACAAAATCTCTCCTCTTATTCTTTTGCAAGAGTGTGAGTCTGAGTATCTGGCTGCCAACACCAAAACTTTTGTCAACGGCAATTGGGTGGGGGTCGTTACCTCTCCCCTAGAACTCACCAGCTATTTAAAACTATTGCGTCGTAATGGGGTCATTCCTACTTATACCAGCATCACATTCAACTACGAAACCAATGACATCTACATTTATACCGATGCAGGTAGGCTTATTCGCCCGCTGTATTACGTGAGCAAGACGGTTCCCAGCACGCAACGAAAAGGGACAAAACAAATAAAAGAACTGCAAAGCAAGATACATTCCGGCGAGTTCACTTGGAGAAATGTGGTGTCTGGGTTTTATCCACACGGAGAACCCTCGGTAGAGAGCATTAATCGGAACAAGGTGCACGATGTGTATGACCTATTTGCAGGCGCGTTAGAAGAGGATAAAGAGGGGAACTTGATTGATGTTCTCACTGCCAATGCGTCTATTGTAGATTTTGTGGATGTATCCGAGGAAGAAAACACCCTCATTGCCAACCACGACGGGTTAATCAAGCAAAACAAGTATTATACCCATATTGAAATCCATCCTTCGCTTATGTTTGGGATTATGGGGAACAGCATTATTTACCCAGAGCACAACCCTTTGCCAAGAAATCAGTTCTCTTGCGGTCAAAGCAAGCAAGCGGTTTCGGTGTATCACACCAATTCTGCCGTCCGGTTTGATAAAATGGGCGTCATGATGAACTATGGTCAAACCCCTCTAATAAAATCTAGGTATTTGGACTACATTAATAAAGAGGAGAACCCGTATGGTGTCAATGCCATCGTGGCTATTATGTCTTACACCGGTTACAATGTGGAGGACGCCATTTTGATTAATGAAGGCTCCCTTCAGCGAGGGCTGTTCAACACCACCTATTTCACAATGTATGAGTCCACGGAAGAAACGAATGCCGAAGCCGGCACCAGCTCTACGTTTGCAAATATTTTGGCCGATAAAACCATTCAGGGGCTCAAACTGGGGCACGACTATAGCGCGCTAGATGAGTTCGGACTTATCGAAGAAAACACCGATGTGCACGACAAGATGGTATTAATTGGTATGAAAAAGTCGGGTTCTTCCAAAGAGGATACCAGCAAAGACGATTCGGTTGTTCCCAAAAAGGGACAGCTTGGTGTAGTGGACAAAGTGTTCATTACCGACACGGAGGAAGGGTCCAGACTAGCCAAGGTCCGCATCCGCGAGCAACGTAGCCCCGCCATTGGGGACAAAATGGCCAGCCGAAGTGGGCAAAAAGGAACGATTGGGTTGATTATTCCAGAGAGGGATATGCCATTTACCGCGGATGGGGTGAGACCAGACTTAATCATTAATCCACACGCTATCCCGAGTCGTATGACGATTGGGCAACTGGTGGAATGCTTGTTTGGCAAAGCGTGCGCAATGTATGGAAGCTTTGGGGACTGCACGGCGTTCACCGTGAAAGGGTCCAACTATAAAACATACGGAAATATGTTGCAGAAGATGGGGTTCAGCAATACCGGCAACGAGATGCTGTATAGCGGGTTTACTGGGGAGCAACTGGAGGCGAACGTGTATATTGGCCCGACCTATTATATGCGCTTGAAGCACATGGTGAAGGATAAGGTGAACGCGCGTGGAACGGGTCCAAGAACCTTAATGACAAGGCAAACGGTGCAGGGTCGCGCGAACGACGGTGGGTTACGTATTGGTGAAATGGAGCGCGACGGTATCTTGGCGCACGGGGCCAGCGCCTTTTTGAACGAGTCGTATATGGTGAGGGGGGACCAGTATTATATGGCGGTGTGCAATAAAACAGGCGCGATTGCAGTATATAACGAAACGCGCAACCTATTCCTGAGCCCATACGCGGACGGTCCCATCCAGTTTGGCGACACGGTCAACGGAACCAAGAACGTGAAAAACGTGAGCCGATTTGGCAGGTCGTTTAGTATCGTGCGCGTTCCTTACGCATTAAAACTCTTGTTGCAGGAGCTACAGACGATGAACGTGCAAATGCGCCTCATTACGGACGCCAACGTAGACCAATTGATGAATCTGGGTTACTCCAACAATATGAACAAACTGCTCAACAAGAGCGGAAATGTTTCCACCGTGTTGTCGGAATACGTGAAGGATATGAAGGCGAGAATGGCGATGCCGGATGAGCAGCAACAAAAGATAAATAGTGCATTGAATGATATTAATTCTGCCGCGTTCCAGCTGAATAAAGAGCAAGATGAAGCCGACAAGGTGAATAAACAACTGGCGAAAGAAGGCTGGGAACAACGGTTTAATCCAGTGAATAACACCCCGTATTGGCACAATATTAACACCCAGGAAGACAGGCTGACACAACCGGTGCCCACTTATGAACCGGTAGCTCCTAGTAAAGAAATGGTGTATGACCCAGTGAAAGGTATGTATTTCCCTGCAGAGGAGGTGACCTCATCCCAAAACGACGTCGACGACTTGAATGTAGGTTGGACAACCCTACCGACCGGTCCTGCGAAAAAAACGGTGACCCCAGAACAGCCCCAAAAGTTTGCAGACTGGGGTCAGGACAGAGAAATGAGATGGGAAGACTTGCCCCCCTTGCCACAGGGGAATGGATGGGGAGATATGCCCAGCACGTATCCGGAATGGGGTCAGCCAGCGAATACACCTAGTCTGTCAACCGAGTCCAAACTCGTATATGATAGCCTTTCCCTAGACCGTCAAGCGCAAATTGATGCGCTACCTACACTAGAACAAAGAGAACAATACTTGAAAACCTTTAAAAAGATGAAGGAGGTGAGAGCAGAGGAAAAACGACTAACGGCAGAAAAAGAGCAATCTGGGCCTGCGCCGACTACGGTGAGCAATGTCTTGGAGGTAGAGACACCTCTCGTAAAAAAGTCTAATGATTCGGACTCAAAGGAAGAAAACAAGAGCTCGGACAGTTCGAATCAGTCTTCTTCCTCTAACGAGAATAAGAAAGTGATTTCAATCAGTTAAACACTTACGATACGATACGATATCCATAATTAATGACTTGCTACAAGCAGTTACAAACAATAAAATTGAAAATAGTTTAAATAGTATACTGTTAGTATACTATTATATTGCCGTATACTATACTATGTCCACCCATCCAAAATACTCTAGTCGCACTGCTCAAAACTCAAGCAGTATTATATCCAATATATTCAAATCTAGGACTATCCTGTTGCAACAGCTGGAAACGCAAGGATACTCTATTGATGAATATGCGGGGTTTAGTGTGAATGAAGTGAACTCGATGAAAGAAAACTCGCAGCTCGATATGTTGCTGGAAAAGAACGTTGCCAACGAGGCAGGAAGAAAAACCAAAATATATGTTCGCTACTATTTAGCAAATAAACTGTTGCAAAGCAAAAACATCCAAGAAATTATTGATGACTTGTTCCATTTTGAAGAAGTGCTTAAGAGAGAGGACACCCTGATGATTGTAATTAAAGAAGAGCCGAATGATACCTTGGTCGCGTTGCAGAAGCATATTTGGGAGCAAGACGGGATTTTCCTGATTATTATGAACATCAAGCGACTTCAATTCAATATTTTAATGCACGAGCAAGTCCCGCCACACCGAATCATCAACAGCACCGAGCTCCAAGAAGTGAAACGAAAGTATAACATTATGAATGAAACCCAGTTTCCAGAAATATCTAGGTTTGACCCCGTTGCGCAGGTCATTGGAATCAGGCCTGGCCAAGTGTGCGAAATCATACGCGCAAGCAAAACCTCCATTAAGACGGTCCATTATCGGGTTTGTGTGTAATATGTAATATGTAATATGTATCGCGTTTTATAATATATTATACGAATGGATTGGTTATATGGGTTATTTTTTTCACAATATATTGTTCCTTTTACAATATATTATACCTTATATTATATAGATATGCCCATATTATCAGAAGAGATGAAAGACAACATAAACAATTATAAATACAATACGCAAATCGCCAAAATCAATCGTTTTTTGAAGGAGATTATGGATAGCCAGTCCATTTTTTTTGAAAATATGAAAACATACTCGGAGCTGTATGTCAGCGACAATCTAAATAATGTAGACAATGATGTTACCAAAGATGGCATTCAAAATGAAGACAAAACCAAGTTTAATTTGTGCAAAGCCAATATTGAACGCGAAATAGAGACAATACAAAACGTGAAAGCAGAGGTTTTGGAAAATATAAACACTGCCACTCAATACAAGGAAAGTGTGGAACCCTATACCAGTCCATTGGGGCCATTATTCAATGAAAATAGTCCCCAAAGTATGATGACCGACATTACCCAATTGTATAATCTGCAATATCTGCACCTGTTTTGCAAGTTTTTAGGGATTATAATAATTATATACATGTTTTATTCGTTTTTTTCCTCGCGCCCTTCTTCCTCGCTGTCTAGCGCGCCGGCGATTTCTTCTCCGTCTCTTCCTTCTCTTCCTTCTCTTCCTTCTGTAAATGTATAAAGCACTAGGAAAGCATTGCCACCATAAACTTTTCTATTGATATAATATGGCGAATCCAATTAACATTGATGCAAAACTAAGTGAATACAAAGTTTTGTTAAATACCTATGCAGAGGTGCACCAATCATATATGGAATTGTTATTCTCAAGAGACACTACACGGTTTGCGAAAGCCCCATTGTTTAAGGGAATGGGGGCGATTCTGGGAAGCACCAGCTCTTCGAGCCAGTTTACGCTGGATTCGTGCGAGCAAGATTGCAAAAACAAAGCCGTCGCTACCAACGCGGCCGAACGTTGCCAATTTGCAAACTTTTCTACCAAGGACAAAACGTGCAAACTATACAACACGATTGACCCGAACTTGCAATACGATGCGGATAACGTGTTGCTCGCAAAAAAAGAGAATGCAAACGATAGGGAATCCTTTTACCGCGATACCCTTCTGAAAATACAGAACAAGCTGAAACTTCTCAGCAATGATATATACAGTCAATTAAGTTCAGGAGGTAATGAGAATGAAATGAAACTGCACAAGGACTCACTTACTCAAAAAATGCAGGAGCTCGAGAAGTATAAGAAAGAACAACAAGAGCTAGAGCGGATGCGCGTCAAAGAAACGAGTTCCCAGCATTTTATCACGCAAGCCGGTGCTAACTATTTGCTATATATTATCATCATATTACTACTTATTGCTGCGTATGTGCAGACCATTGGGTTTAGTATTTTCACGCTTATCGTGATATGTATATTCATTATGGTGTATGTTAGCTTCTATCATGCGCTTTGGATAATTATGTTGAGCTTGCTATATTATTATTTCTACGTATTAGTTTAGAGACAGTTTGCAACAATCGTGCCCGTGTTCTGTTTCTTTTCTTTTTTTCTTTTTATGATTATGATTCATAAAAAGTATAATCATAACCGAATAAAATATTTTATTATATTATGACATCGTCTGCAAAACAGAACTGCAAAAATCAACCATCGAGTTTAGCAGATGGAGCAGATTTAAAGGGAATCAAAGAAGGATACAACAACTACAGTAACCGGTATGTGATTAACCCCGAGGAAGAAATTAGCAATCTGAAAAATATGATTCGTGACTATAATACAAAGATAGGCGAGTTAGAAGTCCTGGACAATAAATATCGCGACAAATACATTCAATACGACGATTCGATTGTCAGTCAATATGCAAGTCGTCACGTAGCGCTCAAGTTTAACACGACCGTTGTATTAAAGGGGTATGTCACCCGATACGGAAAGTTTAAACCATTGCCTACCCCTTATGTTAACTCATCCTCCTGTCCTTCCGACGCCAATCCGGAGGTAATTGTTATTCAAAATTACGCTTCCGGGGACACCCCAGAAGCCATCTTCACAAAAAACCCCACCCTACCGTTTCTCTTAAGCAGTCCAATGGTTTCTGGACAATCTTGTGGCTATGATGGTGTGAACGTGGAGGTCCGACCCAGTCCGGTCCCCTCCCACGAGCTTTTGGGTTGCTACTCGCGCCCAGACCCCAAATTGGACGCGAGTATGGTCATACAACCCGGCGGGAAAATATTTACAGTAGCCAGTTGCAAAAAACGAGCGGTGGATACAAATGCGTCTGCCTTTGCGCTCACTGATTATAGTGCCTCCTCTGGAGGCGCCTCGTTTGGCAATTGCTATACGGGTTCCCTAATACAAACAGAGCCCAGTGTAGACCAGTTCAATGAAACGGTGTTATGGGATACAAAAACCACAGGAAACCCGGGCGCCTATATGGAGCTGAAATACGGCGGATTCGTTCGGGTGTATAAGGACGCGTCCAAACTTCTTATGGAAGTCCCAAACACGGGGGACGCCACGTGCAATATCCAGCCCGAAATTATTAGTGCCACGTGGGGTGGTGTCGCGGATACCAACAATATTTTGGACTTGGTAAAAGCTGCCAACGTCAATAAGGACCAAACCTTTTCGTTCTCTATCGGCGCCCCAACCCCCGCCATTGCCCCCAAAAATGTGGACGCCGGAGGGAACGCGCCAATCAACATTGTATACAAGTGCGGAACGGCTACCAAGAGTGTGAATATCACCGCGGGCGCCGAGGCAACTATGAGGAGCACTTCTATTACCATTACTTGCCCATCCGAGGCTACCTCAAACTGTGACAAGAGCTACATTCTTTTGAAAGACGGGGGAATAATAGAGATATGGAAAGGCAAGGCGAGTCCAACGGATACCGCAGGCACGCAAATCAAAACATTTAGTCAAACGTTTGATGTGTCCAAAAGTGATGTAAACAAGGCATACCCAATTGCAAGTGGCAAATCCGGGAGCAACTATCTTTCTAGCGTCACCAAACTCCTGCAAAAGGAATACATTTCCTCCAAAGATGGGAAATTGGTATTGATGATGAGTGCAGACGGGAACCTCGTGTTGAAAACGTTTTCTAAAAAAACAAAATGCGCCTCCGAGAGCGGGAACACCCAAGGAACTGAGAATGTCTATGGCCTTACCGATTCCTATTCGTTGTATAAGTTTAGCTCGCCAATGGACAACAGCAAAGTGGGCAAGCTGGCATATATTGATGATGATGGAATCAAGCACGAATACCCGTCCAATATGGTGACCTATTCGGATATGATGGATTCCTTCTCACACTACGACTACACCGGAGACAATGTGGCCAATATGCCTTTATTAAATAAGTCCAATGAAGAATGCGCGACCGCGAGCAAAAACAATAAGGCAAGTGGTGGCTACGTATACGACAGTAACACCAAAGAATGCTGGGTGAAAAACAGCAACTTGAACTATGCCAGCTCGAGCAAGAAGACCTATGCGCAAAACAAGTATTTGCACGTCAAACGTAGTGGGCCGATTCCTCCCAGCACTTGCACGAGCAATGTCAGTGAAATATACAGCTCCGAGTGGGATAAATACAAAAGCGGAGAGATGTTGACCACATCGTTCGCGTGTGGGGCGGCCAAGGCGTATTCTCCGGACAAAAAGATTCTAGAGTCCAAAGAGAAGGAGGTGTCCAGTTTAGCAAATGACATATTGGATAAAATCTATGCTCTTGAAAAGTCCAATGTGGCATTGAGCGCGGATATTAAAAAGTTTAAACAACAGTTGCTAACCAGCAAAGACTGGAGAAAAAATACCGACGAACATAGTAAGAACAAGCTCATCAACATTGCGCTAGGGGGTATGTTGAGCGACACGGACATCACATTGTTGCAACAAAACACGCGATACTTGTTTTTCAGCATTTTTGCAGTAGGCGCGCTGGCCGTCACTTTGCACGGGCTCAAAAGATAAATATTACCGACCTAGCAAAGAATAGGAATCCGAATCCGAATCCGAATCCGAATCCGAATCCGAATCAAATCAAATCAAACTCAAAATCAAAACACAATTATTGTATATATTTTATGTCTAATATATATAATAATGTTACTAAGCAATAAAAACTATTTAGTCGCGTGCGGGCTGGTTGGCCTGGTTGTTGCGATGACGGTTGTGCCCCAGTTTATGCCAGGCTCACTCAACCTAGAAGGCGCCGACTCTACCTTTTCGTATGACACCGCGTTAGACGACTCGCAAGACCTAGAAACCAAACTGAACATTTTGAAACAAACCGAAGACGAACTGTATAACACTTACAGCACACTACGAGCCAACAACTTGTTGCCAAGTTCCGACAACAATGAGCTCAAGACCAAGTTGATTGCCCAGCTTGAAAATATCGGCAAAATCCGGATTGATTTGTATAAATCCTTGGCAAAAAAATACGAACTATACCAGCACACCGTCATTGATAATACCAAGATTGCCAACGATATTCTAGACGCCACCGATGCGACAAAATACGATTTTTTAACCCCAGAGGAAGAAAAGGACAAAGTGGCCATGAACCAGCGCAAAATACAGCTAAACACCTATTACAGCAAGCGATACGAGTATTTAACCGATGTCATTAAACTATCTCTGTTTGTGATTGCGTGCGTCTTGGTGCTAAACAGCTTGTCCAGTAGCGGTCTCATTCCCGATGTGGTCTATAACACAATGCTACTTATTGTTCTCGTGTTTGGAGGCTACTTTTTAGGAAAAAAGATGTTCTTAATGCTCAAAGTAGATAATATGGATTTTGATAAATACGACTGGAAGTTTAAGCGCCCAGACGCCCAATAAATAAACAATGAACACTACACAATCAACAAATAACGCAATCGTCCGGTCATACAACAAGGCAATTAAATATTCACATATAGTAATTAGATGGCAGCCCAACAAACAATTATAGACCGATTGAAAGAGGATGCAAATATTGACACCACATTGTATAACGAAGAGTATGTGCCTACTTTTAATTCTACTGTAGATTTGTTAACGCAATGGACGGATATAGAGGTGGACATAAATAATGACATCGTTCGGGCCAAAAAAAATATCGTGGCACAGCAGAAACAGGGGGAGTCCATCAATGAAGTCAACGTCAGCTATCGCGGGGCCTTTTATGAAAACCAAAGTTTGGATTATTTAAAAATGTGGGACACGTATTTGAAGCGCATTTACTATTTTTTTGCCATCGTGTTAATCATCTCGTTGTTTCTTGCGCCCAATACGGCCTCGGTTACTGTCCAAGTGGTAGTGGCTCTATTTGTTCTGCTATACCCATATATTTCTATCTATATTGTCAAGTTTTTAATGCGAGGATTCGCCACATTATGGGCGCTTCTTCCTACAAACGTATATCTAAATATGAGCTTGGATAATGCAGCGTCACGCGCCTAATGTGCGCAGTCTGCCTCCACCATCTCTTTTACCAGCTCGTCAAAGCTTATTTCCGGACTCCATCCAAGCGCGTCGCGCGCACGCGAGCTGTCTCCTAATAACTCCTCTACTTCTGCCAGACGAAAATACTTGTCCGACACGCGAACCAATGTTCTTCCTGTGTTTGCATCGTAGCCCGTTTCTTCCACTCCTTCTCCTCTCCATTTGATTTGGTATCCTTTTAACTGGAACGACTTTTCTACAAACTCGCGCACGCTATGGTATTCATTCGTGGAAAGCACGTAATCCGCGGCCTGCTCCTGCTGAAGCATAAGCCACATTCCGCGCACATAGTCCTTGGCGTGCCCCCAATCGCGCAACGCATTCAGGTTGCCTAGCACTAGCTCGTCTTGCGTTCCTTTGTGGATATTGCCTAATGCAATGGTAACCTTTCTCGTGACAAAATTGTGGCCTCTTCTCGGGCTTTCGTGGTTGAACAGTATCCCCGAGCACGCATACATCCCGTAAGATTCGCGGTAATTTTTTGTAATCCAATACGCATACAGTTTGGCTACCCCATAAGGAGACCTTGGATAGAATGGAGTGGTTTCCTTTTGTGGGACTTCCACCACTTTCCCAAACATCTCCGAGGTGGACGCTTGATAAAATCGCATTTTTTCTAGCGGGATTCCACAGTTGCGCATTGCATCCAGAATACGTAGTGTGCCAAGTGCGTCCACATCTCCGGTATACTCGGGCATCTCAAACGACACCTTTACGTGACTCATTGCGCCCAAGTTGTATACTTCCAGTCGCTCCAAGGTGTTGTATTTGCTTTTGATGTTGAACAAAATATTCATAATACTTGTGCTATCGGACAAATCTCCGTATTGCAAATGTAAACGTGAGGAATGAAATATGTGCTCGATACGGGTTGTGTTAATATTGGACGACCTGCGAATTAATCCCCATACTTCGTAGTCCTTTTCTAGCAGGAGCTCGGCCAAATACGAGCCATCTTGTCCAGTGATACCAGTAATAAACGCAACTCTCATTCTCTATAATTATATACTATAATATCAAGTATTTAACTTATTATTTTACTCATTATTTTACTCATTATTTTACTCATTATTATACGAAAAAAAAACATTATTATAGATGATTTCATTATTATGGATGAGTTTATTTTTGGGTGGTGTTTGATGTGTATATGTATACATATCAATCGTGTTATTATATATTTTATACCTGTTTTCGTGTTGTATTTTATAACAACAAATCCGTTGTGTCTGCTTCCTCCGGCTCCTCTGGAATAAACAGTCCAATCCCCTGCCACCCATCCACCCGATATTTGCCAAACTTCTTGTCCATATACTCGTAAAGCTCCGACCCTTTGGGCAATTTGCACCCGCCTTGGTTCTGCTGCATCCAGAACTTGAACGCCTCCAGCACTCCCGTTTTTCTGAGTTTCGCTCCCGGAATCTTGATAATCATATCCTTGATAAACGCGGAAATATGGTCCTGGCCATGTCTGTATTTGGTGGTGGAGGAAATCACCATCTCGCAATCTTTCACCATTCCTTGCGTTTCAAACGCTCTATGAATCAGCATACTCGCAAATATCGGAGCCCATTCCGGCAGCTTGTCCTTCAGCGTTTTGTCCTTGATAAACACATACTGCGTATCATCCGTATGCTCTTCTCCTGCATCTACAAACTTGGCCAAAAAGTCCACTATCTTCATTCTTCTCCACGTGCCGTCGTCATTGCTTTCTACGCGGAACAGCGAGTTCGTGCACACCACCGGCTGAAACTGAATCGCAAACACCTCCGACTTTTGAAACAGCTCTCGTCCCTGCATAAACTTCTCACCGGTAATTTCCTTCATTATACCTTCATTCAGTGTCATATCCTTTTTCGGTTCTTGCATCACCGCGTAACGGCAACCCTTCAGCTGTATTAACTCGGAACACGTGCCACCCACCTTGTTTCTATTGTCGGTAATCAATGTGATTGGCAGGATTCCCTTGTATTCGCCTAGCACAATGGTCATCAAATCCACCAACAAACTTTTGCCGTTGCTACCGCTACCACGGTAAATGTTAAAGTATTGGTTCACGTTTTCGCCGATTAGACTGGACGCAAGGTGGTCCCACATATACGTGTTGAGCTCGTCCACGGGGAACAGCTGCTTCATAAACGTAACAATGCTGTCCATCATTTTGGTATGGGCGGAGGATTGCGTTACTTTGTCATATTGAATATAGGGGATGTTTGTGCACTTGGTAATGTAATCCGTTGGGTAGCCATCTCGAAATGTCTTGTTTTTGATATCCACCACCCCATTCGTAAAACACATCAAATATCGGTCCGAATCCATATTCTTGATAAAATCGCCGTCCCAAAAGATTTCCGCCGCTTCCGTCATGATGTTATTCTTGTCGGTGGTTTTCTTGAACTTGAGCGATATCTTGCATATCTCGTTCACACGGTTCTGTAACTTTTTATACTCCTCATCGTTCTCGGACAAGTCTTGGTTCGTCAGCTCTTGCACGCACACCATCATTTTTGCTTGGTATAACTCATACATATCTTTGGAAATCAAGTTGCGTAGCGTGTTGCCTTCATCCATAATCCATCGATGGTTTTTGAACATATACCACTGCTTGGTCTTCACGTTTGTGCACACGTATTTGTCCTTGAACATCAGCGACAACACAAACGCAAAATCATACTCGGTTGGGTTTTTTATCGTTTCCTCTACAAACGTGTCAATCGTATTGTTTTTTATGTTTAAATATGCATCCGGTGCATCTTGTCTCGCCCAGTATAGCAGCGACCTCTTGGTCACACCCGACGCCGCATTTCTATTAAACGAACGCCACTTGTCATACAACGGCATAATCGTTCCGTAATCAAAGTCCTCCGCTTTACTTCGTAGCATTATCCAAGACAAGAACAGCTTTTCGCTTGTATGCTTGAGGGCAAAGGCCACCTGTCTGTTCAGCATATGCGAACCCGGCTCGTAATATTTTTCTGGCAATATTTGCGCGTATTGGTGCGCTTCTATTACCGAATAGTCGTTCGCCGAGTTTGTTTTTTGAAGCGTCGCGATTATCTTGTTCATGGCGCGCTCCAAGCTTTCCTTGTCTACAATCTCCTCCAGCGATATCTCGTTTTCTTCGTCTTCGTCTTCCTTGATAATCAGCGTGTGCTTTGGCTTGCCGCTGGACGTTTTCTTCTGTGCCGTCTTTTGCTTGCTTGCTCCTGCCTTTGCGGTATACTCCGCCACAATATCTGGGTGCATCTCAAACTTTGGGTTTCCCTCATACTGCGCCGATAGCTTGCAATAGTTATTCTTCATATCAAATCCGGCAACGGGCTTCTCTACTAGCAAGATGGTGTCTTCGCTCGCATCATACGTAGCCACCAGATGAATGGTCATTCGGTATGCTTCGTGCCCCGGCTTGCGCGAGCCATATAGTTGCCAATTAATGCAGCCTTGGCTAATCCCTAAATCAAACACTTGGTCTGGCGTGTTAATAAGCGGTAAATCGCTGTAGTCCGCAAACTTTTTGACTACACGTTCCCGTAACATCAGTTGCAATGTATGGTCCATTTGCAATCCCATCACAATATGGATACCATCTTTGGTTACGTTTTTATCTTTCACTCGGTTCACGTGGGGCTTTTCCATAACGAAAATGTCAAACGTGTCTGCATTTTTAAACTTGAATAGTTCCTTAAGTTCCTCCAAATATAAAGAACTCAAAATGTCCACGATAAACTGCTTGTCGTGCTGGCGAGTTTCCACCTCATAATTGTAGCGGAAATCAAAATCAATCAGGATAGGACCGTTCGCATCCCCGCCGTCTTCGATTTGGCGTTCGGTTAAATATTCTAGTTTATTTTGCACAAATATGTGTTCATAATAAACCGCATAAAACTCTGCGAGGTCTTCTTTTGGTATCACATATGAGCCCGCAAATATATTGAGTTCTTTGTCGCCAATTCTCGTATGCGTTGCCTTTTTATCCCTATTGGAGTCCTCCTTTGCATTCCGCTTCATAAGGAACTCCTGTAATAAATTATTTGCATTGTATTTTTTGGTTGGGGTCATATTTGATAATATAATGACAGAGATTATTTTTATTACATTTTATAAAACCAATAAAAGTTTCAATTTTTTACATTTTTTTCCAGTCCTACTGTCGTGTCTGGATAAGTATCTCTATTTTGTTGAGTGTGACGGTATAAGGGGCTTATATATATACATACATAGATACATACATAGATACATACATAGATACATAGATACATACATACATACACATATTGAATACCTACAAGGGGTTTAAATATATATTGCGAGGAAATGTATATACACAAGTTATTTCACAACCATGTCACAGAAAGAATGCGCTACGATTAGCAGTCTAAGTGTCCGCCGGCTTCTCGGGGACGTCAAAACCATTATGCAAAATCCGTTAACGGAGC